GGGGTAGAGGGTATCACATAGGGTACCTACGCTTTATGGTAAAAAAACATACGGGGTGGGGTAGATGCCAGAATAGTCAGACAATTAACACCGAAAAGAAAGAGGACATCTGCCCTCTTATTCCGGTAGGTACTTGCCGCCGTACCATTGACAATCTTCCTCCGACTCTTCTTCCCACTTCTCTTCATATTCATCGTCTAGCTTATACCCTCTTTCAGATACGTATATAAGTGGTCGTTCTCCTTCATTGAATGCATACGCCGCAATCAATTGCTTTTTAGTTAAGCTGCTTAAAACGCCTTTTAGCTGCTGCATTGGAATTTTTGTCGCTGCTGCGATCTCCTCTGCGTATACGTCCGAATAGTACTTGTCATAAATGCCTTCTGTTAAGAGATAAGTCATGACCTTACCTTCCATGTCTGTCATCTTACCTGCCGCTTGTAGTTCAGTGATCTTTTTCATCTTAACCGCTCCTTTATGTATTGCTTTATTTGTTACCTTTAGTATATCATGGGGTTGATTTACTGTCAACCCCTTTTAGTGAAAAAAGTTTTAAAGAGAGAAAGCCGTATTGAAGTTATCAATGTGTATCATGCCGCCGTACTCAAATATCCGTGTACTGTAGACAATATCACCTGTGATATGGGAATGCTCGAACTGGATCATGACATCATCGTATAACTCACTGTTACGCTTGTTCTTCCATACAGGTATATAGCTAATAGTGTCACTCCGCATATACCGCTCTATATTATCCCTGTCTGTATACCCTACTAACATTGGACTATTCATCGAGTGCAACCCCCGTCCAACTGTCAATATACTTTTGTACCTCATGTTCATCGTGTATACGAATCGCAATTAGTTCACATGTCCAAGATGTCACAGGTTTAGCATGAATCACTAGATATTCAGTGCCTACCTTCTCCCCTGCAATGGTAAGGTCATGAGCGTCAAATATCACGTAGCTATCTTGGACAACTCCCTCATACTCATAGAAGTCGTATTCACCTTGTACCGCTTGATTAATCACGTCTAATAGTTCTTCTTTGTTAATAACCGTTTCTTTTTGCATGTTAACCGCTCCTCTTATGTAATGTCTTATTTGTTAACTCTAGTGTAACATAAGGGCTGACTTAGTGTCAACCCCTTTTAGTGGAAATGATTATAAATCTTTAATCATGTCGTAAAGCTCGTTAGACATAGAGGCTATAACTTTACGTTCCCTAGCAGATATAATCAGTTCAGCGATGTCCGTAAGGTTTGTGTCAAACTCCGTAGGTGGGTAAGAGCGGCTGAATGAGCCGATGTCGCTCAAATAGTCGTAACAGATAATAAACTCGTCTTCTACATCATACATATCGTTTTTGCTTGTTAATAGAACGGCACTATACGGATCATTCTTAAATGTATGATAGAAAAACTCCTCCGTATTGTTGTGTACAGTAAACCCGAACAACTCACTACACTCCGTGTCTAACTCCTGTAAAATCTCTGCTAGTTCTCCAATGTTCTTTAGTAGGTAATCCTCAACCGCTTCTAACTTCTCTTCTCTTGTCATATGTAACCCCTCCTAATTGTTATTGTACTTCTAGTGTAACATCTTATTGACTTACTGTCAACCCTTATTTAAAAATATACCCTGTCTAATGACTCCCACGACACTAGATAGGATAATGCTCCAATGGTACCTTTAGTATACACCATGTATCAGATCATGTCAACAATTATTTATAGATACTAGCGCCATCTGCCTCAACCAGTTCCCCGTCATGGCTTTCTAATATATACCAATGTACTTCATCCTCGATCTCCCTGCTGTGGACTGTAAAGAGTGTATCGTTTGTAAAACCATACTCCTTCATCATTTCATAGTCCATATTTACCTTTACTTTTTCTCCTACCTCATATTCGAATACTTCATTTGTCGTTTTCATGTTACGCCCTCCTCTTAAGAAAAATCAAGCATTGTACTAATAAATGCCGTTCGACTATCTTCCCTATTGTCATATGCTTCTGCTTCTAGTCCTATCTCATCCATAGGATAGCATATAATAGCATCAACCGCTAACTCTTCATCCGTGTTGCTGATAGTGCCTAGAATGTCTGTCATGTACATAGGGTTCAGATCGTTAATATCAATAACCCCTTTAGCAACAATGAAAGCAGGATGACCATGTACAGTTATATCCGTCCACGTTACTACCTTTACCTTACCGCTAGGCACACCCTCCATAGTCGTGAGTACCTCCGCTTTATCCCCTACCGTAAAACTAGACCATATGTTACCCCATATGCTACCGTCATCAGGTAATCGTCTAACCTCTGCCATATGTACCAACTCCTAATTTGTTATTGTAACTTTAGTGTAACACGATTGTTTACTTAGTGTCAACCCCTTTATAAATTTTTTAAATTGTTTGACAACTATTACAGTATTTTTCAGAATATTTAGACTTATGCCACTGATATTTGCTATAATTTACGTTTATTTGTGATACAATGCGTATAGAACCCCGTATTTGCCCATTTATAGCCTCGTAGAGCGGTTTTATATGCCGAGTAGACTAAATACACTAGATACCCCCTAAAAATCCGCCCTGCGCCGTCTAATCCTTCTAGATGCGAATGATATACTCTAGCTTACTGTCCATTAAAGATCGGTGCCCGGGGTTTGAAAGTTTTTTAATGGTTTAATGGTTTATTAGTCTAATGGTTTAATGGTTTAATGGTTTGAAAGTTTTTTGTTTTTTATCCGTTTGTGCGTCTTGTTGCTCTCTATTCCTTATTCCCTGCCGTCTATGAATTAATGTAGTAATGGAACCTACTCCCGTAGTGTTGGTAAAACTCCTCTTTAGTCCAGTGTTTAACCTTCTCTATATATGCACTTGCATGGTTCATGGCATACAGTATCTTACCCTCTTCTGATAAGGAAAGAAATGTTTTAGCTTCTAGTGTATTATTGTTTACTGTCCATCCTTCATCTAAGGTACTTTCAAATTCCACTTCGTATATTTCTTCTAGTAGCTCTTTTAAATCAGATTGGTGTAACACGTCTTTTACTTTCATGTGTACTACCTCCTTTAGACTTTAGACTTTAGAACATGACTCGCTGCGTGACATGTTTCTGTTTCTGTTTCTATATCTACTCTTGTTCATATTTCTTTCTATCGTTAATAAGACTTTTCAGCTCATCAGTGAAATTAAACTCTAATTCGTCTGCATAGCTTACCAGTGTAAGGGCAATGTCTGTGATATGCTTTTCAATGGCTAATTCTTGGTTACGGGCTGATGTGGAACAAAGTTGATTCCCGCTAAAGAAGAAGTAAGGTAAGTGCGCCTTGTAGTTTCCGCTTCTTGTGGCGTTAAGTGCTTCACTTGGTTTTTCAAATAGTTCGTCTATGACTTCGTTTGTGTTTCGGTAGGCTTGCACGTCTTGCAATGGATAATAGTCATAAGGGTATACAACATTTATATAATCCATCGTCTCTTCTAGGTTGCTTAACAAATACCTTTCAATTGCTTTTCTTGCTTTTACTATTTCATCCATCATGGTCATTTGTGTTACCTCCTTAATGTTTTTTTGTTTCTCTTGTCTATATACCTTATCTAATGATATCCGTCCACTCGTCTAGTTCCCACTCACTTATATAGAGTTTAAGGTCTCTATAATCATAGGTAACTCTATCAGCCTGCCTATAGAATACTTTCTTACAGTCTTCAATAAACTGACGTGCCTTATCTTCTGTAGAGAATAGCCCTAGTGTTTCCGTACCATCATAGTTGTTATAGTAATACACTTCATATATCTTGTTGTTATTCATTTATTCATTCCTCCTTTACTTGTGGTTTGTTTAGTTTCGTCTTCTTGGAAATTCATCTGATAACTGGTCTACAAGATCAGCAATGCCCTTCTTAAAGTTAAAGTCTACTTTGTCTACACTGTGCAGGATCAGTTCGACAATATACAACATATCATACTCTAACAAGGGAGGGATCTTAAACGTCTCAAAGGACGTAACGTCTCCATTTCTATGATACATGACATAATCATCGTAATCGTATTGAGAATGGTCAATGGCTTGAATGGCTTCGTAAGGTGTTGTGAATGTTGAGTTAAAGAAAGTTTTGTCGTTAAGGTGCACCGTGTATTCTACTTCTTCTTTTAGTTGGTCATTGATCTCGTACATGTGGTCGAATGCTTCGTCGATGTCCTCTAGAAATAAGATAGCTATCTGATGCATGATCTCTCTGTCTGTTTCTGTGTAGTGTCTTCCGTTTGATTGATTCATTTGTTCCATCCCCCTATATGTAATGTTTATTTCTAACTTTAGTATATCATGAGGGATGACTTAGTGTCAACCCTCATATGAAAAAGAGTTTTATTTTTGTTTAGTAAATGTAAAGGAGTTATAATTTCCTCTAAACGATCCGCCGCAACCTCTGCCGAGACTCCTTTGCTTCTATAGAGTATGTCTGATACCTCTGCGCTTGTCATTCCCTGTAATATGCTCCCGTATAGTTCATCTTCGCTAACGGTCACACGTGCCGCTAGTAGGTCAATTAGTTCCCCTCTAGTTAACTTAATTGTGACTACGTCTTGTAAGATCGTTTCTACACTTCTCGGTTCTACCTCAATATCTTTGATCTCGATCATCCTTGGTCAACCCCTTCGCAAAGAAAGTTTTAAATAAAATCGTTTTGACTGATTCCGTTGTATTGCATGTCATTCATGCTCCCTCTTGCTCGTGCTTCTTCTAACTGGCTTTCTAGGTCTTCTAGGATGTCTTCTAGTTCTTCAATGTCTCCATTAATCTCGCTTACTCCATCATCAGCTTCCTCAGCTTCATCAAGATCAGTATACAACATTTCGATTTCGTCCTCTAATTCCTCTATTCTTTTTTCTAGTTCCTGTGTATTGTTTTTCATATGTATTACCTCCTTTAGTTGATAAGTAAAGTGTAACATAAGGGCTGATTTTTTGTCAACCCTTATGAGAGTATTTTTTATTCGTCTTCATCCTCTTCGTCTTCTTGCTCGATGATATCCACCAATTCAGCAGATAAGTCAATATTATCTTTATGCTTGATCACGGCGTTTGCGATCTCTTCAATATCGTCTTTCATTTCTCTAATGATCGTATATTCATCAGCAGACACTAGGTTTTCATACTCGTCATATCGAACATAATCGTCACCATAGCTATATTCTCCAAAACAAACTGCTCGCACGGCTTCCGCTGGTCTACCTGTAAAGTACGTTTCGAAAAATTCTTCGTCGTTATCGTACCAATTATGACGATGATATAGGGCACCATTCCATGAGTTAACCTCATTCACCGTCTGCCGCAATTCGTCCTCATTTTCTAGTAAATACGCCTTTACCTCTTCAAATACTTTTTTCTCTGTCATATTAAACACGTCCTTTCGAATATTTTCCCGCCGTTTGTTCGGCTTTCCATAGAATATGTTGTGCCTGTTTCAAGTCTTCCAGTGCGCCGCCTGCGTAAATGTCTTTTTGTAACTCCTGCTGAATACTTACGAGTAGGTCAACCTTACTATTCCACCATGCGCCGTGGTCTAACTCATTTTCGACTCTTGCCGCTGCTATTGCTAACTCTTGCGCTTCTCTTAAAAGATCGTTTACTGTTACCATGTGTTTTGTACCTCCTGTTTTGTTTGTAACTTTAGTGTACCACAAGGGTTTATAAAATGTCAACCCCTATTTAAAATTAATTGTCAAAGTCATAAGTATGAATGTTCTGCTCTAGTGCCCATGCGCCCGCATCTTCCACGTACCGTATAAAGTCCACTAGACGAGTAGTGCTTATCTGCGCATCAGATAATAGGCTATATAGAGAGCCTTCAAAAGTCCCTTGACGAATTGCATATGTGCGACGTACACCATAACTTACAGTGTTGATAAGGACAGGTTTTTCAGTCATTCGTCATCATCCTCTTCTGTAGCTCTCAAAATTGTGATTGCTTCTTTATTCATTATACCCATCTCCTTTTAGTTATGTAGTGTGGTGTAACTGTCTTTCTAGTTCTAGTGTATCAAAGGGTTGACATTGTGTCAACCCTTATTTTAGTCTTTTTTAGGGTGATATTTTTGAGGTAACAGTATTCTTTTAAAATTCCAACCTCCTCCATAAGCCTCACGGTAATTAGCTAGTAAGTATTTATATTCATCATAGTCTTTCGCATAGTCCGCATGTTCCCATTCTCTTTCACCTGCCATTCGGCATAACATCTGATACCTATATCCTTCTTGTGGATCATACGCTTTTGGATACGCCATTTTACCCATCTCCTTTTAATTTATGTAGTGTGGTGTAACTGTCTTTCTAGTTCTAGTGTATCAAAGGGATGACATTGTGTCAACCCTTATTTAATAAAAACTTTTGTTGTGTGTTGTTTCGTACTCGACCACCTCATGAAGAGCAGGAACCCGTATGGCAGAAATGTTATAGTTGATTTCCAAAAAGTCGATCTTTCCTTGATCGTCTGTACAATTCAGTTTTTCTAAAATTTCGTTGTACTCATCGTCCGTTATATCGTTGTCCCTACCCACTAAACTAGATATAAATGATTGGTTAGCCATGTAGTCCTCAACATAAATTTCGAACAAGGTGCCAAGATCAGTTACTTTCAGTAGTTCTCCTGTGTCGTGGTCACGAAAAAGATATTTCATTTTAAGCCCTCCTTTTGTTGGTACTTCTAGTGTAACATGGTAGACGACATAACGTCAACCCTTATTTGCAAAAAAACTTTACAGCGGTTAAGAATCTTTGTTTAAACAGTTATCGCAAGCGTTGCAAGACCAACAATAACCACACCCGCAATCTTCACCGCCACAATCGCAACAATCGTAAATATCGTCACAACGACATGTATTATCCTTTTCCAACGTTAGCACTTCCTTTCTATACTTCTAGCGTAACATGGAAGATGACATAAAGTCAACCCCTTTATTTCATAAAACTTAAAACTTTTTTGTGTAACTTGAAACTTGCCATGTCTACCGTATAGTCATCAAACAAAAGCATATAGTTGTCCATGTAGTGGTGAACAAAGTGATCAAACTGATTGTTTACATCATGGCAAAAGTTTATATCTTGCTGAAAGCGTAAAGATAATGCGTTTGCGGCTTCTTGGCAGGCGTTAAAAGCTGTACGTTGATAGAAAGTATTGTTTGGCTCTTCTGATAGCCTAGAAAGGCTATCACGCATCATATCAGTATGGTACTTTGCATCATCTGTGAGTAAAGCAGGAATAGAAGCGTCCATATCCGAGAAGCTCATGTAAAACTCATTCAAGAAGTCTTTATGAACACGGATGAAGCCGCCAACGTCACCAAGTCTATAATAATCAACGTACTCGCATAAGAACGCCATCTTTTCCGCCACATAGTGACGTTCAGTTTTTAGGAGGTCTTCCGATACGTTGTATCTTAGTTTTGGGTTTCTATCCCATACTTGACGTAGTTCATATGTATTTAATTCACGTAGATTCTTCTCCATTGTAATCACTCCTATTTGTTGGTATCTTTAGTATAGCAAAGGGTTGATATAATGTCAACCCTTTTACAAGAATTTTTTATGTAGTGCCGCAAACTGCTTATCAAGTTGGGCAACCATTTCACTTTCAGTCTTACACCGCTTTTCAATTCGTTTTCTGTTCGCTAGTGTGTTCATGAGTGCTTTCCACATAATACCCAACCCCTTTCCTTGATAACTTAATGATATCAAAGGGTTGATATTGTGTCAACCCTTTATTTAATTTTCTTTAAAAACTTTCTGTTACTGTTTTAAATAGCTTATATTCGTTTTTAGGTTCTACATAATAGTCATCATCCATGCGGACAGGTGCATAGAAGTCTAGGAAATAGTCTAGTGCGTTGGAATCAACATAACAACAATCTAAAGCGTGTTCCATAAGCTGTGCTATGTTATCGGCAACACCGTCGCAAGCCCTGTGAAAGATATCTTCTAGTTCTTCTAATACCTCTGCGTCTGTCTCTTCGTCGGCTAGCTCATAGGCATCTCTTGTAGAATTCATTTCATTTATTGCTTTTTTATCTTCTTCATCTTGAAGCAAGCCCATCTCTCTCGAAAGCCTCTCAGCACCCTCTACAAACCCTTCGTAATCGCCAATGTCGATATATGATGGATTGTGCGCTCCTACGCTCCAGTCGGATAAATACGGCTTTAGATAGTCAAGTCTTTCCGAAACCCAATGCATTTCACTATCCATAAAATCTTCTTTAACCTGCTCTTGTAGTTTTGGGTTGTTTTCCCAAACCTTTTTTAATTCGTCTTGTGTTAGTTCTTCAATTAGTTTCTTTTCCATTCTTCCCATCTCCTTTAGGGTTTATGTATTGCGTGAATGTTTCTGTCTTGCTTAACTCAATGATATCAAAGGATTGACTTAATGTCAACCCTTATTTAGATTTTTTTTATACTCGTGTGTAAAAGTCGTTATAAGCCATTTCTTTAATGTTTGTGAATAGCCCTTCTGATAGGATGTGGGTACTTGCGTCATAAATCCATACAGCAAATTCAGCGTGACGGCTATGCTTTGCTAGAACTACCCTTAAATGTTCGTATGCCTTGTTGTATAATGACAAAGGTCTATTCGTAACAAGTTCAAACCCTTTTAACTCCACTGATTCGGTAATGAGTTGGTCTAGTAAAAAATCTGTCATTGTTTCTCCTCCTAAACAGGTCACATAATGTTAGTAGATATAATGACAGACAGAAGGAGAATGAACACACACCCTGCTAATAAATACGCACCGTAAAATAGTAGTGCGGAATCTTTTTCTAGCTCTTCTTCTTGAAAGAAATACAGATTGATTTTTCTAATAATGTTTTTCATTCTTTTCCCTCCTGTAAGTACATTATATGATGTAACATGCGTACCTGTCAATAATGTTTGTTGTAATGGGTTTTTCGTTAATAATCTCACCACGGGGAACCCACGACAAGACACCCGTATTAAAGTACGTTTCAGCATGGTGAAAACTGTTCCGAAAACTTAAAACAAGTTCAGACGCTTGCCCGTAACTTTCCAATGTAAGGAAAACGTCTTTACCATTGTAACGAAACTTTACAGAATACATAGTATCAGCTCCGTATATAAATAGTATTATAAGGGTTGGTAATATGTCAACCCTTATTTTATGTTGGTTACTAAACTTTTTTTCAAGCCGTTGTGTGTTCCTCTAAAATCGCCATTACTTTACTGTCAAACTGGTCGAATGTGTCGTTGTTGTTTACATGCGTGCATAGTTCGTCAAGATCAGCGGCAATATTTTCATAAACCCCTTGACTTACTTCTTTACCTTTCAATTCTTCGTTAACTAGGTTAACTGAATAATTATACAAAACGGCATCAAGGTTTTTGTACAGCGATTCGGTGTAATACACATAGTACCCCGCTTGGAACATTTTAGTTAGGTTAAAGTTCGAAGTATCTACTAACCCACTGGATACAGCTTCTTCAATATACTCTTCGATGTGTTCCGCATTCTTCCACAGTTTACTGTCATAGGTCGGACTAAAGCTGTCCGCTATCTCTGTGATAGCGTCGCCAATATAAGTATTTCCGTCATACTCATTTTCTAGTGATTGTAGTGCGTCCACCTCATCTTCTAAAATACCAATCAATCTATAGCCTGTAGTTTCTAACATGTAAAACATCTCCTTTAATTTTGTTATAGTTTTAGTTTTAGTATAGTATATTATTGACTAAATGTCAACCCTTTTTTTTATTTCTTGCTGCTGCTGCTATTTCCTGCACACTGGGCACATCTATTTCTATCATGTGATTCTCCTACCAAGTAAGCCACATTACATGTTTCACATAAGTCTACCCTATAATCAGCAAGTTTCATATGTAACAACCTCCTCTATTTGATAAACCTAGTATATCATGAGGGCTGACACTATGTCAACCCCTTTAGTGAAAAAGTTTTAAAGACCTAGATTAGTAAGCTCACGGGCTTTACCTTTCAAAGTAATCAAGGCTCCTTCGTCAGTAATAACCATGTTTATATGTCCTTTTTCAGCTAAATCGACAAAGCACTCTACCGCACCCATGACGTATAGACCTAGATCGTCTATAATGTCTTTAGCGTATACACCGTCTTCCGTTCCTTTTGAGTATGCGGACGTAGTTGTATTTTCTGCGATATAGATCAAAATACGTCCTTCCGTTGGGGACACGTCCAGTGCCCTTACATCTTCACAAATGCGCCATGCTGATAATTCGGACAAAACTCCCCATCATGAAGTGCATACCTTTTGCGTACCGCCCAACCCTTCAACTCCCCAGTATTGGACGGCACCAAGGATAAAGTGTTCAACATCTTCTAGGGCTTCGTCAAGGCTTTCAAACCCTCCAAATGATGCCACGTCTTTCGGGTTCGGTATGTCTTCTACTGAAAGGATCAATTCACTCAGTACATAGAAAGTAGGTTCATCTCCTGTAGTGGGTTGTACTTCTACATAACCGTATACCCCTTCGCTGTCTTCGTCTTCTCTCATGAAAATGCCGCCATGCCCTTTCCAGTTTACATCGCCGTAATTAGTCCAATGTTTTTCCATTTTCTCCATCTCCTTTAAGGTTTATGTATTACGTGAATGTGTGTTCCTGTCTTGCTTAACTTAATGGTATCAAAGAGTTGATTTTATGTCAACCCTTGTTTAAAAAATTATTTTAGGTTAAGAAACCTCATAATGCTTTCGGTGTCGTCGTATGTGTAGTCAGACAAAAACTCTTCAACGGTCATAGATAGGTTAACTTCTTTCATCCACTGCTTAAGCGTCAGTTCACTTACTCTTACTCTGTCTTTATAGCCGTCTAAATCAAAAATTTTCGATTGTGCGTTTGGCATTGTTCGTGTCCTCCTTTAAGTTGTTACCTTTAGTATACTATGACAGTTGCTTTAATGTCAACCCCTATTTATAGAAAATTTGTTTATCCTTTAAGATGACTGTGTTTGCGGTGCTGATGGGCTGATGTGTCTCTGTATCGACGAAACTATTAAACTTGTAAGGGTTGTATGTGGCTTCCCTGTACGTTTCATCTATATGCGCCTTACGTCCTGTTTGAGCGTTCCAATTACATATGCGTGAACATTCTTACGCTTTTCTTTTAAAACCTTATCACGACCCTTCTGATTGACTTTAAAGGTAACATCTGAAATAGTTACTATAAAAGAGTGACACACGACCTGTTCGTTTTGCTTAACACTGAATACCTTCTTATGTAGATTAAAATAAACTTTCGATACTACACCGGACTTCACTTCTCTACCTTTGTACGTTTGCATTGGTTAGCTCTCCTTTTGTCTTCTCCTCTATAGTATACTGGTATTGATTAAATGTAAACCCTAAAATAAAAAAAATTAGCAGCACGGATTTTTTTTCTACCATGCTGCTCGGGTTAAACTGAAACTGTGTAGGGAGCTACTAAGGAAATTCCTATTCTGTGTAGGGAGCTACTAAGGAAATTCCTATTCTGTGTAGGGAGCTACTAAGCGTTTGGTAGCTTCTCCATAACTTCGCTAACCCATTCCCGAAGGTACTTCTCCTCCGGAGTATCTTCTTCATTCTCGTCTAGCCCCATCCACCCGTACGGAGGCTCAGTTTCGATCCACACTCCTGTTAGAGTATCGTATATTTGAATATGGTCAGCAGAACTCAAGTCACGTCTTGCAACGTCCCACTCGTACCTAACGTCTTTTCCGGGAACTGTGGAAGAGTCTGCAAGGTCGAAGTCCATTAAAAGGAATTTCTCGACGTCCTGTCTGTTATCGAGTACTCGATCTAAGTCTATCATTCCTCCTCCGGGGTACCAATCATAAAAGCTAAACAGCAGGTACTGACCTGTAGGATTAGTGTGTACACTCATAATCACTCGTCCTCCTTGATATGCTTATTTGCCTTAAGCTCGTCTACATACTTGTCTAAGAGTGTTTCAAGGGGCGTTCTTTTTAAAGAAAACTCCGCAGCAATGTTTTTCTTGATATTGTCGATAGGACGTTGTACTTCATAGTCTCGTGTAGTAACTAGAGCAAGGACTTCCGGTAACGGGAGGCTGAATAGATTGCCGTAGGTACGGGCAAGTTGTTCCCTAGAGGATGGCACGAAGGACGAAGTACCTCGGATAACGGCAGTGACAGTTTTATGATCCTCTATAGCAGTCTCGACTAGTTCAGGGATAGTAAAGCTTTCTCTCTCCCAAAGATATTTTACTAACTCTACATGAACCTCATATGTGACAATTAAAGTTTGTTTTGTTTTTTCCACTCTAAAAAACTCCTTCGCTTAAAGTTGATAATATAAGGTGGTTTAGCTGACTTATAATCTTAGCAGCAAACATCTCAGATCTTGTGGTTTCCTTTAGCTCTTTTTGTGGTACTATTTTTTGTAATTTTTTGAGCAACTTTGTCCATGTGAGCTCCTCCTTTAACCTAGGTAATATCCTTTTCTCACTACTTCGTCCCACTCTGTTTGAGTAAAGACTCGACTTTCTCGCTTAATAGACCCGTAACAGTTTGTAGTAATGTCCGCTGTTACAAACTTTTTTCCCGGTACTTCTTTTGTCCACTCTGCTCTATAAGGGTTAACGCTATGAATCTCAACGATGTGGTATTCAAGTACGTTCATGGGTTTTCCTCCTTTGTGTAGGGAGCTACTAAGCAATTAGCAGCTCGTTGTTATTAACTATAGTTTATCCTACAGTTGACTATATGTCAACCATGTATTTTTAAATTCGCTAGGTTACTTAAGCTTAAGGAGCCTCTGCTCTATCAGCTTTATAGCGAGCTGATACTCTTCAAACACACTAGGGTTCAGGTATTTATGGCTCTTCTCGACCGCTTCTGAGAACTGCTCTAAAGTACCATTGAAACATCCTCGATTACAGAGAACTTCCCCATCTCTGTCTAAGTACGCAGTTAAAGTTCCATTATTGCTCCCGATAGGATGGATTACAAGCACATCAGAAGGGCGTGTAATACAAGCTCTGTCGTCTACAGTTGCTTGTCCGTCTAATCTCGCTGAAAGACGAATTGAAGCGGCTCCTCGCACCTCTGCATCTCCTGAAATAATCGCATGATCTTCTATCTTCGCTTTTCCTTGTATTTTTGCATACCCTCTCGCAGTAGAAAAATCTCTAACATTTGCAGACCCCGAGACTACTGCATTTCGAGATACGTGAGCAGACCCTGTTACTACTGCGTAGCCTAAAATCTTTGCATTGTCATATACAACGGCGTTCTCATCAACTACAGCTGCATCTCGGACTCGGACGTTGCTATGTACCCTAGCATTGCCTAATACTTGAGCGTCATCATAAACTTTAGCGTTACCGTAGACCCAGCAGTCACCTGTGTGGGACAGGTTGTCCTCTTGCTGTATATACCCTCCTAAGTCCCCTTCGAATACGTTAGAAAAATCTCGAACTGCTTGTATTCTATAGAGTGTGCTACCATTAGGTGCTACTAATGTGTCTCCCTCTAGTAAAATATATTTCTGTTGTTCTGCGTTTTCCATTGTTAACTCCTCCTCAGAACCAAGGTAGTCGATTACAAACTCAAACCTCACTTTGGTTTTCAGTGTCAGTTTTTTACTCATACTCTATTCCTCCGATGGGTTATGTTTACTGTAACTACAGTATAACCTACAGTTTCATAGATTGTCAACGTCAAAATAAAAAAATAGCCTACAAACGCTGAACAGCTAGTAGGCTTAACCACGATCCCATCCTTTAGTCACAGCAGCACCTTGTCTGTATCTCTATAGTAACGCCTCTGTAACTTATAGTCAGTAGCTACTTGGTAGTTTATTCAAAGAATTTTTGTCTCTCCTTTAGTCGTCTATTTTCCTCTTCTAATTCGGCAATGTACTCTTCGTATTGTTGATACTGATCTTGTCTACCTTCATTCATCTTACTATAGATAGAGTAGAAGTAGACCACCGCAACTGGAATACCTACGATCGGACCGAACAAAATAAACATCATGAACGAAGCTAAAAATCCTCCAAATATTACTGTTTGTGTACTCATTAGTATTACCTCCTTGGTTTAATCTATGTTACAGTCGACTAAAACTTGACAACTTTATTTGTTAGTGGTGCTACCGCTGTGGTTTGTTGCCTTCTTTGTACGATCAGTAAAGACAGCTTTAATGAGTCCTAGCTTCTTGTCAAAGGAGCCGTCTTTGTAGAATGAGTTCAGCTGTGTATAATAGTTATAAAGGTCAAGTAGAGAGTCTATGTCCATGTTCGTCATTTCATATGCTCTTGGTTGTTGGATTGGCGTGACATTCTCCCACTCGTCCTGATTTCCTCGAGCAAAGTTTTGATGTGGTGCTTTCTGAAAGGATTTCACGCTTTCTTGCTCTACCTCCTGCTCCGAAAACGTGCTTAAAGCGTCTAGTGGTAATGCCTCAAATTTCTCGTCAAAATAGACGTGCTCATTCAACCCCTTGAGACAAAAATCGCCATTCTCTTCCATCTCGGATAATTCTGCCTTGAGTACTTCTTTATTTATACCTTCAGATGCTTCTAGTAGATACGAAGTTGTTACCGCCACTATCAACTCTTCATCTTTGTCTTTTACGTAGGGAGCTGAGTCAGCCCGAAGTTTAATCTCTCGCATCAGTGTTGCAAGCTCGGCTAGAGGTTCGGAACGTATAATATATCTTAAGGTGTTGAAATGATCTTGAATAAAGCAACACACCTTACAGTTCGGGTCAACTCTACACGCAGGACAACTGTGTCTATTTTGATTCATTACTCCGGTATCAACAAATCCCGTAAGCCATTCGTACACATGAAGAACGGTAGAGTTTCCTAGCATAGATTTTACTCCTACACTGTTCACCGCTCTGTATAATGCGCCTTTGACTACTTGAGGCGGCAAGTCTCTAACTCTAGGATTAACCGTTATTTCTCTACTCATATAGACCATCTCCTTCTTTAATAGTAATGAAAAGGTGACCGCAGCCACCTAAGTTTTATTTTTATTTCTGAGAAGTAGGAACCACCCTACTACTGCGATGATGCTAACCCCACTAAGGATTCCCCATAGTTGCATATTAAGCCCCTCCTTTAACCATTTGAATCGCTTGATCAAACACCTCCATTGACATTGTACGATTCTTTTTAAACTTCCAGCCCTCGTTTGTAAGCTGCTTTTCTGCAATAGATACGTATTCTCTTCCTTTAAGTGTACATAGGCTGACATCATGGTGACGTTTTTCAGTCTCCTCGTATGTGCCTAGTAGTTGTTCTGAATCCCATGAGAATTGTTTTGCCATGAATATTTCATCCTTTCTATATGTTATACTCTCAATATACGATAACGGAGCTGTAATGTCAACCCCTAATCTTCGATTGTTTTATCAATTGCTTGAGCTGCTCGTTTAAACTTCTCGAAGTCAAGCTTTGGGACACTGTACTGAATTAGTTGGATGATTTCTTTGTCTTTGATAACCATCAATAGACAGTTTGCAAGATTGTATAGATAAGTTACACGGTTGTCGCTATGGTAAGCATAATACTCGACTAGCACCGTTCCTCTGTTCACTTCGCTCTGAAGTAAAATGACCTCATTTTCAGTCTGAATTTGACCGAACTTGTATAGTATGACGCTGTTTGACACCTCTACCCAGTGTATGCCTGTTTTGCTAGTGTGATACCCTTGTACATCTACATGAGGGGCAGCATCCTCCATAATACGATTACTGTTTAGGATGGAGAGCATCTCTTCCTGTCTCTCCTTCTCCGCTCTTTCCTGCTTAGCTCGTTTCTTACTTGGTAGTAGTTCTGTAAGCTTCGTTAACCTTGATTTAATTTTCATTTAATACCCCTCCTCTATTGACAGCAAAGAGCGGACATGGTAAAGTTAACATGTACCTTTTCCAATATCAGTCCCTATTTTTGGTGGTGTCGAACTTATCGGCACCTCTTTTTTGCGTTTAATGGGTGTTCCTCGAACATTAAAAAGCTGAACTTTTTCTCATTTTTCGCTTTCAGATACCAGTAAACCACTTGGCTTGCTTCCTTTTCAAACCCTTCCGAGAAAGTCCAGCCAACTACCCTTGAATCGTCGGATAGAGAGACGACATGACTACCCTCCTTGTCGGTCTTAAATTTAACAATTCCATCTTCTTTTTCTACATAAACATGACTGAACCCCACTTGATGGATACCCTCCTCGCCGTCCCATTCCTTATCATAAGGAACTATAAGCACTACCTGAAAGTCGTTCTCCTGCGTCACTACTATTCCTCCCCTTAAGTTAAAGTAACAAAGATACTACACAGCACATTACATTCCGCTCTTAACTAAAATAGTGAAAATACCCATAGGTACGCCAATCGCAATTACAGCCAACGTAATAAGTAGTAGCATCTTTGTTACCTCCTTTGTTTTATTGTAACTTGAGTGTATCATATAGGTAGACATAAAGTCAACACCCGTATACAAAAAAAATAAGGCACCTGTAGGCACCTTATCTTCTTACATCATCTTGTGTACAATTAGCTCGTCTTCTGCGTATAGTCCTTCATCTCGTGACAGTTTATAAGCAAATTTAGTAGGGTCTTCATTGTGTGCGTAGACCTCTTCTATGATCGCTGTGTCCTTACGTCCGTCCTTGCTCGTGTACAACACCGTATCGTTAATGATAAACTTGTTGCCCTTGTTAAAGACATTAGAAGTAAACTGAAAACAGGTAAACAGTGACAGGTCGTTGACCCCTACGTTAAAGGTGACCCAGTACTTGCTATCTACCTCACTAGACGTAGTGTCGTAAGTAATCTGAGCAACCGTAAATTTCTTCTGCACGATTCTGACGAGAACGTTAGCTCCTTCGTTTCGTTCAAAATGCTTTATGAACAGTACTTCTCCGTCTAATAGTGCTTGTAGTTTACTTTGTAGAGTTTGGTACTCATTAAATGGGATGATCGTGTATTCGTTAGGGTCAATAACTGCCATTTTAAACCTCTCCTTTAAATTCCTAGTCCGCTTTGATTGATAGCTTTGTTCAAACGTTTGTCTTCTTCGGTCAGGTCAAGGTTCTCATAGAATTGTTGCTCCGCAGCGTCTAAGTCGATAAACAACTGGTCATGCTGATCTTCGGGAACGTATTTTGCAATGACTTCCATTAAAGCAGACTCCTTGGCGTGTTGTCTTAATCGAATCTCCCTAAGCCCTGCAATAGACATTCCACCTAGCTGGTTATTGGTGATCTTAGCCTTCAGCTCAAGAGCTTTCATTGCTACAGGAATGTCAACGACATCAAAGTGCTTTAGTCCCTTCATTCCTTTTCGGATAACCTCGTCCAACATTTCAAGATCGTTATAAACCATATCTACTTTATCCATCTCATGTATTTGTGCGGGCGTGCCCTGCTGCGCACCAGAGTTATTTTTATGTGAAGTTCTTTCCTTGTCCGCTATATATGATACATTGTCTTTAGCTCTTTTGTCAAGAAGGGGCAAAAGAGGTTTTCCTGTTTCTATCGCTTCTTCTCTTTTCTTCTTGTAGTTGGTTAAAGAGGCTTTAGATATACTAAGATCGTTTTCCTTACAAAACTCAATAATGTAGTCATATGTCTGCCCCTCATCTAACATCATGTCTACCTTAGAGCGGAGCTTTCGATTGTTGTATAGCTGTACAAGTACAGAACTCGAACTGATGTTTTTCTTTTTACTATCTTTGTTATTCGTCATTTACTATGTCAACCCTTTCGTTTCGGTGAGTATCTTAAATATGAATAAGTCCAATGTTTATGCGGTCTCTCCTCTAATATAGTAAATCATTCACAAATTTTTCGGTATTTCTTAAATTAGACAAAAAGTCCTACTAAGTAGTTGACATTAAGTCAACATTCGACAGACCGCTATGTTGAACGTAGGTTGATCGTTTAAGGTATACTCAACCGAGTTTGTTTAGTCTATATATCTATTATACACTAAGTTGTTAAAACTTTAGCTTATTGTACTTACTACAAAACGTAAAAAAAGAGAGCTTTTAGCCCTCTTTCGTGTTGTCTGCCTAGTTACATCTACCTACGTAGGCAAAGGTACTACGACCTACTTCTCTTGTCAATAGACTGCTCTAGTATAGCTTGTACACGATCGTATTCTGGCTTAAGGTTTTCTTCTTCTTCTTCAAACTCCTTAAGACCTTTTACAAAATTCTCGTGTGCTTCTCTGAACTTGTGTTTATTAGCAGCTATTCTTAATTTGAGTTGGTCTCCGATCAGAGTATACCCCTCCCCTAACGTTTAGAACTCATCTTCGATCACTAGCTCTAGTATATCTTCTAGTCTAGTTATATTCAAAGCGTCCATAATCTTCGATAGATGTGACTTGTTTAGCACTGTACGTCTGTTGTTAGCCATTTCAGAAATAGCAGCAGCTCGTAGCCCTGTCAAACTAGCTAACTCCTTCTGATCCATATCACGCTCTTCAAGCACGTCTTTAATTTTCAAACGGAAGATATAAGTCCTCTTCATTTCCACATTCCACCCTTCAGCTAGTAGCTGAGCTGCTTGAGTGTTCTTACTTCGTTAGCTTGTTCAACAATTAGTTTGTCGCATTCACGATCAGCCATTACTTGCAAAGATAAACAATTTATAATCTTTCCATAAATGTTCAGTCTGTATGGTATGTTAATCCCATGTCTGCGAACCCACTCTTTATTGATAGTAACATCATGCAGCCCGGAAACCATCTGAAGAAGTTCCGAATCTGTTAAATTCTTTACACCTTTAGATGGTTTCTCCTCTAATATAGGAGAAAAGGCGTGTTTTTCGAAATTTCGCATCAAGATTCTCCGAGGTGCGCTTTGGCGACGTGGTAGCATGGTACATGTACCCTCCCAATCTCCTCTAATGAGGACGACATGACAGGGACTAACGCACAGACTCGGTGATACCTTAAGCTCTCACAAACCCTATCAGGTTCTTTGGCATACACTGTGACAGTTTTATCTCTATAGTCAGTTGCTAGGTAGCGCATTGTATTTACCTGTCCCGGCTTAAGTTCGTAACTGTCCTCAAATCGGATATCTTCAGAGAGCACATCTTCCCGATTAACAAGCACCCAGTTGCCTTCTTCGAACCTTTTAAACTCGCTAAGAGGAACACGACAAGTAATTTCTGCAAAGATAAATCCGTTAGACACCAATTCTTCTTCTTTGGACCCATACCCTAACGTTGCTACTAAAGAAACTAAACTAGGGTACACATCAAATCTTGGAAAGGAGTTAATATCTGTGAATGGTTCTTCACTATTAGCGTACACAATGCCCTTTATTTCTCGGTATTCTTGTACCTCGTCGTCACCTCTGCTCGTAGTTTTGTCTACTTCTACCACGGCTCTAGCAAATTGCTCGTCAATGCTAGACAGTTCCTCTTGATCAACCACTCCAACACGCTCTATTGCTGAAATATCATAAGGGTGGAGCTCACCTTCGACAAAAGTAAGGTTGTCAGACTTATCTCGGTGGAGAGGTTTCCGGTTTGGGTTTGAGTGCCCTATTAGGAACTCTAAAATATTCTTTGTTTTTCCTATTGGTGCCCAATAAAGAACTCTACCATCCCATAGTGTAAGTCTTACTTTCTCTTCTTCTTCCTGCTCATCGTCAAAATAAGACAGCTCCACTGGAGGCTCCTCGATATACTCCATTGCTGCGATCTCGCTGATACGTACGCCACCTTCCTTAAAATTAAGGATAGCAGTTTCAACCTGAGTACGGGACATCCAGTTCCATAGTCCTAAGATGTTCTTTGTTTTATTTTTCGGGGTCCACTCAAGGGCTCCACCGCCTCTTAGTGTAATTTTTACTTTTTTCATGTTACTTACTCTCCTTTAGATACTCATTTTTGTTGATATAAGTTGCTCGGTACTCCGGATCGATTAAATGAGAGTGGACATTGTCATTTAACCATTGTTGCGCCTCTTCCTCACTGAAAAACTTGAGGTGATATCCGTCTTCGTCTGTAAAGAATAGATTCTCTTTGTAATCATACTCGTCAAACCACTGAACACATACGACAGTTAACTGACCTGTATCTTTAACTTTGTAAATCTTATAGAAAACATCGTCTCCGTCAAAATCGTCCGTGTATAGCATAATAATTCCTCCTTCATTTTTATCCTTCTCCTTGTAAGTTATGCTACGTTATGACCACATTCGTAGCAGTAGATAGGTTCAAAATAGTTAGTGACATTCGTAACATCAGCATCTATAATTTCGTTATGCTTCTTGCCTTGCTTGTTGTCGATTAGTTGTATTGCCATTACAGACACCTCGTTGTAAAAATAACGTTTATTTCCACAATTTTCACAGTAATATACCTCATCTGACATAATAATTCCTCCTTTTTTAACTGGCTCTCTTACGAATCAGATACCCATTTGAAGTACTACTCCGTATTTCCCGGTCGTTCTCGTACAGCCAAACCTGTATGGGGTTCTTTCCGTGGTTTCTTAATACCTCTTCCGTCTCCCAGCAATGAAACCACTTACCCTCTGTGTAGTCTGTTAAGCCTTTTTGATCAGTCCAAACTACTATAATCTTCCCTCTGTTCAACTATACGCACCTCCGTCGACTGTTTTTCAATCCTATAGACTCATAAAGTGAAGGTTAGCTGTGATTAAAGCGTCAAATAGCTCGATTTCCTCCTTGGTTGCTTTACGAAGGTAAAGATCATCTCCCGTTTCTTGGTTATACCTCCTGATGTACCCTTCTCCGTCGATACGGGTGTTAGCTCCAAACAACTCAGTTAACTCTATCCCTAAAACAATAGCAGTCTCAGAGGAGCTAATTTTTTTCTTAGTCGTTAAATTCTCCCAAACTTTAAACTGTTTCATCGGTACCATCCTCTCTGTAAGTTACAGACTAAATATAACCTCTGTACACAGTATAAAAGAGGTTGACATATAAGTCAACCCCTTTTCGAATTAAATATTCCATTTTTTTAACTCTTCTTCTGAAGCGACTAATTCGTAGCCTTTTGACCGATCTTTATGCTTGATCAGCCACCCTTCCTCGACAAGGTTGCTCATTAAGTCCTTCATCTTTGTTGTCTTTACTCCAAGCTCTTTCCGCAGCGGCTCCACTCGTGTCTCCTTAGAAGCTGCTATTACCTTCTTAAGCCTGCTGATATCGTCATCTGTGTCGTGAGCTACTTCTTCCATGACCTCAACCTCTTCGACGGTCACTGATTCAGGAGGACTGTCAAAAGTACTGCCATAGTACTCTGCCAATCTCTTATACACGTTTTCCTCCTCAGTCTCGTCTAAGCTGATCATTGCACTTTGAAATCTTTGAAACTCTTTAGGATACCCTTCAATCCTCATGACACCATCGCCTCTACCCAGCAGCTTTAGCCCACCTAACCCTTGACCGAACACAGTCGTGTAGTTTTTATTGTTGTTTAAGTTAAAGCTGATGGCATTCGGAATGTTAGCCTTGATACGTCCGCTCACGATATCTGCGCTTGGTCTCTGTGTCGTAATAATCAGGTGTATACCTGCTGCCCGTGCTTTTTGTCCTAACCGCCCTATATATTCCTCTACATCGGAACAAACATCCATGAGCTCGGCGTACTCTTCAATTACACATACGATATAAGGCATAGGTTCACTCATCTTGGTGTTATACAGTGTAATGTTCTTTACTCCGTTCTCCCTGAAAAGGGTGTACCTGCGTTCCATTTCCTTGACTAATCCGTGCAAAGCCCCTCCAGCTAACCGCATATCAACAATAACATCATCTACGTGAGGGAAGTGTCTGTATTGATCTAACTCGACCTGTTTTGGGTCAATCATAACAAACCTAAGAAGGTCGGGAGTATACCCTGTCAGTAAGGAAACGATAATAGTATTAAGGAACACTGACTTACCGCTCCCCGTAGCTCCTGCAATAAGCAGATGCACAAGTTTCGTAAGTGACAAGTATAATGGATTGTTCACTTCATCTACACCAACTACAAACGGCAGCGCATTCTCTTTAGCAAACTCTTGATACTCTGCCATCTCTAACAGCTCCCGTAAGCTGATAGCGCTCTGTTTATTCGTTGGAAGAATAAACCTGACCGTGTCCGGGGTATCGCCTTGCTCAACACCTAGAGATGGAACGCCTATAGCTGCCTGAATATCCTTGGCTTTAGCTGTAATGTGGGTTAGGTTCTTATTTTTTGGGATGTCTATTTGAATAACGACAAGTCTTATGCCAGCAGTCACAGACTCATTGTATACCCTTGCCTTGTCAATTATACCTACCCGCTTCAGTGCCTCTGCAAGGTTACTGACAAGCCCTTCCTCTACTTTACTTTCTTCCCGTTCATATGTCGGCAGCAGTTGAATAATTTCTGTAGTTTCTCTTACTGGCTGGACTACAGGAGAGCCGCTTATCACTCCGCCCATGAGTGACAGTATCTCCTGAGTGCTTAAAATCTGATCTGCGTTCTCTGCTGTCATTCTACAGTCACGATAGTACTCTGTGAAGTGCTTTGCTCTTGTTCTCTGTAACCGAAGTGCGTTATACGCATCGTAACGTTCTAGAAAGGTACTGATTCGATTCTCCAAGTAGTGAGGGTTTAGGGACTGGATAGCTAAACGCAACTGAAACTGGTAACCGGTGTCTTGCAGCTTATCCTCGACTTCGTCTATATAAGGGTTCTCCTCTATAGGGGATAGTCTTTCGAGCATCCCTAACACTTTATCTTGGAGGGCTCTCCCGAATCGGTAACTCGATGGAGACTCATTCCCATTCAAATAGCTCTCATACATGTCGATCGCTTGAGTCTTCCAGTGAGCTCTTCTTCGGAACAGCCACTGCATAGACACCTTTTCACCCTCTGCCAGTGAGAGGTCTGCGAGATCATCCAGTAATTGACCCTTCATGCCCTCATACAGCGGCATAAACAACGGTCGGGATAAATAGCCCTCATACGCCGTAAACGTCTCGTACGGGCATTCTCGAGTTAATACAGCGTTCCTGTCTTGCATCCGTATAAAGGGGGGCGCAATAGTAAGGACATCCAATGCACCGCTGCCTAACACCAACTCAACTCCAAATATCGACTCTCCTGCTTTTTGAACAAGATCAGCGAGTTCACTACCAAGATCAGTGCTATGCGAGAAGTAGTTAGACAAGTTCTGATAGTCTGAATTAATTCCGAACATTACCTTTCAACTCCTTCATGATAATACACGAATGGACGGTTGTCACTGCTGAGTTCAACAAAAGCATACTAAGGTTGAGGATCAATATAGATGTAGCTGTTGTCATTTATAACTCCTCCTTACTTTTTAATCTTGTCAAGTACTCGTTTACCAACTTTTTTAACCGCCGAATGAGGTCGAGTAGCAATATCAATTGTGTCTTTTACGTTACGGATCACCTTATTTTTGGTTGCGATGGCTCCCCCGTACACCTCATCAAAACCTCCACCAGTATCGAGGTACTTTTGTATCATTCTCGGTGGGTTACTCATACGAGCAAACCCTCCAATTACGACAAGCAGTTTGACAATGAGTCCAGTAAACTGCGTAGGTGTTGGGACACCGAAGATAAACCAGCCAAGGATAAGTAAGAATAGTGCATAGTATATTTGAACAAGGGAGAGCTGCTTCAGGTTAGCCCACCATTGGTTAAAATGATGTCGGTATGGATCAAAAATCCACGCAGTCATTGCTATCGGGGCAGTTACACCTAGTACCATGAGGTCAAAGAACCGTCTCCCGTTCTTCCATAGGACAGGTACAATAGATGATATAAGGACAACATCGAAAATAGCTAAGGCTATTACATCAAACCCGCTAATTTTCGACGGAACAGCTACGGAGCTCATCGTATCTGCGCCCGCAGCTACTAACAAATCAGACACCCAGTTCAATAGCTGGAATGATTTTTGAAAAACAAATGGCACTGCTGTTGTGAGTCCAGCAACAACAACCCACCTCTTCAGGATCGTTTTCATCTCCATAGGGGAATTTCTTTTACGCTTATTATTAGGCAGCATCTGTTTAATCGACTCGATAACTGTTAGGACGGAGACAAGCCCTATAGAGAGCAAGCTGAACATGTATGTTGTGTTCTCGAACCACTCGTTATTAAAAATCCATAAAGGTGTTTTTAAGATCAAGGTAGCAGATAAGTCATACAGCCAAGCCATAAGGTTCACAGATAGCACAGCAATATGGTGTGGAAGGTCTTGCATCCAAGTATTAATAAAATCTATACGCTCATTCAGCTTAGCAATACTGTCCGCAACCGCACTTATCGGGTTAGATCCTCCTCGGAATTTAGACAAGATTAAATCAGCAGGAGCTTTAATGTCTGAAGATGTTGTTGCTGCTAACGCCTTAGACGAAGCTCCTGAGATGAACGACGATGAAACAATAGCAAACGGAATAACAGCTGCTTTTAAAATAGTCCGTTTAATACGGGTAAGTTCTTGAAGACCATTTGAGCGAGATAAAAGAGAAGGTACACTGTAGGCACCGCTATCAAGACCTGCACTAAACCCTTTATCACGTCTGTTGACCATTCGGTTGCCATTTCCCTTTTTCTGAACATTCTGTAGATTCCTGCAATTGACAGCATTACCATGCTCAGAGACACACCCAACGCCACGGATATTAATGCGAGGTTTAGTCCCCATGTCATGACGAGTGCTGGTGTTATTGCTGCGGCACCTGCTGGTGGTGTTGTGACTGCTGTGGTGGTTGCCATAGCTTTTGGAGAAGTTTTCATTGCTATGGCTCCCACTACTGCGAACCCTCGGATAAGTTTCTTTAGCTTCTTGGCGTTTCGTGCCTGCTGCTTTCGGCTCCCAGTTAGTACCTCCTTTCTTAGATTTTCCGCTAGAAAAAGCACCTTCTCTTCCTTAGACTTTCCAATCGTTACCTTTTGCGGGCTCGAATAATTAACCAACGGGTCAGATTTTGCGGCGGAGATCGTTAAGTTTATCACTGTGCACTCCTCCTCTCTCACGGTCTCTTGTCACTGCTCTTTCACTTCTGCTCCTCTCCTTCAGGCTAGGTTCCCACGTATTAAAGAATTTCAATGCAGACATAATTCCAGTTCCCGCAGCACATATAATTCCTATTGATCCAGCAGCTAAAATGATACTAGTCAATTTTACCAACTCCTCAGTGTATTTTATTTATCTGGTTGGTACATACTATCCCTAACGAAAGGAGGGGTATCTATGTTGTTCTTCGATAGTAAGCCTGAGACTAGGTACGAGCGGCAGTTAGAGAACGTTGACGAATACGTTCTACACACGATCCAAGACAAACACAACATCAACATAACCAAGAAGCAGCTGTCGACAATACTAGGTGTGCTTTGGGAATATCGGGTAATAGAGTAACGATGTGTAGGAGCATACTCGACAACGCTTCAGTAAACTGTTGCATAGCTCCATTGAAGATATCTGCCACGTTCATTTGCGTGAATGCTACCTCTCTAAGTTCGTTCATTTTCTGTACCGTAGGCACATACGCAGACGGGTCAGCAAATTCCCCACCCACCTTCACGCCAAAGTGAAGGTGAGCTCCAGTTGAAGCACCTGTATTTCCTGAATGACCAAGTAAGTCTCCAACTTTAACCTGCTGCCCGTTGTTTACTGCAAAATCCTTTAGATGACCATAAATAAATGTCTTCCCGTCGGCGGTGTCAATGAACACCGTTTTTCCTGCGTTCACATTCCCGTAGTCCTTGATTCTAATAACCCCTTCAGCAACTGCTTTTAAATCAGTGCCCTCTTCCATGGCAAAATCAATACCTTTATGAGCACCTTCTCGAAAGGATTCCGTTGCATGAAATTGTGAGGTGATTTTGTAGTTTCCCATACCTGTTTTAACCCCCTATTTGCCCCTTATTTCCCTCAAAACATATATCGTTTAAAGCCTTATATGGAGCCTTTTTCCTCCGTATTTCCCTTCATTTCGGGAAAAAGGGAAAGAAGGAAATTAGCTGCCGCCTTAGAAGTCGTCTAATCGACTCTCAAGGTCTGAATCAGATACCTCATTTTTGGTTAGTACAACCTGACTGAAATCGGGTGTATTACTTTGTGTGACTGTCCGAGTCTGTATTGCAGCGGAGACAGGCTGTAACCTGTATCTCATGCCATCTCGCATGAGGTCTCTTACAACAACCGAGAAGTCAAAATCCGATAGCAATGGTGTTATATAGTCGATGATATCCTTATCCCTTGTCGGTCTTAGGTAAAGAGAACGTCTAGCTCCCATACCGATCAGCCCGTTTAATGTTTTTCTTTGCTTGTCGAATCCCATACTTTCTAAGACCTCTTGCGTTTGCGTATCTGTCGAGTACTATTGCCTCTACGTTGTTTGGTACTCTCGGCAGTAAGTGAGGCTTAAGCAACTCGGAACCACCGCCAGTGAATATGACGCATTGCACAAACGCCCATGAGTTTATTAACACTTTGTCGAGTACGTTCATGATGTTGTTAGCTTGCGTTGCGTAAGCCGCATCTATTAGTGGGTCGATATTTCTGCCTTTAAACTCCCGTGCTGCGATTATCTGTGGATACTTACCGTCAGGTATAGTTGCTTCTAACGACGTCTCTAAATGGCTACCAACCTGCTTATACGCTGTAAACATGCCATCGTTCGTCTGAATGGATAACTCCGGCTGCTCCACTAAACCATCAACTGTTAGAATGTTCAGTGTGCGAGCTCCGACATCTACTACAACATTAAATCCTTTAGCCACTTCTCGGTCTGATAAGTTCCCGGATTCATCTAACACTAAGTCGCAAATGCTCCCGAATGGCTGCTTCTTGATGTCTACATGTTCTACCGTGATCATCTTGTTAATGAAGTTCTTACCATCATGACTAATGTCGATAAGGTGTGTGCCTTGTGCGAGCTTAGTTAAGGCTTTGCGGCGCTCTTCAGTGTCGTATTTAATAGGTAAGTTCATCATAAGTGTATCCACAACCTCGTAGCTTCCCGGACACATCAAACCTAGTGCTGTTTTAAGAAGTATTGGGAACCGGGTGTCGTCATGCTTCTTTTCTCCGCCGATCCAACGAATATCCGGATCGAGCTTTATTGCATAGTCACCTACTACGTACTGTTGCCCATCTACCTCACAAGCTAGGTATTGTAGCTTGCTGTCTTTGTCGAACTCAGAATCCGGTTTCTCTTTAAAGGAAGTAACAAATGAAGGGATTAAGGAAGGTTCCCCTCTCCCGTCGAACTTAATGTCTCCGTACCCATCGTCTAATGACTTTACAATGTACTTATCTTCCACTGAAATCTCCTCCTTGTGTTACTTTGGCATACTTTATGTTACTTGGTATGATATAGGTATATGGGCATTCGTGGAGAATATTGTCTGTACAAATAAAAAAACCTAGCTGTTATGCTAGGTTCTTGTCAATGTTTGTCTATTTATGGACAGCTTTACTCAACTTCATTAAAGTCGCTCAGAGGGAGAACCACAGTGTCTAAGTCATCATTATATCGAATGACTACTAACCCTGTAGAAGATATAGGGAATCCGTAGTATATAGACCCTGAAGTGATTTTTAACGTACTATTGTTGTATCGTGCTGTTAACTCCACTTCTGCCTCTCTTTTCTTCGGCTCCCTTGAAGTGTTAGGCTCCGAACTAGAAAGTCTACTTGTCTGTGTTCCAGCAGAATATAACCGAGATGAAGATCCTTTATGGTTTTTGACTAACTCTCTAACTCTCATTATCTCCTCTGATTGCTTGGCATCTTCGGATAAGCTCCAGCCTAACTGTTTCAAAGCCTCGTCAGACCATTCATACATAGGTGGGAAAGGTTTTATTTTCTTACTCATCGCTTTTTTCCTCCCTCTTCTTTTCTTCTTCCTCCTCTTTTCTCGCTCGTTTCTTTTCCAACACCTCTATCATGTTTAACACAGTCTCCTTCCCTTCTTTGAAAGGGTTGTCTCCTAGAGCCTCCTCAAAGAAATCCTCCCAACTAAACAACGGACTAATCCTTCTTGCCTTGACCGTGTTATACTCCTTATAGAGACGTAGTAAAGTTACTCTTGGGACTTGAAATATCGGAAGATCGTCGTTGATTAACTTTTTGACATACTCGTCTGCGGCTTCCATAAATTTAAATTCCATTAACTTAGCCTCTACCCGAGACAGCAATTTTATTTCGTCTACAGTAAACTTAACCCCCGATTCAGCTGCTTTTACAAAGCGTTCTTGCATAATCAATAACTCTCCGTAAGTAAATGTAAGTGCTTCAAGATTCTTCATAATTAAAAATCTCCTCCTCAATTGCCAACATAGTATAGCTGGCTGCCTTTATAAATAACAAATTTTAGTCCATCATGACGCTCGTCTACATCGTAGAACTCTAAGTCCTCGACATTAACCACTAGAAGAATATCCGAACGTCTTTTGCGTTCATCCCAGCAAGGGAGCTGCGTGGTTACTACCTTTTCGGAGTTGATACGGTGATCAGCATAAGTCGGTCTAGTAAAGACTTTCCTTAATCCTTGCTAATTCACTCGCAGCTTGACTCGCTTCATCTAAACTATATCCACTGTGTTCCAAAGGAGCGATGAACGTGTTGTAGTATTTATCGAAACTCATTGGAAACTGTTTTACCAATTCTTCTGGCATAGTTGGAAACAACTCTCTAATAATTTCTCTTGAATATTCATCTCGCTTCGTGCCTTTTGCTTTCTTAAAACGATTAAGCTTTCTTCTAAGTTTCATTTCTTGTAGCTTCTCTTTGATTTTCATAATTGACTCTCCTTTTGTTTTATTTGAAATCCTTTGATGATGCGCCTTCACCATGCTCAGATAACATACGAAGACACTTATCATATTGCCTATTTATGTATTTTGATGCTTCCCTGATACGTTCCTTTTTTTCTGATTCAACAGATGATTTTTCATTATCGTTTGGTTTCATTTAATCCTCCTCGTAGACAACAACTGCGTTTCGGTATTCGATCTTTTTACCTTCGCTATACACGTCAGTTGAATTACTGAATTGCTGTACATAAACATCTCCATGATACTCTGCTAACTTCTCACCCGAAGGGAAATAGATATAAACCGAGTTATTTCTTGGTTTATCTGAACTGCTCGCCTCACATCCGACAGCTAGTGCAGCAACTACTCCAAGTACAAGTAATGTCACAGTCAGTCTCAAACGTTTCATTTGTGTTGTTCCTCCTATAGTTTTAGTTACATTGTTAAGCCGATGTAAATTATTAAGCTAACTGCTAGGGTACTTTTAACTGCCTCTAACCAATGGTAAACAACGTCTGCCATAGTTTTAGACTTACCTAAACTAATTAAATCGTGTACAAGGTCTATTAAGAACACAAGGGCTACTACAGCCATAGCGAGAAGCAACAAAGTACTAAGCATTAAGAACCTCCTTTCTCGATCTTCTCGTAGAGTTCCTGAATTGTTTCTCTATATTCGTCACTAATTTTTTCAATCTCTTTTGTGTGTTTACTGTAAGCCCATCTTAAGGTCAGGTAGATGACAACGTGAACAGCGAGTTGGCTGAATAGTAGTACTCGGAGCTATATCGGAAGGTCGATCCCATTCGCAGGGAATATGTTAAAAAGGGAGATAAACCCCAATGTAAGGAAGAACCAACCTGCATCAGGCTTACGCATTGTCTTCTGTCTCGCTGTCTTCTACCGTCCAAACCATAACGGCTAGATAGGTTAAGAAAAGAAGAAGGAGGACTCCAGATGCGGAAACGATCACGTCATATAGCCCCCACTTAGCTCCTTCAAGAATAAGATAAATACTATGCCCAGCGTTTATGAATACCGCTACCAACATTATTTGATATGGAGACATAAAGTCGTCAATTTCTTGTCCTTTTCTTGCCCCTATGATTTTTTGCAGAGCATACATAACGAAAACTAGTACACATGTAGCGGATAAAATAAACTCACTAAAGGCTAGACTACCTGTACTGGAGAATTTTGCAATTGATCCGCCTACGTTAAGAACGGCTATTGGTGGAACGACCACATTCCACCAATTAATTTTCCTTAGCATTAAGCGTTCTCTCCTTTTTTATTACGGTAGATAGATACTTCTGTCGTGACAAGGAAGATTAGTGAAAATAACCCCAAGATTAGCATTAGTACCTCATACAAATGCCACCCGTTAAACTTCACTACTACATATCCGACAGCAACGGATTTCACTAAATATCCCATTACAGCCATACGAGGTAAAGAGTAATATGAAATTGCTTCTTCTCGTACACCCATAACGCGTCTAACAATAAACATTAGAATGGCGTAGATAAAGACTACTGCTACAATAATGTCTGTGAAGGTGTAAAAGATGTTCTCAAAGGGTTTAACGACGGATAATGCAACGCTTGCCCCTAACAAAATAACTAGTAGTACAGAAGTCAAACTAAATTTTTTCATTAAATTTTCCCACTTTCTTTATTGTTTTTAATTACCTACTATGCCTCATTCGTATTTCTAGGGTACCACTCGCCGCTGCCGTTACGAATCAGTTTTTTAATCTTCTCTTGTGGCATGTTTTTCTCCGGTGTAAACTGTAGTTCTCCTATACCTTTGATATAATAAGACAGAGTATCGCTACCTGAGCTCTTCTTACACTCCATCTGCTTCATTACAGCGATAAGTACGTCCCCTGTAGCGACTTCTCCGTTAATAAGTAATTCTTTCGTCAAAAAGGATACGTCAACTTTATACTTCGGCATACTTAACTCTCCTTTGTTTTTAGTCTGGGTTTTTCGAGCAGGTCTATTTTAATAATGTACTCACGTCCGCTAACCATGGTATTTAACCGACCATGGTATTGGACATGGAAGCCTTTGTTTTCGAGAAGAGGTATCGCTCCCCTCACTGCTTCTAGTACTGTACTAAAATCGTCTGAATTAACCTTGTTTAAATTGATAACAGTACAGCTAAAGGTGCATCCTTCTCGAGCTTTTTTCTTAACAACTTTTCTAACCTTTCGCAAAGTTCTCTTCTGCCAACGCTTCGCTAATCTGTCGGACTTGTTACGTCGTTTTTTCTCCGCTAATTCGACCAATTTTTCTCTTGACTTAATCATTGTTGTTTTCCTTTTGAATATATATTTTAAACATACGCCCTCTCTCAGTATGAGGGTATTGGTATGCTTCGTACCCTGCTGCTATTAGACGCCCACGAAGACGTAGCGCTGTCTCTTCCTTCATTTTGTTATCAGGAAAGTACACTTCTGCGTAGGACTCCCCCCATCGTTGAGCTCTTTTGAGCGCCCTGTTAACTTTTTTGTCTGCCCTAGCGTCACTAAGTTTCCACGATCTTCGTAAGTTAAGTTTAGTTCTCGGTATAATCATTCAAAGTCCCTCCTAATTTCTTTCGAAGCTTTCTCAAAGCCCTTTTCTCAGCCTGCCTTACGGATTCTTTATCTCTATTAATTAACTTTCCAGCTGCACTCCTGTCGTACCCTCGGTAGTAGACAAGGTCGATAGCTCTCCGCTCTACATCAGTAAGACAATCTAAGCTCTCTTTCATCATGTCACCTAACATCCAGCTACTTTCAAACTCATAACTAGGAGAATAGTATTCTTCATTCGCACCGTTTAAAGAGGTGAACAGCTGGTACTGGTTGTCAGCCGCTGAAGTCGGGCTAAAGAATAATGCAGCCGCAGCAGTTTCATAGGTAGTATTAAGATCTTCGGCTATCTCTGCAATACTATGATTTTGAAGTTCCTTTTTGTTAATCTCTTGCGCTTTAGTAACCACTCTCAAAGGTACGTGAACTGATGTCGTGTCTCGTTTCAGCATCTGAATATACCCTTTGACAAAGTTCGTGATGTATGTAGACTTTTTGGCGCCTTTGCTTGGGTCAAATCGGTCTAATGCTAAAATCATTGCTAAAGCACCCTCTTGAAAAGCGTCGTCTTTGTCTATTGGAGAGCTTTCTCCGATCTGTCTGTGAACTTCTTTCCATATGAGTTTTAAATTTTCTTCAACGTACTTGTTACGTGTCTCCATTAACTCTGCCCTCTATCTTGTTATTTTATTCCCTAGGCACACTGTAACATACAGTGTGTTGGTCTGTCAAATACTATTTAGAGCTAGTTTTAACTTACCTAGTGCCCTGTCTCGGAAAAGTCGGATTCGAGGCATTGATACCCCTATCTCTGCGACCACCTCTTTTAGTAGACAGTCCTCAAAAAAGATCATCTGAATGATTCTGTGTTCTCTTGGTGTAAGTATTTGCATGGCGTCTCTCAGAATGATGTTGTCGACCCACTTAATGTTTAAATCGCCCTCTAGGTGGTCATAATAGAACTCGTTACGTTTAGGAGTGTTCTGTCCGTCTCTGCTGTTTTCAAGATGCTTTACCTCTAATGATAGATACTGTAGTACTTTATTAGCGCCCTCTTTAGTAAGGTCTAGTTGGTTAGCAACGGTTGTACTGGAAGCTTTCTCTAACTCTAACTTCCTAACCTTACGAGCCTGCTCCTGAATATGTGCAGGTACCCTGATAGGTTTGTTGTCTCGATAGTAGTTTTGTATCTCTCCGAACACGCAAGTACGTAGGTATGTCATAAAAGATGCCTTAGCCCCGTTGTCTGGGTTAAACCTAGTAATAGCTACACAAAAAGCCTCACAAGCCACCTGAAATACGTCATCTTTATCTCCTGCTGCTGCGTATCTATATGAGAGGCTATGAAGTAGCTCTTTATACTGCTCAAACAGTGCTTCCTTAGCGAGGTCGTCCCCCTCTTTGGCAACACTTACTAGACTGTTAATTTCTTCTTTGGTCGGTGCGGATTTTTCTTTAATCATGTTATACCTCCTCTGCTTACTTGTCTATAACTAGAGTGTAGCATATAGAACTGTGACTGTCTACTAAAATTTTGCAAGTTTCCTCACTTTACTTGTTTATACGAGGTGTATGAAAAAAAGAGAACCTTATGAGGGTTCTCTTTTCCACATTTCAGGTTTCAACGGTACGAACTCAATGTTATTCATATGGTAGAAATCCGGTTCGTGCTTCTTTTCTATAAGCCATTTACGAAGCGCTACACTCAAAGCGTATTGTAAGCCGTTTAAATCATCGTCACTTACATCTTGTAAGTAGCCCTCCGCAACCTCTCCTACGTCGTCATAGACAGAATCTGCGAAGGTTTCTAAAACACTGTCAGCGTCTATGTAAGGGAATGAAATACCGATCTCTTCAGCTTGCCCAACATAAAATCCTGAAATATCAGCCCAATGTTCTTCAAACTCCCGCTTACCTGCTGCTATAGCCTCTTCCTTAGTATCGAACATATCTTGATCATAGAAGTGCCAAGCATCGTCTTCTGATGTGTTGTACGTCCATTTTCCACTATATTTCCTCATAATAATTTCCTCCTTCTACTAATTAAACCAGTTACCCCAAGTGAACAATCCAAAAATGACTAAAAATACGATAGCGAAAAAGAAGAAAACTATACGGTCTCTCTTTTTGTCGCAAAACACCGTTCCGAATATGCTAATAAACACTAAAATCATGAGTTCGATAAAAGTAATAATCTCAATGATCATATCATACCTGCGTCCCTAAACAGGAGAATAAAGAGCATGGCAGAACATACCCCTAACCCTCCTAGATACACCCAAGCTAGCGTTTTAGAGGGTACGGCAATATACCCGTAAACACTCCATACTAACATAGATAACACTACAAAAAACAGCATAAAGTACATGTCTTCTACCTCCGGTTACTTATTTTTTGAGGACAAATCGAGGAGTTCCAGTAAGTGTGATCCGCTTAGCTTCTATCATTGCGGCTGTTTCCTCGTTAATCTTACCTAGCTTAGCTAGTGCATCCAATTTGTCAGAGTTAACCCGCAGCTCTGTAACTTCGTCTAGGATGTCCCCTGTAAGTAGCGCACGAATATCATTTAAATCGTAGTTAGAAAACGTTGATACAGAATTGCTTTGAACCGCATCTACAAGAGCAATCTTCTTGCCTAGGGAGCTCTCTAGTTCAGTGATATTGTTATCTTCCATATATTTTCTGATTGTTTTTTTAAGACGGTCTTGGTCGGCTCTCAGCTTCGACAAGTACCCATGTAGGTCAACATAATCATCAATCTGTTGCTGCATTTCTTGTGTTACTTTGTTCTTTTCTCTTACCACTTTAGCCAATCCCGTCTGCCCGTTATCTACTGCTACTTTAAAAATATCTTCGGTTTCTTGCTTCCACCCGTTAGCTAAGAAAGTTTCTTCGACCGTCTCGAACGTATGGTTTGCGGAGAAAGGTGTAACCTGCCCGTCACGTTCTACTTCAACTCTCCCGTCTTTCTCCGTTAAAACTGCTTTGTGGTCTCCATTAACAAATGTGATTTTCTTCATCATTCATCTCTCCTTTGATTGTGTAACCTTAGTATAACCTGTAGTTAACTAAATGTCAACCCCTTTAAAGTTAATATCTCCTTAGACCTTTGCAGCATACTCGTACTAAACAATTAAATTTCATCCGCTGCTTGTGCGACACGATAGCTGTCGAAGCAGGATGTAACCCAGTTGCTAATAAGTTCTAACGGCTCCACGATTAGGTTGAGGATAGGGCGGTTGTCGATAGCGTATCTCGTACCATCAAACTCAAGGACACTGTGAATACATTCTGATGAGGTTGTAAACTCAATCTTCAGTTGGCAACGTGTTAAAGGATAAAGCATGCTATACTTTCTCGATAGCCACGCAATATCTTCTTCAATACTATCTCGAGAAGAGATAAATTGAATACCTGCGAAGTCAACAATAACTTTTGGGCGATATTCCTCTTGTCCTGCTAGTAGTCGAGCAAAGAATTTACTGGCTCCTAGTGGGTAACCCAGTAATTGACCGAATTTTACCGTCTTTTGCATGTCATCTTCTTCTTTAAGATACTCGTAATACTCTTGTCTAACCGATTCATTGTTGAAGAAAACTACGCCGTACGGATTACCGCTAATTCCAGTTTGGCATGCATACAATAAATGGCTCATGTCTACGCCTTCTTCAATTAAACTCTCAAATATTGGGTAAGGCATTGTTACCGCAGGCTTAAACCCGTTAAAGAACGCTTCTGCTTCTCTTACAGCTCGTCCATAATGCGGATGATTTTTCGGTACGCACTCAAACATTTCAGGGGTTAACTTCATTAAAATCCTCTCCAGTCGTCTCGTATTATTGATAGTAGATTATTGTTTTTATATCACCTGCTTATAGAGTAACGTTTGTACCTTTTAGTACAGTAAACTTAACTGTAGGGTTTCCTACGTCATCGACGCCCATCTGAATGTCTGTAATATTTTCAAGTGGAATGCTTACCTTTCTCACTCGAGATGGATCAGACACAACAATATCAGCACTAGGTGGTCTCGTCCAGTCCGACACTGAAGGCGTTTTGTTCTTATCTACTAACATAATGTTACGGGAATTATCTAGTGTGGCAGATTTACTGCCTCTATCTGCTACTTTGCGAGTTGCAACTTTTCGATCTACTTTAAATTCATTCAAGATTGTGTATGTGCCGTGCTTGTTGATATTGTACTTCTTGTATATGTCATTTAAGTTCATGCCATTTTCATAGTCTGTAACGAGGTTACGCTTGTCTTTCTTGGTCATCTCCTGTAGTCTTTTCCCGGCTTTAGAATTTTTAATTCTTCCGTTACGCAAGGGTAGGCTGTGCCTAGTAATAATTTCATACATCTTGCCTGAAGAGATTTTAAATGTGTCTTGAATTTCTCCTACAGTATGACCCTCCGAATACATCCTGACGATAGCAGCTTCAGAAGCTACGTCTTCCGCAGAAACGTTTGTTGTTGCGAATGCTTTAGCTTCTTCTTTTGTAAACTCCTCGAATGGTGGTGGTACGTGCCCTTTGCTCATATGTTATACTCCTCCTATAAATGATATAAATAGAGTGTAACACGACTATATGATACTGTCAACCTACTAAATAAAAAAAAGAGCCAATATAGGCTCTTACATAACGACGTTTAACTCAATAGAGTTATGGGTGCTGTCTAACTTTAGAATGTACCCGCCCGTTACGGCATCTACGGTCATTCTATAGTCTTGGAGGGAAGCATACGGGAGTTTAAAATAGTGCTGATCGGTACTGAAGATGTAGTCTCCTTCCATATTCTCCATTAGACTAACAACGCCCTCGATTGGCACACAGACGCTTCGTAGCCCCTCTTTTTTGGACTCTACCTTCAAAGATACGATATGAGTACCAAGTAAGTTGTCATCGCTCATAAGCTCGAATAAAGGTGCAAAGCCAACCATAGTTAGCTCCTTGTCTAAGAAGTTACCAAGGAATTTTAAGGCGCCGCTCGTACCGTACAGAAGTGCTACAGTATGGTCGATTACCTCATCGAACCGCTCTGTTAGATAAAGGATTGTAAACTTTTCTTTTTGAATAGTAAACTCTCTATACTGGACTGTGGGATTCTTCATATTCAACACAAGGCTTGCGTCAGCTAGATGGTAAGTAGCGGTTATAGGCTGCTGTGGGCTGTTATCTAAAAAGTCCGGATTCTCCTCAGACTGTTCATACCCCGGAATGTCTCCAGCCTCGTAACGTACCAAGAAGTCAAGAGTATTATCTAACTCAAACCGTGCATTTTTTTCAATAAGCATAGAAAGAGTTAGATTAACCTGACTATTTGTAATATCTAGTTTATTTACCAGCGCATGTGAACGGCAGGCTACTCGTCGACTAAGGAATGGATTCGTATAACTTACTCCATAAAGTTTTAACTTATCGTTCTCCTCAAAGTTTCGTAGTTTCATTAAAGTTGCGTTTAGTAGTCTAGTTTCTTTAATCTTTACCATTAGTGTTTTCCCCTCTCTCGGTTATAGTATGAGTTACGACTAGTTTGTTGTTTTTGGCTCTTAGTCTTCGACTTGAACCCTATGTTGCGGCTAAAAGCCTTCTGCGGGCTCTTTATGGCGTTTTTCTTGACTTGGAGTACAAATACAAGCATGTTACCTTTAATCAGCCTCTGCGTCCGTATAGATAGCTTTCCGTAGATGTCTTTGCCTACCCTTATGTAATAAACTTCATCTCGTGCAGTTAGGGTCTGCTCACCTGTAGACTTTTTCATTTTTAAGGTGAGCATATCTACAGGTATTCCAGCATATTGAGATACGAGATCGGTGCCATATACCTTCCGGAGCTCCACATCCTTCTCAGATAAACCTTCATACATTCGTGTAAACTCTATATGGTAATGACCTTTTGTGCTACTAAGAGACTTCTTATAAGCGTCCTTCCCGTTTTCGTTGACTCCTGTTAGTCCTCGTGTAGTTCTTCCTCGGGATTTAGAAAGGTTCAACGGGTTAGCTTTTTTCTTGTTTGCCATTGCTGTAACCTCCTCTCTTTATTCTATATGATATGATTAATGTTGTCAACAAAAAAAAAGAGGCTACAATATAGATGTCACCTCTTTTCCCCTATACTTATATTGTATCATAACTTCTGCGTTGTTCTCGGTTCCATTCCCTCTAAGATACTAATGGCTTCCAAAAGCTTCATACGGTTTTTATTATACACCTCCATTTCCTTCTCAATGTCACTTACTTGTTTTTTTAGACTAAGCAATGCTTGAGTATGGCTACCAACCATTTCAGATGATCGTTCAGTATCTGAAGGTGTTTTCGTACTCTCTATATGTGCTGTGGCTTGTTTAACAAATTCATCGTAGTCTTTAGCTTGTTGTTTATCTACTTTGAACCTCTCTTCTAGCTGCGGTAGCATACTCCAGTGAATTAAAGCTGTTCTTGTTCCTGTAAAATCTTGTGAGTTAAATAGCGGGTTGTTTACATTCTCTGCTAAAATGTTCTTGATTTGTTTCTCACCTCGAAAAGCAATATATTTATCAGCAGCTAGTTTAACCACAGAGGATCTAACTGCCGCTTTAACTGAAGCTGAATCAGAATAGTTTGCTGTATCTCGTGTTGAAGAGAACTCAGCTAGTGTAACCCAAAATTCCCTTGCATATCGTACTAAGTTTAACTTGCTCATATATAACATCTCCTTATTAGTTAGTTTAACCAGGGGCTAAGTTTCAACCCCTTGTATATTGTATTATATCATGTTGTAACTTAGAAGTATATTTCCTCTATTTTCTATCTTTTTTCTTTAAAATGGTGAAATTTCAAGTGTTTCTCCGGATGCATCTTCCCGGAAATAAAGATATTACAGAGGAGTTTATTGGCTTCCTCCTCACCTAACCGAGACACAATAGCGTTTATCATGTCTCCCTTCTTCAGATACTTTTTAGAGGCTCCAGATTGTGTGTATAGCCCGTGGAGTCCATTTGACCTGCTGGCTGCACTATAAACACTCATACCTTTTTCTTCCTCAAGTGTTTTCATCTGTCTTTTGAAACTACCTAGCAGGTTAGAAATTTCTTCTTTCCATAGCATCTGATATGCGATGCGGACATTCTTAGTCGGAGATTGTGTTGGCTTCTTATAAACTCCAAGTACTGGTTGTCCTTTGAACTCTGTGTAGGCTAAAATTCCTACGTGGTGGTAATTATGTTTTTCTAATACCTCCTCTGTTTTTTCTACATGATCATCGTGGCATAGTACATAGACGTAGTCACAAACAAGACTATAGTTTTTCAGTTGTTTGTTAAGTCGGCGTACATTGTCTCGCTCTGTTTTTATCTCGACCCCTATAATCCCTCCCCCTTCGGAGAATATAAGACAGTCAGCTATAGTCGAGCTAACAACAATACCCTTTTCAAATAGCACTGTACTTTTACTATACCCGTCTGTAACGAAAATATGCCTCTTCTCTAAAATAATTTGTTTAATATCGTCCTCGTAGAACCTTTTTTCCATAGTTTCTCAGTCCTTATATGTCGAATTATACAATATAGCCCCGAACAGCGTCAACCGTCGAGGCTACAAAAAATATCATTTGAGTGTGCTATAGGCTGCTATTCGTCTATAGCTACAGTAAGCTTAACTTTCTTACCATAGTGGAAGGCAAAAGCATCTTCTACCAGTTGTGAAAGTACTGTAAGGCTCATTGGGTCTACCTTAAAGAAGTTAGTTACCTCATCGTCGTCTTCTATATGAATTTCAAAACTATCCGCTGAGGCGCACATAGTATATCCGAGTATATTGGATTCGTCGTCCTTCGCAGCCTTTTCTACTCCAATAACATTATCGTTCTCCCTATCAGTTAGATGAGGAAATCTCTTCGTAAATTCTGTAAATTTTACCGCTTGTAACTCCTGCTTCAACCTAACAGATCTCCCTACAGCGTCAGTATACTTACTCTTCTCCTTCGCTAGGTTTAAATTAATGTCTTGTAGTTGCTCATGGATACTTTTATTGATTTCAGACATTATCATGCCCTCCTCTGTTAACGGGTAACGTTGGCTTACTAAACAGGGATATGGATGTGTTGTCTAGAGCTGCATTAGCATCTATAACTAGTTGGTTTAGAAAAGATAAATGTTTTTCTGTCAACCGTATTTCTTTAGACCCCTCTTCGTCAGATACGGTTAACCACATGACTGGTGGTAGGTTTGTTGAGTTGTGTCGACGTGCAACAAAGGCATACTGGAGGCTCTTCTCCGTTTTGTTGGTTATGCTGTTTTTCATGTCTAGTTGACCACTTACACTTCCGTGGCTATGAGCAGTTAAATGAGGGAACCTACTCGATAAGTCAAAGCTCTTAGTTGTAGCTAGCTTTCCTTCTAAAGCTTTAATTCGATCCCTTGACGATTCTATTTCCTTCTCTGCTTGTGCTAACTCTGCAATAATCTCTTCTTTAGTTCTCATTTTAGCTCCTCCTTTTGGTTGTTATATCCTTCTACTTCAAAATGAGATGCAAAAATTTTCATCTCATCGAGTCCAATTTTCCTTTGTTGCTTGCATTTTTTACATGTTATAACAAATCTATGACCTACCAATTCATAGCTAGAACAAAGAAGGTCGCCATCTGCTTCGTACCGGAATTCTATGTCATGTAGAAACCACTGGTGTGGGGCGGTGGTACATAACTGTTCCTTCTCTTGGTTTGGTTTCTCTATATCCTTCAATGCTACAACATACTTCGGTTGTTGGTTCAGTGGACCTCTATTTTTCATGGGGGCTCCTCCTCCTATATCTTATCTCTATAATACAATAAAACTGTCATAGCCAGTAGAATGAACGCTGCTATAACGCCAGTAATCCCTAGTGTACTATACGCAGCAATAATTCCTCCGACCGCACAAGTTGTAAGAATAATTAAAAGACATACCGTACCTAGAATATCGTGCATCTAATCTCCTCCTTACATTCCTTTGTAGGCTCCACCTAGTGGATTATTAGGATTTTCATTTTTGTCCTCTCCTGTAAAGTCGTAGAAGTCATTTCCACCTCCTGCCGAAAGTGCCTTGACAACGGAATCCGCAGGGATAGATACTTTTTCTTCCCACACAATAGAGTCTAGTCCAACAAAAACTCCTGTCGGGGTTCCTCGTTCATACTTTCGCTGTCCTCCTTGCGTAGTCCACCTATCAGGAGTATGTTCGAAGAACCCGCTACCTAACTTACCACTAAAGGTGTCCAGCTGGTTATGTACTACAGGACATACGAATACAGGAGGTGAAGGTCTCCAGCTCTTTTTCTCTTTTTTATTGCGAGAATATAGTGAATCTGCGATTCTCCCGAGCGTAGTTTGCTGACTAAATTGGGCTGACTTCTTGGGTATAAACTGCCCTTTCTTCATGGGAGGGGACTTAGGATCGACTCCTTCTGTTTGAACTTCGAATGCACACACATACGCTGTATCTCGTTCCTTGATTAATTCAATGATGTATACAGGCTTCTTGTCTACCCAAAGAACGCCACGTCTTACGTACTTTATAAGGGACTCGTCAAGATTAGAAAAGTCTTGTTCACTCATTTAACCTCGCTCCTTTCTTTTAATTTGTGTCGCTATACTGGTTGCTTTTAATACTACTTTTTCTCGTTCTTCTTTACTTCCAGATTTCCCTACCCGCAGCTCTAGTTCAGGTATAGTAACTCTGTCCTTCATGAAACCCCTCCGTTCGTTGTCCATATCGTATAGTTTGATTATAGCAGGTAAAAATGACTTTGTCTACTTTAATATAAAGAAAAAAGTAACCAATTGGCTACTTTTTACATCATCCCTTTTAGCTTTTCCTGTAACTCGCTTTTTGCGCTCTTTCGATCTTTAAACGTGCTCACGGAGTATACTGCCCATATAACAAGATATGTAATGATGTCCATTACAACAGTGAATAGAACAGTCGCGAGAGCGGTAGTTAAAAAGTTCAACGGAACGCCTATGACTACAAACGGTAAATGTACCAGCCCGGTAGCAAAGAGGAACCCTACCACAGCAACAAAAAGTACACCAACGAAGAAGCTAACAATTAGAGGGTCCTGACCCGCAGATCTCTTATCTCGAATGGTCTTAACTCCTCCGATTACTTGGCTGATAACCATAATACCTAGTATAGTGTAAAGTACTGTCTGTAAAACAAGTAACCCATTCATAACTTTCCTCCTATAAATAAAGGAGAGGCTTGTCCCCTCCTTAGTTAATTTTACCGTTCTTATCAAACATAAACTGATTGAATAGGACTGAGCTACGTCCCTCTGTCAGGATCATAGCAGACTGCGATGCTGAAGTAGTTGGAAGATTCAGTTCTTTTGAGAAGTTATTAGCCCCCATAGTCGATCCTACATAAACGTGGAATCGGGAGTAGTCTTCTTGAATAATTCGTCCAGTATGAATGTGCCCCATAATGAAGATGTCGATAGGCTCTTCTTTAATATGTTTAGGGATTTTAACATCATCTTTCTTCTTCTCAGAATCCCCGTGTTTTACTTTTATGTTTTTTCCGGCGACCTTGATAGTGAACTCATATGTATTTTCTCGGTTGTCTATGTACGTAACGTTCGGAAGTACTCCAAACTCGTCTTGCATATGGATTAAATGGTCTAAAATTATGTATGTAACGGTATCGTTGTAAATCTTGTCGTTCTTGTTTCCGTTCAACCTGTCATGGTTCCCTGCAACCATGCCAAATGTAACATGATGAGATTTTGATAGAGCAGCAAGCATGTCGATTAGTAGCCTGCTAGCTTTAGAAATCTGCTCAGCTGCTGTGAACTCAGCCTCGAACGCTTGGTTGACGTTTCTCATCGAGATATGCTCAATGATGTCACCTACGTGGAATACGTATAGGTTTTGAATGCTGAAGTCCTCCATTAGAGTCTCAACTTCATTTACCATTTCCTGTACCTGAGTGCTTAGTTTCTTAAAGTCGTACCCGCCAGTATCTTCATTGTAGACAACTGCTCCGATGTGCCAGTCCGATACGAGAAGAACTAAGCTCTTATCTCCAGCTTTAGGCTTCGGTTGAGGGGTCTTGATATACTTCATTCGAGGCATATCTTTAAGCTCTTCAGCTAAGTGCTTTTTTGTACTCTCCATTAAGTGCTTCATGAACACTCCGGTCTTAATAACTTCCCGTAGCTCTCTCGCTCTTGCGTTACCTTCTTCTTTGTCCATATGGTAAGTGCTAAGCAAGGAGAATAAGTTGTCATCAGCGACTGTTTGTTCATGTTCCTCTTCATATTTAGGGGAGTACTCCTCTCCTAAAGGGTTCATGGGAATATCATCAACAAGCACTAACTTCTGATATGCCTTACGATACAGACTCTCCAGTTCAGGGTTGCTTGAAAAAGATTCTGCTACTAATCTCATTTCCTGAATGTTGGTTCTATCATACCCAAGAGCTTTCAGCATCTTGTTTGCTGGGGCAGCTCTAGGCTGATCATTGATCGCTTTCAAACTCCCCATAATTACTGAAATTGCTCCGTTTCGTGTATGTAGTGCCTGTAGTTCTTCAGTTGTTAAGTTTTTACGCATAAGTCCACTCCTAATAGGTTAATTGACCACAGAGGTCTCTAATTTGTCGAATCCAAAGGATAAGCATCGTAAAGCAGGTGTGTAAGGCGTACGCACTTGGTACCAAAATTCGTAAAGCTCTCCGAAAATCTGATATGTGAGGACTACAAGTTCAGCCCAACTATTTTCGATATGTGCGTCCGCATTTTGTTCTTGCAACATACGACCGTGTTTTTCCACAATATCTACAATTTCCCCAAATTCCTCATCTGTTGTTACTCCATGTACGCCTGCTAATTCTTTCACTCTATTGTTTGCCATTACGCTTATTCCTCCCTATTTCATTATAACATATTTGTAACTACTACTGTATGTTATTCGATAGTTTTTGCAAAATCCAAGCATTCATCAGGCTACCATACTTTGCATCTGTGAATACATTTCCGACTGACTCTTTGCCGCCTCCGCCATTAATTGCCTCCGCAATCATTCCAGCGTGTATATCTCTTGTACGGATGGACATCATATCATTTCCTTTAGTCATACGACCTACAGCTACAATAACGGGCATAGAAGTCGGTGCGCTCTTTAGAAGGGCGTATGCAAGCTCGTTTATGTACTCCTCGGAGTATAGGGTAATGACAGAACATTGGTGCCCATTAAACTCAACTATACTCTGCTCTGCCTGCGTTAACTTTCTATCAATGTGATCTTTCATTTTGACCAGTTGCCCTTGAACAAAAGGTGCAAATTCCTTAACTGTTTGGTTAAGTGTCCGATCCTTCAGAATCTTTGGAAGCTCTCTGTAGCTAGCTGAGTATAATGCGAGTAGTAGCCTAGTAACATTATTATTCTCCCATTCGTATCGTCTGTAGGCATCTACTGCCTCAATGATAGCTCTAGCCTTGTCTGTTTTTTGAGCGTGCTGGCTGAGTCTTGGGTTGCTGAAGATATACTCACAAACTCCAACAATAGGATCTCTCTCAGTGTCTACTATAGATGTAATGAACTTACCTTCGATCTCCGAGCCGGATGTAGCTGCATGGATGAAGTCTTGGAAAGGAACATCATGATGAAAGTAGAACTCTTCTGGTAGCGTATACCCCTTGTAAGGAAGTCCCAGTACAATGTTGGTAGAGTACCCGGAGAATAAGTTTATATCTCGGAAGTCTATGTATGCCTCATGCTGAACATCAATATGTAGCTCACTTTCCTTGAAAATCTCTTGGAGAACAGCTACGGAACAAATTCCTTCGAAAGTTTTAGGAGTAAACACTCTTACTCGCTTCTCCTCCTCCTCGACAGTAGTCATCTTTAACCTCCTTTGTAAACAGGACTGTAACATCCCTATATACGTTAGTCTAACAGGTACGAGTTGTTTAGTCAACTAAATTTATGAAATTATTTTACGACTTTTTTACAAATAAAAAAAGAGAAGCCCTTTGATGGCTTCTCTAGTAATATTTGAGTAATACTAAGGTAATAAATCTGAATTTTTAGCCTTCAGTTCCTTGACCTTCTGTAGGAGGCTCTTCTGTAGGAGGCTCTTCTGTAGGAGGCTCCGGAACGGCTGTTTCATCCTTGATATAGTCTGCAATTGCAACTTGGAAGTTATTAACTCCAAGAGAGAACGCAGATTCAGCATAAGCAAGGAACCCACCTAGCGCATGGCGAGCTTCTGTGCCTGCTGGAACATCAATAGCGTGGTGGTCTTTAAAATGATAAGCATCTCTGTAAATAGGATCATTTTTTGTTGTAATGTATACAACTTTTCCGTTACCGAAAGTAACAACAGGTTTTTTTCTTCCACCTTTTGTCCTTTACCGTCTTCTGTAATTAGCACAGGAACGATATTTAACTGGTTAGCTACTCCACTTTCTACTACTTGGAACACGTACCCTCCTTGGAAGATGTTAGTCGTGTCTTTATATGTTGGGACGTAGCCTGCTGCTGCCGTTTTAGCAATAATCTGATCTCCTGCTGCGAGGGTGATCGTTTCTTGTGCGAGCAATTCTGTCAGCTTCATAATAATCTCCTTTCTAAACTTAATTTACTTTGTCTTTCTTCACGTCTACTTGCTTAACTGCTGCCGCTTTGATTCTAGCGGACTTACTTACGTCATGGTTCTTCCAGTAGGCACCTACGAACGCTGCTACACCGAAGAATAGAGAAACACCTTCATAAAGTCTCTCACTATCTACTGATAAGTTGAAAGCGTCAAAGCCTAAGTAAGCAGCTGCCGCATTAATAATCGCAACGATATACACAATTGTGAGTACAACCATCTTCGGCTCTACTTTAGGTGCCTCAGTCGGGACTTCTACTACCTGAGTTACAGTCTCTTTCTTGTTCTCCATATGTACCATCCTTTCTAGTTATAGGTCTTCTTCTAATATAACAGAAGACAGTTATCCCTTATCGGATAACCGTGTTCTGATGAACTCGTGAATGTCTTTAATGACTTCTCTAATGCGAGTCGAACTCACACCCTCTTTAGCCCACTTACAGCTCAACTCTGCTACAATTTGAGATTCAGTAAGTTCCTGCATCGTCAAATAGAGTATTTCTTTCTCTAGTTGTGACATAGTCACGCCTTTCAGTACGTCCTCTAGGATCATGTAGTAATCCAATTCAGAATCATATGACGGATTGCTGTCCATAATGATTGTTACGTCACCATCGTTCTTAGTGACGAATACACGCTTACGGTCTCGATACTCTCCTTTGATGTAGGAGTGTCGCACTCGATGTGTGAGCTTTGTTTTTATGTACCCCGGAAAATCAACTGCACCATTAATATGGTACTCTTTCACAAGTCTAACAAATTGTTCGTCAATATAACTTTTTAGCTCCTCTTGTGTAATACTATCGGGTAAGTAGCTCTTAAACTGGTTAAAAAGGCTGTGACGTAAGTTGCTGTACTGATGTAGCAATTTATCTGTATCCCGTAAGAAAACTCCAGTGGATTCATCCGTATTCATACCTAGAAACTTGTTACCGTTCAGAATCTGCTCCTGCTCCTTCTCAGGGTTGCGTGCCAAGAGGATTCTCTCCTTCTGTAATAATCTTAATTTTTGTGTTCTTACATAGGATATCAGAGTAATGGATAGTGTAAGGTACAGCTACTTCTCCTTGTTCTGTGTGGCAAATAGAGTTCCCTTTAGCCCATCTGTCAAAGACAGCGTCAAAACGTACTACAACGGTCTGAGTGCTGTATGAATCCTTTACGTCAATGAGGACTCGTTTACCTTCTTTGATGGTTTTCTCTAAAGCAGATTTGATAGCTTTAAAGGGCTTAGGTACTACATCGTGTGTACTTGTGCGATCTCGGTGACTTTGAAGAGTGCCTGCAATAACATCGCCTTGCTCGTTAATTCTCATTAATGTTTCCTCCTCCTGATGTTAAAGGTAGAGAGTAGGGAAACCCCTACTCTGCACTATCAATATCGTCTTGAATTTCCTGAATCATTGCGTCCGCATCTGTGTCTAGTCCTGCATCATTCTTCTCCATCGAAATCGGAGCTGCTACTGAAGGGTGAACTTTGTCAATCCAACCATCAAGGCGTAGGTTTTCGTTGGTTAAAGCAGTATACCCTTCCGGGAACTCAACTTGAATAAGCTTGTTAAGCAGCTCTTCTCGAATATGTGCCCCTTCTTTTTGAAGGAACTCAACAAAGAGGTCTTTTCTCTTCTTATGTATTTCTCCATTGTTATCTACGTATTCGTAACTTTGAGATGTTCCTCCAAGGATTCCAGCCTCTTCTGCAAGTCGAGTTATGTTTCGCTCATATGGAATACCTTCGTCTGAGATAAGGTCTAGCTGCGCCATTGTATGCGGACGAGACACTTTAGACTTATTGATCTTAATCTTCAGGTTGTGCCCGATTTTTTCTTCACCTTTTTTGATGGCAGTCCCTTTTTGAACTTCAATTCTTAAGGATGCGTAGTGCTCCCAAGCCTTCCCTCCCGGCATTTTTGCCTGAGCAAACATTGGGTTTCCACCGATATCTGCTCGAACTTGGTTGATTGCGATAAACAGAGACTTCGTGGAGGTAATTAAAGGACCTACCTTGTAGATTAACTGAGAGATGGCGGCTGCTCGTGCCCCTACGTTCTTGTCTCCGAAGTCCTTACCCATCTCTACTTCTGACGGGGTTTGTCCTAATGAATCCCAAATGTAAACAACAGGCGTGTTAGGGTATTTTTTCTTAAACAGTTCAATGGTCTGCTCAATTGTCTTACCTACGCTCTCGACCATAAGGGCAACTTCTTTCTTTTCGTCCGGCTGCTTAACCAAAATCTTAGTAGTGTCGATACCTAGTTGAGCTAGGCGGTCTTTATCTGCTGTCCCTTCTACGTCAATTAGAACGACAATACAGCCTAGTAAGGTAGCTACACGAGCAACGTGGAAAGCGAGTGTAGATTTACCTGCGGCGTTTGCGCCTGCAATTTCAACCATTCGTCCGAAAGGGAGTCCTCCTCCAAGGTATCGGTCAAGTTGAGGAAAGAACGTCGGTAATCTATCAAAAATCGTTGCATAGTCAGAGTCACGTAGAAGAACAAGACCTGCGTCCTCTGCTAATCCGCTTAAATCAATAACCGATGGGTCAGCTTGCTTGCTAGTTTTCTTTTTTGCCATATGTATATTTCCCTCCAAATTATGTGTTAATTTATGTTTTCACTAGGAAAGCCTAGTTTTTACACTAGGCTATCTAATAGCTTACTCGAAGTCTTTTAGCTCTTCTTCAAGCAACTTGTCCATATCAGGCAGATCATTGCCATTCATCACAGACTGATTTGTCAAGTCCGGTTGACTTGGAGGAGTCTGCTGTGGTTGAGCTGGCTGTGCCGGAGGTGCGGGTTGTGCTGGTGCTACCGCAGGTTGAGCTGGCGGTGCTTGTGGTGGAGCACTAGGAGCCGCTGCTGGCTGTTGTTGTTCGTATGGGTTACCTACCGGAGCATCTGGCTGGGCAGGTGCCGCAGGTGCTACTGGTGGTGTCGGTGCTGGTGGTACATACGTACTTGCGGGCTGCTCATAAGGGTTACCTTGAGCTGGCGCTTGTGGCGCTTGTGGTGCATAAGGTTGAGCAGGCATCTGTTGTCCATATGGATTACCTTGTGGTGGTGCCGGAGGCATTTGTTGCCCATAAGGGTTTCCTGCTGGAGGCGCTGCTGGCGCTTGCTGCTCGTTACCACCATTCGGCTTACGTCCCTCTTTCATATCAATGAATGCATTAACCCAGTCTTTACCGTTAGGCAGCTCCTCAGTCGCAACTGCATGAGGCTCTAAAGGCTCTAACATGCCTTCCCATCCTTGGTCTAGTGGCGGTAACACTAGGTTAGTGTAAACAGTAACACTATAGTTATAACTTCCTTGAGGTGGCTTACTAATCTTTAACACTGCCGCTCTGTTAGGGTCAATGAAAGACAAGTTAGTTCCGGATGTGTTAAGCATTGGGTCTACTAGCTGTTTGTTAAGGTCTTCCCTAGCTGACTTTGGTAGCTCCATTACTCGGATAACAAGTTGTCCGTTCTCATCTCGTTCTTGTACCCAGTGCTGCTGACCATCTTGACCTTGAACAGCAACAATCTTAATAACGTTGGCTAAGAATACCTGCTTAACTTTCTGCTGTCCACCGTATCCACTAGGAATCATCTGACGGGCTTGCCAATCAGTTACTTTCTGCTCTAAAATTCCATAAGGGTTAGGCTCCGGGTGGAGAACAAAGTTAGACTTGATTTCTTTACCTTGAGAAGATACTGCGCTCAAAAAAATCTTTCGTGACGGAATAGCGTAGTCAGCTCCTGCTAACGCAGCCGACGGGAGCACTTGAACGTATACATCGGGATTGTTCTTCTCATGGAATAGCTTCTTGTGCTTTGTTTGAGGATATTTCACTCCCTCGAAGTTACTTCCGCCGCTCTGCTCTGCCTTCTTTATTTCATTTTTTAAAATATCTTGGAAATTCATATGTAGTTCTTCCTCCTATTATGTAGGTATTTGTGTGGTCTCCACACTGTATTAACATTATAACATATAATCTTTTAAAATACAAGGCTGTTAGAAAATTTATTGTTGCAATTTTCCCCCGGCTCCAGCACCATAAAACTTATGTTCAGCGATCTGTTTTCCGAAGGATTGTAACATGTCTTTCCGTTGTTCAAATGCCTTAACAATCCTAGATACTTTACCAACAATGAGTTTGAGCTGCATGTATTCTAGCATGACTTGCTCGTACTCAGGTCTTAGTCTTCGGTACGTTTCGACCATGTCTTTTGTTGGTTTTGTTCCTGTGCTGTTATAGTGCTGACGTGCAGCATCATCGACTTGCGCTGTTACTCTCTCACACTCTAACTCTTTACTTTCTTGGTAGTATTTAAGCTGCTCTAGCAAAGAAGCCCAGTACACAAACTTAGCAGGTTGCTCTAACATTTCTTGTAACAAGTTATGCTCGTTTACTGCTAACTCCTCTCTTAAGTTGTAGTCAACACTCGCCCCCGTCTCATCAATGAGCCGTATCAGGTCGAAGTCGAAGGAGTTAATGTTAACATCCATAGTCTCACCTCTCTTAGTAGAGGAAGGGCTTTAACCCTGTCCTCTCTATCAATTTATCATATAACTAGTCTGTATGTCAACTGTAAAATACAAACTTTTTACGATATAGTTTGAAAAGTTTGATAACTTTGTTTCTTAGCTTCAAGCGTAGCGACGAGTTCATCATGTTTCTCTTGGCTTATTGCTTTACTATCTTTATAAATCTTGACTTTTTTCTTATCAAGGTAGTACTTACAGTATCCTTTGGCAGAGTTGAAAGTCTTGAGCTCTTCGGCATCATAATCTACCATGTCGTTATAGTTAAGTCCGATCTCCACGTCAGCAGCAATCGGATAACGCATTTTTTCACCCTTCCAGTCAATAAACAACCAGTCCACAGGAAGATTTTCCATAATAAACTTTGATGCTTTAGCCATAATCGCAATCTCGTTAGCAGGGCAGTCAAGTACAATGGAATCGTGTACTGTTAGTACAATCTTAGAACGTAACTTCCTCTTCTTAATAAATTTCCTGATAAGGACAACAGAGGAGTTTGTTAAGAAAGCTCCTGACCCCTGAATGAGAGTGTTGACTGATTGTCTTAAAGCCTCATTTCGTTTAGAACGGTCACGAGATTGAACGTTAGCTAGTGAACGTCTGAATCCATGCAGGCACTCAACGTACTTCTGCTTCATAGCAATTTCATGAACTTCCTCGATAAACTCTTTAATTCTCGGTTTGTTTCGGAAGTAGTCATCAAATAGTTTCTCTGCTTGTTCTAAAGTCATACCATGCTTAGCATAATAGGAAAACGGCGTTTCCAGTTAGTACCCTCGGTTTCCCGATATTTATTAGGGGCTTAGACTATATCTTATCTAGTGTCGTTACTACTAGACCGTGGCGCTTCCACTTAAGGATTTCCACCTCAAATGTACCCTACTCAGTTACTCACTCGTGTCCTCTCGACAGAAGCTATCCTTTCGGTAGTCGTTACACTTTCTACACTCTCACATGTAGTTTACTCATTGTCTTTTACAACGAACTTCCACCCTTTATGGTGGGCTCTTCTTCCTTTAAGTACGTCTCCTATACAAGAGTCGTTAAGGTTGTGCTGCTTCGCAAACTCCTGAACTTGAACGAACTCAAACCGTTCTTTCTGAGGTGAAATTGCTACTTTTTCTTTATACCTTAAGGGAGTTTCTTTAGGTTTAACTGGGTTGTGTAGATACTCAAACTTCCAACCCTTGTGGTGACTTTGCTGCCCCGTGAGACAGAAGTACACATTAGGGGGTTCAAAGAATGTTGCCTACAAAACTCCTCTCGGTTTTTAAACATAAACACTTCGTTTTTAGGAGATACTGCTTTACACTCTCTCATTCGAACTTCGTACGTTGGTTTAAAGTTCTCTTCTGGTTTAACAAACATACAAGTTTGCGGACTGTATATTTTATTTCCTTCGATCTTAATATCTTTGTCCAAGTGAAAAGTTTCTTTTATGTATGCATCTTCATCCCACCCGTCTACGGTGTCCACTGTCTCTAGGAAGCCATCGAGTGTGCGCCAGTCGTCACATACGGTCACACCTTTAGCTCCGTAAAAGCGGTAGCTTTGGTGTTTTGGATTGTAACATCTTTGGTTCATGTCATACCAAGTTTTTCTTAATTTTTTATATAGTACGTTATGATATTGTCGTTCTCCGATAGGGAAAGTGATTGCCAAGTTAATCCTCCTTTCGTATTTTTTATGTGAGAGTTGTAGCTTAGCACGGTATTACCATGTTTTAACTTAGGCTTTCACCGTTAGCCTGCATTTTGCAGACACCTTACATTTGTAAGTTCACCACGTTTTACTACGGCAAATAGTTTACCGTAAGCCAAGCCGAAGGTGGTTGCCTTTGCTGTACTACGTTGATCCCCAGTAACCTCTTCAGGAGGAACATTAAACACAAGGGCAGCGGTCTCTCTGTGCGGATCGGCTCCGTCAAGGAACGCTTGCGTCATATCGTTATCTCCTGCGGCTAGAGCAAGAATACGAGCTTCTAGTGAGCTATAATCCAATTGCAGTAATGCACCATCCGCAAAGCTTGTGACAAACATACGTTTAATCGGATTCTTATAGTCGAATCGGTGAATATCCTCTACTTTTCTCGGCAACTGTTGCATGTTTGGCTTAGAAGACGAAAGACGAGTCGTAGCCGTTCCTGTTGAGTTGAACCCTCCGTGAACAATATCATTAGCGTCTTTCAAAGCCAGTAGCTTATACGTGAAGTTCTGTTTTCTTGTCTTAACTGCGGAATGCGTAAGAAGCAAATCAGCCATTTCAGAGAGCTCTTCGACATGGTCCTTGAGGTAAGGTAGCGTGGCTTTGGTATCTACCTTATAATGGTGCCATTCAACCTCGTCCTCTTGTATATCATTCTCTGCGGCGGATTTTACAAGATACTCTTTATTGAACGGTAGCTTTATCCCCGTATACTCAAGTAAAACTTTTTGTTTGTGTAGTGAGGAGTTAGGGCTGAAAATTCTGTCTTCCGGGTCTTTATATTTATCTCGGAGCTTTGCTTTATCTTTGTCTCGAAGATTAGGCGGCTTAGACCATTCCGCTATCCCTATCTCGTATAGCTCTTGAAGTTCATTTTCAAGTCTTTTCACAAGAGGAAACTCTCGAAGAACAGCGAGTAATCTTTCTTCTTCCGCTGTATAGCTATTAATGATCTGCTCTACATACTCAATATCCATCTTAATTCCGTTAGCCTCGATGTAAGCCAACGCATCTGTCATCTCAGGATAGTGCTGAGTGTATAGGTATCTAATCTTTTGGTTCTCAGGTAACTGTCCAACAGCATCCAGTTTGTTATGAACACGTAAGCATACGTCAACGTCCCCGGAAGCGTAAGGTGAGAGAATCTCTTTTAAAGGGAACCATTCATAGTTAAAGTCAGAGCCGTCAATCTCATTAGCCCGTTCAGTGGCTTTACCAAAGTCAATCTTTTCGAACACAGGTTCAGGAATATCTACAGGTGAACGATTCTCTCTTCGAGCATTTTCTCTCTCTAACTTTACCTGCTCCTTGTACTCTGCCTTCATCTGAGCTTCTTTATCTTTGTGTTCCGCTTTAGCTGCTTTAATTCTTGCAGCCTCTTCAGCTTTCCATTGCCTTTGATATTCGACTTTATAGTCTTCAAGCGGTTTATCATACCCACCCATGTCAGTAAACTCGTAAGTAATATCGGATAACTGACGGGATACTTTGGAGTCTTGGCTTACTAGTAACCAATACATAATCTTAGTGTCTCTGTTGTTATGGAAGTCATCGAAACCTTTCGTAAGTCGAAGGAATCTCACGTCGAACTGAAGGTTGTGACCTACTTTTACAATGTCCGGGCTAGCAACAAACGCTTGAATATATTGATATATTTCAGCGAGATGTCCCGGGAGCCACGTAAACTCTTTATGTTCTAATGGTATCGTTACCCCAGTACCTTCTGCCCAGCTAAGGGATATAACAAGAGGTTTTGCTCCTGCTACTTCCGGTCGAAGTGTGTTGGTCTCTAAATCCCAAGATACAATAGGAGCGTTTGGGATTTCTTTATTAAAAATCTCCCTAACTCTTTCAATAGATTCAACGTGCTCGTAGTCAACAGGCTTTGAGTTAAACGCTTCTTCGCCCTTTTCGAGGAACTTCTGTAAGGTAACAAAATCGGTCTGAACAAAATTCTGAATATTGGGGACTACCATCATGTACTCAATAGAATACATAGGAAGAACCCAGCAAGTATGACTACTGTCTTCACTCTGAGGGAGATACTCTCGGTACCTATTGTCCAGTTCTTTTAAAGCCTGCTGAGCTTGATCAATAGTGTTATGATGAGAGTTTAACTCCTTCTGAAGAGAGTTACTGTCCTTTAAGCGATCTTGGTAAGCTTTAAGGAAGTACTCTAGCTGTTCTTCAGCAACTTGAAGACTGCCAGCCAGCTGGGTGTGCTCAGCTTCGTATGCTGATTGTAGTTCCGGGGTGAACTCCTTACGTTCTGTGTTGTTACCTGCTGTGATTGTAACCTTTACTGGAACTCCACGAGCAGCTCCAATCTTGGCTCCACCTGTCAGAGCTTTTAGTCCGACAGCACCTGTAGGCACAATGATGTCCGGCTTCTCTCTAACAATTCGTTCGTAGAGGAAAGGGTACTCTTTCTTAGCTTCAGTAACTCCGATCTTCTTGTACTTGGTAGCTCGGTTATACTTGTCTCGCTGTAGTACTTGAGGAATTTGTTCATAGGCATAGTCTATATAGTAATCGTTTTTGGTTAGAGCTAATCCGTCAGGGTTTTCTGCAAGTGCTCTTAAAATCTTACCCGCTTCAGTCTGTAAGAATACATTTTTAAAACCACCATACTGGTCAGTCTTCTTAATATGGTTCTCCCTGAGATGCTCTTGAAGAAATAGGACTTTCAAAGACATTCCTCCTCCTTTTGGTTTGTAAGTCTGTATATAATCATACTATAACATACAATGATAGTCAACAGAAAAAAAGAGCCGAATATCAGCTCTTTTTATTTTCTCCTAAATCTAAAGGTAATTCTAACTTGTCCCACTGAGATAGTAGCATTACTTTGGCTACACGTTTTCTTTCTCTTATAAAATATCTGTTGTTTAGCCCGTCATATGCTCGCTTCTCGGGAAGTACTTCAGTGTAAATCTTTAAGTTCTTTCCGATCTTAAGGTTATGTCCTTCTTTAATTACTTCGAGTGCAACCTCGTCAGCTAATTTGAGAATGTCTTCAATGTCTTTTATTTTGTACCCACCCTTTGTAGCTATCCTACGAGCGAATTGATCACGATTTACTGCCAATGGAATTACCTCCATTTTGAAAACGCTTATTGTCACTAATCACAAGATCCTCAACGTTTCGCATGTCTTTCTTGGAGTCACATACCAACCAAATATTCATTTTCCAAGTAGATAATGGGTCTTGCAGATGCTGGAAGCAGAAATATTTGTACTTCGATTTTAGATGGTACCTGCCATTGTAGAATACATAGAACGGTTTATGTCGATCTTGTATCTCCTGTTCAGTTAATGCAGGGAAAGAGATTCTTACTTTGTCAACATGGTACCTAAGTGGGTACAATGAGAATAAATAGTCATACACGTTAATATCCGGTAATACAATAGGAACGTCTATAACGACCTGAGTAGCCATAGAAGCTAACTGAACGTTTTTGACATCCTCGTGCGTATACTCTTTCTTACAGTAGAAAATTACTTCCGACTGCGGGGTAGCGGCTAACTTTGAAATTACAGGCAGCGGAACCCTGTCTTGCGTGTAATACTTAATGAACCCGCCGTGGTCGAATATCTTTTCTTGTAATGTGTCGTTGTTGTACCGCTGCTTAAAGATAAGATAAGTTTTGTCATTTCTTTTGTTAAACCTATGAGAATCCCCTTTCAAAGCGTTCATCTCTTTTTCGACTTCCTTCTCGTTGAGCTGTGTTACTTTGATGGATCGAGTCTCGTCTTGCTTTGTAGTTAAGTTTAAATTAAATAGTCTGTCAGTATTGTGTATGTTTAAGGATTTTTGTCTAGCCATTATTTTCTGCCCTTCCTTGTCTTGTTAGATTACTCTGTATATTCTTATTATACCACAAAACAAAGAAAGTAGAGGTTTTCCCCTCTACTTAGTTACAGAATTGATATTATTGGTTACAGATGATGTTTACAAGAACTCTCCGCTGCTTATCTGTGAGTTGATGCTGGGCTAGCGCTTTGCTGTATATGTCAATCTTCATACTCTTATACTGGTCGTCACGTAGGTCATCCATTAGACCAGTTTCATGAATAATATGAGCTAGTGTATTCTGTGGTAGTGCGTGTAACGTATCCATTGTTGTACGTAGTCTTTCTCGATAGATCTCAAGTTGTCTTTTAAGCCATTCCAGCTCATTGTCCTGATAAGGGTGCTCCTGTATAGCTTCTCGAACACTTGAAGGGTGAATATCAAATATTTTCCTGTACCCCGTCATTGAAAAATCCTCCCTCTCCGGTAAGTTACTGAACTGGTTTATTTGATCTGCCATCTAATCAGCCCCCATATCAGCCCTGCTCTCTTCTTGTATTCGTAGCTTCATACAATGCCTGCGATAGTTCCTCTTCAGACACTTTCTTGATGTGCTCCATTAGCTCTTCCAAAGAAACTGGTGCGCCAAACTCTCTGTCCTGCAACCAAGGGCTGTCTACACCTACATTTATCTGATTCGGGCTAGAGGACGGCGTGCTGTGAATATGACCATGAATAGACCATTTAAGAGGTCTAACGCCAATATGCATAGGGAAATGAGTTAGCCACATCTGCTGCTTGTTACACTTTACATAGGTACCTACCTCGTGGTAGTCGTGCAGTAGTCCGAGTTTACCAATCTTTTTGTAGTGCTTAGACTTATCATGGTTTCCTTTGATCAATATAATATTCCCGTTAAGCCTAGAGAGAACGTCTACTGTATTCTCGTAATTAGTGATACTAAAATCCCCTAGATGGTACACTGTGTCTCCGTACTGGACTGTGTTGTTCCATGCTTGGATCATACCTTCGTTCATTTCTTCAACAGAGCTGTAAGGTCTGTTCTCAAAATCCAAAATATGCTTATGCCAAAAATGTGAATCACTTGTAAAATAAGTTCCCATTACACTCACCTACCATTTAAATTCATCAGGATATTTAATACTCTTATCTTGATTTTCAACTAATTCATCGAATATGTTGTCTAAAACGTGCTCGGTAAAAAGGTTAGTAGCCAGCTGATTGCTGCTTATTTCTTGTAAACTCTTAACTACGGATTCGGCAAATTTCCTTTTGAATTTAACACGCATTTGAGCTTCACCTTTGCTGCTAGTTACTTCGAATACGCCAACTACCTCATCTACTGGTAGTTTGATAACAATGTTACTTCCGCTTAACTTTGCTTCCATGAGTTTCCCTCCTAGTTATTTCTTTAGTGGTATAGCAATACTCGGATCATCATCTTCCATCATACATCCGAAAATGGTATTAAACATCTCTTCAAGTACTAAATTTGGATCGTCCTTCAGGTGGTCGTCTAGGTATGATGCAAAAGATTCAGCGAATTTCCGTTTGAACTTAACCCTCAGCTCTTCGTGCCATAACTCAGGGTGACCGTTAAAGATGTCCTCTAGTTGATTCGTGCTTATTTTAATAACTATACTATTGCCGCTAACTTTTGCTTCCAAAATGTATTCCTCCTATATATCTTATAGTGTAGTTACAGTCTACCATTGTTTTTCTCTACTGTCAACAAAAAAAAGAGAAGAATATCTTCTCTTTTAGTTTTTTCGTTGGTCGCTAACGAATTTATGGATAGCTGCTAGTTCCTTATGGTTTCTACGGACCATCATGTCATTGATTTCATCAACTGCTTTATACATATTAGACTGCAAGTCTTTTCGCACTGAACTAGGGCAGTCTAGCTTATTAGGGGTAGCGTTATCACTGGCTTCCTTCGACTCAGGACAACACTGTCCTATATAGTTCCACAAACAATATGAGTTGTTACATTCCATCCTCTTTCACTCCTTTTGTCAGCTCTTTCAGCTCTCGTCTTAACATGAAAAGTTCTCTGTTAGCTTGTGTCAGTTGTCGTGAATTTTCTAAGTAATCTCGCTCATATCGGTCTCTTGACCGCTTCATGTGCAAGTATAAGTTAACATCTTCGCTGTCGTATATTTTGTCAGCGTCTCTTGAAAGTGAGCGGATGAAAGAGTTCTTAAGAATGCTTTCATCCACCGCCAGTTCCTGCTTACGTGCTGCTTTTACGTTCCTGTTACCAAGGTATACTCCGATATGCTTAGGAATCTGATCTTTGACCTTCTCGTACAGTTTCCCGTCTTGAGGAAATACAAAGTAGTTGTAATGACCTACGAAACTCTTCTTTGCGGTAGACTTGAAGTCTGCGTACGAGACCTTAAGCTCGAAACATCTCCAAACTCCTTTAGAGTCGTAAGTCATATAATCAACTCGCTCTTTGCCCATTCCATCTCTCTGAAAACCTATGGTTACCTCGAATCCACCAAACGTACCGATCTTGTTAAAAGCCTGTCGTATCTGCTGCTCTAACTTTGTAGTTTCCTCACTCTTAGCCATAATGTTTTAACCTCCTACAGACAACATAGCTGGTTTCCCGTATGGTCGTCATTTACATTTTCCATGTTTCAAACTTCTCTTCATTAATTAACTTCATTACTAGATTCCTCTTCTTCCCGGGTCTCTACTGTCTCTGCCCAAGTAATTTCTATTTGCCGTTCCGCTATCAGTTCGTTAGTAACGGCTGACGTGAGGTAGATGCTGCGTACATACTTTTTCTCTTGTGATAAAATTTCTGCTTCGCCTATGTTTAGCTCAAGTGACAGAGCGGCTACTGCACTCTTTACTCTTTCTATTTCCTCGGAACTCGCATCTTTCGGAGGAGCAATACCGACCTGCTCAAGAAGTTCGTTAACTGATGTATCGATAGCAACTTTCTCCGCTCTCTTTAGATCTTCCTTGAACTTCTCCATAGTAGTCCCTGTCTGATTACTTTCTTTACTTGACGGCGACCGAGTTAACGATGGTTCGTCGACTAATCTTTTCATATTCTCACCTTTGTCGTATTCCGAGTTGCTCAACGCTATCATCCTCTCTTCTATGGTACTACACCCTGTATTTTACAGCATAATTACAGCTTTGTCAACAAAAAAAAGAAGGGAATCACCCCTTCTTATTCGTTAAAGTAAAAATCGTCGTCCTTGAGCGGTTCAACTGTAGCCTTCTTATACCCGTTCCCTTTTTGACTGAAGAAGTCGAATGACTTTGTTTTTGTGTTTAACCCGTTAAGAACGATAGGGTTAACATCCTCTTCTTCGAAGATTCCTTCGTAACCTATGTTGTTTAGAGCTTTGTTGCCATTATACCTAACAAACTTTTTAACATCCGTAGACAAACCTACAGCGTCGTACACATCAGCGGTGTACTCTAACTCGTTTTCGTATAACGTTTGGAATAAGTCTAATGCGTAAGCATGAAGCTCTTTTTGTGTTTTAACATCTTGTTTGTTATAGATCTCTTGAGCCAGCATCCCGACGTAAGCTCCGTGAATCGCTTCATCACGGATTATGAGATTTATCACCTCTCCGGAGTTCATCAGTTTACCTTGCCCGTAGAAATATAACGGGTAGTAGAAACCACTATAGAACAAGAAGCTTTCTAAGAAAACAGACGCAGTCATAGCCTTGAAAAGTGAGATGTCGTCGTCCTTTTGAATGTTGTTATAGACATCGACAATAATTCTCGCTTTCTTTTGCAAGAACTTGTTGTTCTTTACCCATTCAAACACTTCTTTGATTTCCTCTGAGGAGGCAAGAGTTAGGAAGATATTAGAATAAGACTTTGCATGAACTGCGTTCTCCATCATACCCATAAAGCTAAGTACGGCTTTTCTTTGGTGCCCTTTCACATGCTCTGCAATGGTAGGCATTCCTGTATTACCTTGTTCTGTATCAAGTAGTGTAAGACCTGCTAGAACACGCATGTAAGTAAGTTTAACTTCCGGAGCAAGTGACTTCCAAACAAGTATGTCGCCGTTTAAAGCAATCTCTTCAGGTAGCCAAAACTGTTTTACATTTTGATTATAAAAAATTTGTGTAAAGTCATCGTCGTGATGAGACCAGTCCGCTGCTGTTAAAATTCTATCTGTCATTATTCTTCCTCCGCCAGTTCCTTATTCTTGTTGTACTCTTCTGTAATAGCTATTCTGAGTTCGTCAATCCAACTTAAAACTTCTTCGTAACCTTCCTCGTTGTAGAGATATTCGCTATGGTAAAGGTTTGCTGCTATTTTAAGTGCTAACTCTTCTAGTGTAGTCATGAAAACTCTCCTTTTCGTAAGTCACTGAGTTGTGAGAGAGCCTAAAAGCCTTCTCTCCTTTGCTGTACGATACAGTGTTGCGACCTAAACGGCACATGACAGACATCCTTCTTGCCCCGTATCCTTGGTACGTGCGTAGTAAAGTGTTTTAATACCTTTATGGTGAGCATACAAGTCGATACGGTTAAGGTCACGAGTAGTCATCGTATCTTTAAGGAATAGTGTAAAGCTGATTCCTTGGTCAATGTGCTGCTGAATTGTTGCGATCATATCGACTACACGGAACATGTCCATGTCGTATGCTTCTTTGAAGAAGAACCAGTTTTGAGGAGACAACCCCGGCATCGGGTAGTAAGTCTTACTGTTTCCATATGTTCTTTCTTCGATCTTCTCCATGATCGGCATAACCGAAGCCGTTGCCGATTGAACGTAAGAGATCGATCCAGTAGGGGCAATGCATAAACGGTAACTATGATACATGCCGCTCTTCTTAACTTTCTCCTTAAGATCTGCCCAGTCAGCTCTAGTCGGTAGCTTCATACCTTCAAAAAGATGCTTCACTTTGTCTGTAACGGGAAGGAAGTCGTTATCAAGGTATTTATCAAAGAACTCTCCAGTGTCGTATGTAGAGCCTTTAAAGCCCTCGTACGTCTCTCCTTGTTCTTTAGCAATCTCAGACGATCTCTCTACTGAGTAGTAGTTCACTGCTGCAAAGAATACATTTGCGAACTCTCTAGCTGTAGGGCTCTCATACGCAATGCCTTCAGTAGCTAAATACCCATGCAGGTTCATAGCACCAAGCCCAATAGACTTCATAAGTTTGTTTCCTTGGTTTACTGCTGGAGCGTTTGTGATTTCAGTTGTTTGTGTGACTCGTGTTAAGGAGTCTGTTGCTAGCTTGACTGTCTTCTCAATGGATTTGTGTTTCATAACATTTAAGATGTTAAGTGATCCAAGGTTACAGGAGATGTCAATACCTAAGTCGTCTTCTTGTCCATAATCCGTGTAGCTAGACACTGTAGATGCCTGTAACACCTCTGAACAAAGGTTAGAGAATTTTACATGTGCGATATGGTTGTTTGCATGTTCTTTGTTTACGTTGTCTTGGAACATGATGTAAGGGTATCCGGATTCAGCACGAAGGATAGCCAGCTTCTCTAGTAGTTTACGAGGATTTAACGGCTCCTTACGAACTTTCGGGTTGTCTACGAGCTCGTCATACATTTCTCCGATGTCCATTTCATCGAGGTGGACTCCGTAAGCTTTGTATACTGAGTGTGGGTAGAACGTATATGCTTGTTTGTCCTCTCTAGCAAGCTCTACAAACTTGTCAGGAATTACTACTCCGATAGAGAGTGTTTTCGCACGTACATCTTCGTCAGCAGAAATTTTCTTAGTATCTAAGAAGTCATTAATATCAGGATGGAATACGTTTAAATATACACTCCCCGATCCTTGTCTTTGCAGACTATTCGACTGGGTTCGCTACACCCAGCCCGTTCTCTGAGGAACTGCTCTGTGTTACCACAGAGATTAGACTATATCTTGGTCTTAGGCGTTACCCTAAGTACCTCTCCCATTTCCACCTGCTTAGGTGTACTCTACTCGGTTACTCACTCGTGTCCTCTCGACAGGAGCTTCCCTTTCGATAGTCGTTGCACGTTCAAGACAACTTTTTCGACTTATAGATGATCAATCCAGTCTCAACAGCGTGGTCGTAGTTCTCTTTAACTGTGACCCATTCAAGATTGTCGATGTTGAAATTTGATTTGTCTCCATCAATATGATTCACTACAGGTTTTTTCTCTGGGTTTGGTATGAAGTATAAAGCAACCAATCTATGTACGTACTGCTCATACCTAATTCCGTCTTTAAATAGCGTTACTATAGGGTAATGACCTTTTCTAGTCTTAGGCTTAATCAGAGTGTTATCGGATAGTTTTACTATTTGGCTCCTATTCGTCACTCCGTAATTCGGAAACTCCTCTATAACCTTCAGTACCTCCTCTTCTTGGAGGGTGAATGGTATGGACGTTTTCCTTAGACCTAGTCGTCGTGCTCGGTGATTTATAACTTCCCGAGTCGTACCTAAGTGTTCTGCTATTTCTTTCTGAGTCATACTACTGTAGTTCTCGATAATAAAATTCTCATCTATGTCTACTTTGTTGTGTGGTTGTCTTGCTTCGCTCATGATTGTCCTCCTTTGTGTTTAATTAGGAGGAGGTTCCATGAATTAAAGAGATGATCGACCACTATCACTAGTGGAAGGAGCCAAAAAACCCATCTGATCTGCATAGCGGAAAGCATTGTCAAGAAGTTTCATTACTCCTACGACACCTTTAGTAGCGTTCTCTACGCCTTTAATGGCTTCCCCTTTAGCTCGAATCTTTGTCAAGTTGAGACTCACGCCTCCGCCTAGTTTTGATAGCTGCATGGACATGTCAACAGCTTTAGAAATATCGTTCAGGGAATCGTTTACTTCCATCAAGAAGCAGCTTACAAGCTCCCCACGGCGTTTTCTACCTGCATTTAGGAATGTTGGAGTACTCGGTTGGTACTCTTGGTTTAGCAGCAACTCAACAAATTCTTTAGCTTTTTTAACGTCCCCATCAGAGAAGAATAGAGAGACGATAGCAATACGGTCTTCGTAGCGCTCAAGGATTCGTTTCTTATCATTTGTTTTAAGTGCATAGTCATTATAGAACTTAAACGCACTCATGAAGGAAGGGAAACGGAATTTCTTGCTATATGCTAGTTTAAATACGTCTTTAATTTCTTTAAAACTGTACTTAGAGAGAAATTCTTCTTCGTAGTAGTCATTCTCTATTAAGTAGTCTAGCTTCTCTCTGAGGTTGTGAAAGAACACTGTATTCTTGTTAATGTGGTCAACAAAATAGCTATGTACTGCTTCTTTATCCTTGTCGAACTGGAACTTCCCTTCTTTCTGAATCATAATCTCGTTGTTTAGTTCTACCCACTTAGGGATGCTATTCTCACTTGTCAATTTTCTTGACCTCCTGTATAAGTTTATCTAGGTCGGTTCGTGTTCCGCTCATCTCGAATTTAAGTAGCAACGGAACATTATATGCAGCTGCAAGAGTGTCCCCAGCAAGACCGAAGGATGTCCCCCAGTTCCGGTTACCGCTAACAGCTACGCCTAGAAGATGTTTATGGTTTTGTTTGATGAAAGATTCTGTGATAACGGGTACTTGTCCAAAGCCTGTCGTGTATGTTATGTGAACAAAAGGTTCGTTTACAACGTCTAACTCTGTATGTATTTCCTGTAACCGAATATCGTATGTGTCTTGTAGCTTCCTTGCGAATCGTCTTACATTGCCTGTTTTGCTTTCGTAAGTGATTATCAATTTCCACCCTCCTATACTATATGTTGTGTAAAGAAGGCTACATATACATTATAACATATAATATAGGGGGTCTGTAAAGAGAAAAACAACTTTTATATAAAAACTACCTACACAGCTTACTCTTGTAGGTAGTTAAAGAAATTATTGGTTATCTTTAGAACACTCTCTCAGCTGATCTTGCAGTTCCCAAAAGGCTTGTTGATAGTTTTTAATCTTCTTTTTAAGGTCTTTTGGAACACTTGACTCGTTTCTAAGTACTGTGGCTGCGAGTGACATGCTATGAGACGCCTCTCCTAGAAAAGCAAGAGCTTGGTAAACATAGTCATTTTCTCTACCGAGTGCCTTAAATTTGTCTGTTTGAAACACATCCTCTGCAACCTCATTAACCCAGTCCTTAAATTCCTGTTCTTCTTTGACCTTTTCTAACTCTTCTACTGGAATGTTCATCTCTTGAACAACCTTGTCAAACTCCTGCTGCGTCATGTTGTTAGGTTGAAAGCGATCAAGCACAATAGAGAAGGGATAGAGATAGTTCTCTAAAATGTCCTCTCCATCTTCCCTATTGCGTATAGTTCCTGTAACGTTTCTGAGGTAGTCTTCCCTAGTCATATTGTGATGAGTAGGACAGCCCACAGTAGTCGAAAATCTACAATATAGCCCGTTTGGTTGTTGTGCGATAAAAGCGCCCATATGCTTTCCTCCTTATTGGTTACGTTTTCGTAGTCCCCTACGGTAAGCCACAACAGCAGGTTCGGTACGACTACGTTTGGCAACAAAATCGTAATTACTAAACCATTTCTCAAAATGTTTTTTATCTACCTCATTCGGGTTAGGGTTAAGTCCGTTTAAAAGTCTCATTACCTTTAAGCTATAGGTGGTCGGTAAGAAAGCAGGATGCCCTTTCTTAGTGTAGACACGGAATCCGCAAATGTCCGTCGATCTTTTATATCCTTTAGCTTTAAGAATAGCTCTCATTCGTGGTTTTTTCATTAGATTAAACCCTCCAATTGTAATTCTCTTTTTAGGTCTAGAAGACATTCCGCTCCTATATCCCATATGTCCTCTTTTGAGTCATCGATAAAATCATTAAGTACTTCTTCAATGGTGCGTTTTACATCGTATTGCTCGGTGACAAGCAATTCAGCGAATTCATCAAAAGGCACCTCATTTAGTGGCTCATACACGCCAACAAATTTACCATGATCTCTAGTTAAGAAAGCTAACTGATTTTTTAATTTTTCTCCTGTCAGAGAGTAAAATTCGTATAACGCTTCACTTTGCTTTCTAGTTATCTTAATCATTTTAGTTTTCCTCCTTGATAAATCCGTTTTCTTTTAACTCGTTATACATAGCCGTTAAAATGCGAAGCTCTTTGGGGGTAAATGCATTAGCAGTATACTTGTTGTATATATTCTCGGCTGATGCTCTTAGTTTATATTCTCCAGTTAGGACAGCACCAAGAACGTCATATTTGTGAAGTCTATTGATATAAATATACTGGCTCGCAATTTCTCCAGAGTGTAAAATCAAATGAATGACATCCTTATGAGGTTTTCCATTACAGATATAACATAATCTTTCCATATCTTCAAATTCTTTTGGGCTTAGATATAACATTTTAGTTTGCCTCCTTGATAGTTACTACTTGATCGTTCCATGACTCGAAGGTCTCAGCCATGATGTGTCCGTCTTCCAAAAGTCTTCCTATGAAGTATATAGAACTCTTGGAATAGTCAACCTTTTCCGCTGGGATATTTGGGGTCAGGTATTTTCCAGTGCTATTTGAAAACATTGTGTAGCCGTAAACGTCAGTGCCAATAATTTTGAGTCTCGCCTCGATTGGTTTACTCGTTTATAAAACCCCTCTCTTTTAGCCTTGCAATGGCGTATGCTACTCCATCCTTTTCAGCAATATCAAGTCTACTGTCAGCGTGAAGCTCCTCTAATACTTCTTTAATGGTCTTTTGAGTTTCCCACACCCCGCCAGTAGCAATATATAGCAAGTTATTGAATGGAACCTTGTTGAGTGGCTCAAGTGCATTTACCCAATCCCCATGTTCACAAATTATATAGTCAACCAACCTTTCCCTTTGTTCCACTGGGTCATTGTTTAACTCGCTGTATCCTTTTATCAAGCACTCAAGTGCCTCAGCTTGCTCTCTTGATAGTACAACTTTTCTAGCTTCACTCATTTTCTTTTCCTCCTCCTATTTAGATATTTATTTGATTTTGAATATGTATAACTTTTTTTCCGGTTTCGTCTGACTGATCTAGCAATCCATGGTCAACACGTATTCGGCACATTTCTCTAAACTCTTCTGAGAAATATGTTGTAGTTATCCGTTTTCTTTTAGAATATCTGTGCCTAACGGATAACTTATTTCTTCGTGCGAAATACCTAAATAATTTTTCCCAATTTCTGTTCGAAGACATCCCGGGTATCCAAACTCTACTATTAGGGTTACGGTATACTACCTGCTTCAGCTGATCGCTGCTTCTTACGTAACCTTTAGCTTTTAAGATAGCTCTTCTACGTGGTTTTCTCATTTTCTTTTCCTCCTCTATTTTCCGGATTAAGTACATCTCCATAGTTTGCGCTCCAAAAGTGAAATCCACTATGGTCCGGTACGAAAATTCCTCTTTTTATAAACCAACGTCTAACTTTCTGTTTGGATGATGGAGGGATGGCTCTATGATCTCCTTTTATGAAAACCGTATTACCACCAAAACCTCTTGACTTAACATACCCTTTCGCTTTAAGAATGGCTCTCATACGTTTAGATTTCACTGAGTATCTGCACCTCTGTTCCATCCTCAAACCAGTATAACCACACAGTATCCCCATTATCTTTAGTTGGATCAGCATCAACAGCTTGGGAAGCATCAATCAAGATAGCCACATCGCTAGGGAACATCATCTTGTCAGACGCTCCTAGTTCTTCATTGTTTACAAGATTCGATTCAGGTAGTCCCGAACAGTCAACCTTTCCAGTCTCCTTATTAATCTTATAAACATCGTCAGCAGGTATATAAAGCTTTGTCATTCCCATCGTCTATTATCCTCCCTAACCTTCTTTTTTCTCACTTCACGAATAATGGTTTTAGTTACTAAAACAACTCCAAGAACATATATTGACCCAACGAAAAGAGAGAATCCGGATACTATAATAATCATACAAATTATCCCTACCCATTCCATCTCTCTACCTCTCCGTTCCTTCTATGGCGTCTATAACATCTCCTGCGTACAGACCATCGTCCCAATTCATATAACCGACAAGACTATCTACCCTGTATAGTGCTTCCTCCGCTTCTGTGATCGCTTCTAGTTGTGCAATAGCTAAGTCCAACGCCTATCTAAGCATAGTGTGTGTGTGTCTCCGGGGGATAGCTAGACTGGATTATTCGTACTGCTTCTTCATGAGTCACTGTTTTCTTCCTCGGTATATTCTGCTGCATAGGTGTCCCACTGAACTCTGTCAGCGTATTTCTGAAGGTCTACAATGTCTATGCTTGAGAATGTATCAAGTGTCGATACTAACACATCAAATCTTTGAACTTCGTCTCTAATGTTTTTGATCGTGACAGAAGTAACAGCGTAGTCATTCCCTAAACTTTCAAGGATGTGTAAAAGTGTTACGTCAAATGGAACCATTATAAAATCTTTCTGTCTGTTACGAGAGAAAATCAGTAGCGGAACTTTACTAATACGGCGTGCGTCTCTAACGACTTGAGCCCACCATTCTTTAGGCTGCCCAATGTCTAGTAGGATGTGATCAAATGTCCACGACTCTCTTTTCTTGCACTCAATAACAAAGGGGAAATTCATACCAGCAGGCGGTACAATATCTCCCGCTACTCGCTGGTCGCTTCCCCACTGGAGACCGCCGGAGGCAGGAACTCGTGAGAAGTTCCCTCCCCACCAGTTGCCCATAAATTTTGCAATTTTAAGTTCATACCCTGCGCCTTTTGTTTTGCTTAGTTTCGACACAGCAATCACTCCTTCTCGTCTTTTTGTTCATCAGCGAGAGTTTCGTCTCCGTCTCCGATTTCATCAGCTTCTGCTAACTCTTTCATGTACTCTTCTTGAGCCTCTTTGAAAATATCACCTGTTGGGTCAAGTCTTTCGATAACTTTATGCTGCACGTTGACATGATCGATTAAATTCTGCACTAATTGGCGGTCGGCGTTAGTAACAGCTCGTGCAATAGTAACGACATCGGCAACGTTGATTACTTTACGTAGTGTATTTTTTAATAGCTTCTGTTGGCTTTCGTCTGCTAACTTTCCAGTCATTAGGTACATTACCAAGCGGCGTAGTTCTTTTTCGTTTAGTGAGTCTGCTGTTTGTTGTTTTGTCATGTTAATTTTCGTCTCCTTCGTCCAAGACGTCTAAGATGTCATCTTGGCTCTCTTTTAGTTTTAATCTAATATTTTCTTGATATTCTTCAGGAAGTGACTCTACAAGTACTCTGTAGCGTTCCTCCTGTACTTCTGTTAAGGTTTCAATAGTTCGAGATAACCCGCTTAACACTTTCATTAAAGCATTAGCAGTCTCCCCTAGTGTTACTTTGTCTGAGAGGGGAATGTTGTCTAGTTCCTTTTCAAACTGCTCGTCTGACATGTCTCCATATTCGTGCTCTATGATCAATGATAATACATCATTAAGAGTTTGTTCTCTCACTGTGTTCCTCCTCTACTTGACTCCGGAGCTACCTAAACCTTTTTCTCCTCTTTCACTTGGGGGGAGTTGGTTGGTTTCTTCGAAGACAGCTTTGATTTTAGGTAAGAAAGAAGCTTGGGCAATTCGCTCACCTTTACGAATGTATACAGTTCCACGAGGAACAACATCTCGATAAATTTTTCGGAACCCGTCTTCATCTGGGTAACCAATAAGTTCAATATCTTTCTTAAGTTGATCAGCGGCTGATTTCTTTGCAGCACTCGCTACCTCTTCCAACGGAACCTTGTTACCTTGGATATCAATTGCAAAGTCCACCATTGTGGAGTCTACGAAAACATTTTTGACAAGAACTTGAATCCCATCTCGGTATGTACCTTCTACAATACCCGGTGCGTTCGCAACGATCAACGGAGTTTTAGCGGCGATACCGCTTCGCAGTGTGACAAACATGCCTGCCTTGACTGGATCAAACGCTAATTTAAGATTCGTAGGAATACGAGTCGACTGAAAGGTTGCAGTCGGAACTAAACGACTTTCAGCAGCATAGATGTCATACGCAAAGTCATTTTCATAACCTTGAGTAGGGTGTGTAGCATCATTCTTTAAAACGTGAACTTTAAGTTCTTCCATAAGTAAATTTTCCTCCTTAGTAAGCTGTAACTACATAGTATCATATAGTCTGTAACTTGTCAACTATCAATTTACATATTCGCTAACTGAAGTCTCATTTGCCCTTCACTATCGGCTAGAAAGGCATTTGCTATAAGCTCTGAGCATCTTTCGATTCCGAGGTCGTTGGCATCCTCGTCTAGTCCACTAAAAACAAAGTAGACTTTTAGATCAGATGCCTTACTCCGAATCTGCTTAGCTGTCTCTATCATGTTGTACCAAGCGTCACTGTCGAGGAAAAGATAGATCGGTAAGCTTCTCTCTCGTGCAGCGTTAATGAGTAGGTCTAGCTGTATCTCGGTTATTTGCTTACCAAAGGTTGCTACTCCCGATCCGGGAGTCATGAAGCTATTGAACACACCCTCATGGACAACGATCTTATCCGTATTCTTGGCGTTGTTCAGGTTAAATATCGTAGTTGCTTTTGAATGGCACCCGTCCCATGCTGGGGCGTTAATTGACTTAACGTATGCTTTCTTATCAATAGCTCGAGTATTCCAATATAGCGGGTTACGCTTATCGTCAAAAGTAAAGAACACCACATGGTTCATAATCCGCATTGGCTCTTTACCTTCTTGCTGTACCATCCCGTCCACGACATAAGAAATGTTATGTTCATGGATCTGCTCTAGTGTAACCCCTCGACCATGTAAGTAAGTCAAGAACGGGTATGCTTCAGGGTTGTTCATATTAGCTGCTAATGTTTTCATTCCACTCGGTATCGCAGGGCACTTGAGTTGCTGATTTTCCTCATCCTCTTCAAGTGGTCGACCTTCTCTTGTTATGTACATCAGCAGCTTCTCTTCTTCTGTAAGGTCGTTACCGTATGTTTCCATACTCTTTCTGTAGTCTGATCTCTCATAAGCGTCGTAGTCGTACACAGCTAAAATATCAGCAGCTTCATGGAAATCGCAGGAGTAGTACTCTTTCACGAAAGAAATAGCATTCCCTTTAAACCCACACTTCCAGCATTGCATAATTCCTAGTTCTTTATGTATGTATAGTTTGTAACTTGTTTCTGAACAGAAGGGGCAGTTAAATCGTAAGTTGTTACCATCATCCTTATAACTGCCAAGTTCTTCTTTTGCTAGGTCAATAAACATGGGTTACTTCACCTCGATAAAACGTCTCATCAATCTCAGCATATTGTAAATCTCACCATATAGGATAAACTGGTCTTCCTCTTCTCTTGTAGCTACAGTATATATTGTAGCATACCAGTCCTCATTTCCACTGTTCGGGATGTGACGATCCTCTAGTACTTCTTCAGCAGTTAGACTGTCTAGGTAACGCTTTGCGATCTTCTCGTTTAGAGCATCCAGTGCCTCAGCTAGCTTTATGTGTCCTGCTTTAATGTCGTCCTGTGTTAAGGGATTTACGCCTAAGTCCAACAGGTTAGGGATGCCAAGACGCTCTGCTGCATAAACCACATCCCAGTTGCGGTCACTTACCTTGTCTTGGTAGAAGAACCCTTCCACCTGCAAATCCTCAGAATCGAAATACTGTATGTCATTATTACCCTCAGAGTGCTTATACACATCCGTGTTTTTGTATCCTCTATCCTTACATAAATAGAATTTTTTTCGAGTAGGGGAGTACTTGTACATGTAGTTACTGTTAAATGGGCACACATGTAGAACCTCTTCTAAAGACAACTCTAAATCTTTAGTCCCTCCTTCTGTAGTTTCCACGGTCATAATAAAAGTATCTTTGTCTTTTCTTGTTAGTTTCATGTTTTTTCTCCTTCAGTTAGTGTAGAAATTCCGTCTCGGTCTTTGACAACCGTGATTACTTGATCAAATAGCGGTTTAAGGTGTTCGTTGTGTGTAATGACGAATATTGTCCCTAAGCTGTTTAATCTTTCTTTGAGAAGAGTTACGACATTCTCTGCTCCTACAGAGTCTAATGCGTCGAACACTTCGTCATAGACTGCAATGTTAAATGTGCTCTCTGATCTACTAAGAACTAAGTCTTGTAAAGCTAGTGCGATAGACAGGTCAGCACGTTTCTTTTCTCCTCCGGAGTTAGACTTGTAGTTGTCTCCTCCTGAAGTGTTGATAACTTGTACATCAAATTTATCTGAGAATTCTCCGTTTTTATTTCTCGTTTGTGTAGTGAAGTTCAGCTCCATATCAGAACCGGACAGCATTGATAAGTACTTATTCCCTCTTTCGTTAAGGAAAGGTGTTTTAAGATCAAGTACATGAGACTTAATACCAGCATTTGAGTACGTCTTAACAACATTCTCTAGCACCATCTTCTCTTTTTCGAGATTAACTGCCACGTCTTTAGCAGCCTTGATCTTCTTCTTGACTTCAGCTCTTTCGCTTGTACGTTTCTGTGGTTGTGGCATGTCCCTTAAGCTAGCGAGGTTATCTTTAATACTAGACAGCTGAGATTCGTAGGATTGCTTTCTATGAGTATACGAATTTAATGCTTGCTCTCTAGTATGTATTTCCTGTACAACTTGGTTATACTGACCCATTAGCTGATCGTGGCTGCCTTTTACTTGCATGTACACTTCATGAGCATTAGCATTCTCTTGTTCTTTTTTAGTAATGTCTATCTTAAGGTAATGTAACTCTGTCAGGATCGGCTTAAGTTGCTCTCGGATCTCGAGTTGCTCTTTCTCTTTATGTGAGGTGTCAAGAGAGTTCCCACATACAGGGCAATTCGTGTTCGTTGACAGCTTCTTGTACTTACTGGTTAAGTCTGCTTTTTGATACTCTAGCTGTGACTTCCGATGGTTGAGCTGGTTGATCTCGTTCTGGACGGCGTTAACGGTGTTTGTTTGGTTGTTTAGATCATTACTAGTGTTAACTACCATTGAATCTCGTTTCTTCGTTAAGGACTCGATCTCGTCCTGCCAGTTGTTGAAGTTCTCAATGTTGCTTGTAACAAACGTCTCGAACTCTTTGAGCGTTCTATCATAGTTCGATTCTCCGTTAGCGATTGCTTGCTTTATAGACTCATAGTTTTTGGTGTCCTGCTCTTCAAGGACATCTACTTGACCTAGCTCCCACTCAAGTCTTTCTACTTCCCTATGCTGCGCTGCAATCTCTGCATCTTTCCCGCTTACCTTTGACTTCGCAACCTGTTGCGCTTGTGAGTAAATATTCAAGTTTAGAAGATTCTCTAAAATTTCTTTTTTCTCCCTGTCAGTAGCAATAGCAAACTTTCCAGCGCCCTCTCCTTGCGAGAACATGATACTGTTAATAAAGGTGCGGTGATCAATACCTACTAACTTTTCAATTGTAGCATTCGTATCTGTAGTGGATTTCCCTGTGATCTCGTCTCCGTTACAGAAGAGAAGTACCTTGTTCTTGTGCTTACTATGTTTTCTGTATCGTTCAATCCTGTAAAGGTCTGCCCCTTTATAACCTTCTAAAGCGACCATAGTATTCTTCCCTACGTGTCTGTTGATTACCTCGTCAGCTCGTATGTTCTTTGATGTTGTATCATAGAGTGCGTATATAATAGGTTCTAATAGAGAGCTCTTGCCAGCTCCATTACTTTGAAACTTTTCGTTTGTAGAGTTCTTTCCTTCGATCAAGATAATTCCTCGATTGTCGAGGTCTAGCTCAAACTCTTTAAACGATAGAAAGTTCTTTGCTTCTAGCTTTGTAAGTCTCATTTTTCTCCTCCTTACTCTAGTCTATAACATGATTATAACAGCATCTATAACGTATTGTCAATATAAAAAAGAGCCTTAGTTAGGCTCCTATTTTACTTCCTCGTATGTTTTCTTGAATACTCTATCTTTACAAGCCCATATCTCGCCTTCGACTCCCTTGAGAATCCAATCTCCTAGATGGGCTAGCATGTCTCCCTCAAGAGTATGAATGATTAGATCATGGGTTTGCTCACCGAGGAGAATATCGTCCCCTGCAAATCCCTTAAGCTCCTCGATGCTTTCAGATGTTCCAGTCCATTGCACTGCCTCTACAATTGCTGTTTTTCGGTACCGTCGTTTTGTCATAGGTTATCTCTCGCTTCCCTTAGAATGTCGAGCGCCGCTTCAGTTGCCTCCGGATAGAACTCTTTAGTATACTCTGAGACGATTTGCTCTTCGGTGGAGTCCATTTCTATGCCTATTCGAGTCTCGACTTTGTAATGTTTTGTTACTTCTAGTCTAAAATTGTCGGATTTCTCCTTAAACACTTCTACTTCCTTGACCTGCTCTTTAGGAAGAACGAGTCGGACGTAGTGATTCTCTACTAGGTCTTGTGTGTTTTCGTCAATCTTCGTTAGTGTAATAAACTGCTTGTTCGCTATTGGAATGAAAGTCGGCTTACCCTTCGCAGCTAGGTCGATCAACATAACACCCTTCTCTTGACCTTCATCAGAGAAACTCGTTTGAATGGTGTTCCCTGTGTAGAATACGTTATCCGTACCACCGAGGAACTGCCGTTTATGGTAGTGCCCTAGCGCTACATAGTCGAAAACGTCAGGTCGTAGGTCAGCAACGGAGAAGGCACCTGCTAGTCGATGGTTGTATCGTCCAACTTCACTCCCATCTACACCGATGTGACCTGCTAGTATGCTAGGATTGGGTGACTGTTTGGCTATGTGTGACCACAGTTCTACATTTTCCTTTAGTTCCTCGATGTTATCAGAGTAAGGAAGGGCAAATAAGTTAAACAAGAACCCGTCCTTTTCTACCTCTCGCCATAAAGGAACACTAAATACGGTCACATTCGGGAGGAAATCAAAAACTTCCAACCAATTACGAGACTTTGTTGAATTGTCCCTTGAATCATGATTCCCTCTGATCATATAAACCTCAGTATCTGAGTTTTGAGCAAACACTGTGAAGACTTCGTTGAACACGATGTCATCCAATGTCTTTCTTTTATGAAATAGGTCTCCACCAAACACGAGAATCGCATCATGCTCTCTTGCAATTTCAAACACTTTATGTAAGGTATTAATCTGGTCTCTGAAGCGGTCTGTAATAAACCGCTTATCTGGCTTAGAGAAATCCTCGAAGATATGTGCATGGAAATCGCTAAACGTTACTATTTTAGTCATATTATGCCCCTCCTCTAGCAGATGTTATCGCTTTGTTAATCTCCGAGCTAAAGTCGGGCATATCAGCGTTGTCTCGGTTTCCTTTTTTCTTACTCTTGAAGGCAGCATCCATCCGGCTGTCAACTTCTTCTAAGATTGCAATGTGTTCTTTTCGTTCCTCTTCAGTTTTGTAATCCCTTACTCGCTGCATACTTCCTACAACTTTCATTCCGATCATACGATCAAAGTGTCCTTCAGGAGGGTTACGGAGCTTATCAGCGTACAATCTTAGGAACCCTGCATTAAACTCTTCTTGGTGCTGGTTGACTACGAGAAGAAGCTCTACGGCGTTTTTCTTACGTAGCCCACCTTCAATATGCTCCGCTGTTTTGATTAAGGCGCTGTAAGCTGAGCGGTTCATCTGTGAAGCTGTCCACATAACAACATTAAAGTCTTGTGCAATTCTTCGCATCTCTTCAAAAAGCTTTCCAGCGTCTACACCTTCATTACCAGTTGCTTTAGGATTACGAAGTAATTCAGGGTAGTCAATAAGTACAACGTCGACATGCTTCCCTTTACGAAGAGTTACATCGGAGATTAGTTGCTCGATTTTAGCAGGGGTAATTGCCCCCGGAGAGTAACGGGAGAAATATAGATTTCCAAGACGTTCCTTGTTTTTCTCGTACACACTTTGACGTTTGTTGAACTCCTCCTCGTTGAGTTGTGTCCCATTCAAAATCTGACTTCTTGTTCTCCCTAACATGCTCTGCTCGAACTTTAAAATCATACGATTCTCTAACTCCTCTAAGGCAATAAACAGAACGTTGTAACCCATTTTCACGTAGTTTGTCGCTAAATTTGTTAATAGAAGCGTTTTACCTGTACCTGAGATGGCAGAGATAAGACCTAGCTCGCCTTTAGCTAAACCACCGCTATTGAGGGTGTCAAGAGATTTAAAACCTGTAGGGATGGTGTTCGTATGTAGAGTAGAAAGAGACTCTCTCTTATACTCTGCATCATGCAGGACATCAATAATCTCCTGTTCTTTACCGCTGATATCCATTCGCATTGTATCTCTAAGATTGTCTGCGATGTCCTCTAAGATGTCTTCTTTATCAAGATTTTGTGCGGCTTTCTTAAGTAAGTCCATAACCATATGCTTGCGTATATATTTCTCAATCTGCTCGTCGATAACGGTGTCATCACTACTATCACGAACAGTGTATAACTCAGATATATCGTTGAAGTACTGCTGCTGCACTTCTGCACTCTTTTTCATTCGATCCAGCTTCTCTTCAGCTAGAGTACATAAGGTGTCATACGTTAATGTAGCCGAGTTAGACTCGTAGTATCTCTTGATGATGTTTGATATGTCCTTGTAAACGTCATTGTCTTCGAAAATGGATAAAGGTGCGTTTGGGAGAACCTCCTTAGAAAATATAGGAGACTCAATCGCCTTCTTAAGAATCTGTTTCTGAATTGGTGATACTGTCACTTGTTTTCCTCCTTTTTTATACAAGTGGTAGAGAGTAAGGGTCTAATCCTCAAACTCTCCATCAAAAAAGTTATCTAGCGTGTTCTCGTAGTCAACGTGACTCTCAAGCTTGTAAGTCTTCTTTTGAGTGATAGCGGCAAGGTCAACCTCTTCTTCCTGTACTTCTTTAGCCTCTAGCCCTTCCATGAAACGAATAATCTGCCCTACATCGAGGATTGATAGGTCGTCTAACGGAATACGTTCTTTACCGTACTCTTTAAAAGCTTGTTGAATATCAGATAGGGAGACGAGCAACCCTTTTCGCTCTAAAATTAAACGCATAACGAGTCTTGTTTCATCGAGAGTGTTACGCTGGTATATATACTCTCTACCTTTCTCAACTTGTTCTGCTGTAGATAACGTAGGGTGAGTAAGCATACCGAGCATAAGACTTTGAGCATATGCCAATCTCTCAGAGTTCGTCTTCTCATCTACAAATGGAACTTGTGACCTAGCAGAAGCAACCACAACTTCTGTATGCTCAGAGGAAAGAATCATGTGAGCAGGTAAACGTGTTACGCCACCTGTTATAATCATAGACTGCGTTAAGATAAACTTCTTAATAGTTTCACGAGTTTTCAGTGATACTCCTTCTTCAATCATCGTGTCTTCCGATAGGCGGTAGAAGTTCGCTAAGTGATACTCTTCATCAGACGAGTAGTCACCGCAAAGGAAATCATCTACTGCGTGACGATACTGTAGTAAACCTACACCGCTGTCAGCTGTCTTGTAACCATCTACAAGAGCTCGCACAGCATAATCATCCGGAAATTGAATCGGGATGTGTTTATAAGCAGCATACGCACGACTCACTTTCTTTTGGAAGTTACAGTAGTCGTTATACACATCGTAGCTTGCATCGCTCATTAGAGCGTTAACGAACGGAAGGAACTTTTTACTACCGTTGTTTCCTGATGTGAAGAGAGATCGACCGAACTGGGCTGATAGGTAGACAGCCGGGTCAATATCGTTCTCTTCACAGAAAAGTCTAAACTTTTCAAACTGGTTCCACTTAGGAGAACCATAGAAAGCTTCCGGCAAGCAATCGTAGTCGTTAGATACAGCAGGTACTTGAGTTCCCTCTCTGTATACCTTTACTTCTGCATTGTGCTTGTCTGTAAACAAAGCAGCGTAACGGTTGTACAAACGTGAGATTAAGTATGTACGATAGTTACCTACAGGATTATCCGTCTCTTGGAACCATTCCCAGTTTGGAACGCCTTGCAAGTCCATTAGCTTACTATTCATAGCATCATATTTGTTCTGCTCTTTTTCTTTTAAAAATCTTGATTCTAGCACTTGCTTTTTCGTACGTCTTTTTCTTGTAGTCTTTTTAGGCGGCTTCTCTTTCTTAGGCATCTTCTTATCGACGATGTCGTCAATACTAATAGGCTCATCAGAGTTGATCAGCGCCTTGTCAGATGTTTCAAATTTAACTAATTTAGTGTTCAGAAGGATGACTGTCCCTTTGGAACGACCTCTAACACCTTTTGTCTGTATAATTTCTTTTTCTTCAAGTGCTTTCAAATATCTTGAAACCGTTCTAGTGTCTTTCCCTACCATGTCAGCTAGTTCCTTCTTCTTGAAGGATACAGCCACGTCTTGTAGTTCTTTAGCCTTGGCTACCAACATACCTAGAAAATCTAGCACTCTAGGCTTGAGATCGACAATAGAGGACTCCAAATATACACCACCGTGTTCCATACATGTTTTCCTCCCTACTCTGTAGTGCTCTTGATTACATTATAGCATAGTCTGTATTATACGCAACCGTTATTTTCAGTTATAGGCTTAGTTAGCTTCGAATGTATAGGTCTTAATATTGTCATTGCTTATTCGTGAACTCTTGTACACCACTTCAGCTTCCCCTCCACAGTCAAGACACTCGAACCATTCTGCGTAGTAATTAGCCTGTAGCATGTCATCCATGCAGAGCATATTTTCTGTTCGACAAGAAACACATGTCATACCTTTTCTAGGAACCATTTTGATGTGTAACATTTATACCTTCCTCCTATAATTAAGACTTTTTCTTACCTATTTCTTTTACGTCAAACTTCTCTTCTAGGAAAATCTTTTTACGTTCCTTACTATGGTTTAGTAAGTACTGGTTAGTCTGATCTTTGAAGTCGAAGACCATAACGCTGTTACCGTCAATGCCATTTAGTCGTAGTCCTCGCCCGATACGTTGGAGCTGCTGTCGCATGGATTTACCTCCAGCTGCTAGAATCATACAGCCAATACTCTTCATGTCTACACCTTCGTCAATGATAGTAGACGCAATCAAGATAGGAAGCTCCCCTTGCGAAAATCGGTGTAGCTGATTTGTTCTATGGTCCGCCTCTGAGCCTCCGTTAATGAACTCCACCTCTTGATCATGGGCACGCAATAACTCGAGAATAGTTTCTCCGTGTTCAATCTCTTTAACACTGATGAGGATTCCACCCGGTCGTCTCTTTCTATAGGCTACGGCTAGATCAGCTATGGCTTTGTTCCGGTGCTCATTTTGTACAATGCCTAGCTTGTAGGCTTCCATAAAGTTATCTACCAACTCAATATTTCTCGGTTGCGTGATAGGGAGGATGCGAATTGTTGGTTTCGATGAAATACCTTTATTAATCAAGAAATCATTAGATACCTTTGATATAACTCGGTCAAACACAGCCTGTAGTCTTTGATACCCCATCTTATCTTTCTTGTCGACAGTACCGGTTAATCCTACTCGGTAAATGGCGTTATCACAAAGAGATAATGACTCGTACCATGTCGTTGCTTTGGAGTGATGAACCTCATCCGCTATCATTACTTTGATTGACTCGAGGAACTCCAAGGTCTCCTTGTATTTCTTATACTTTTTATCGTTTTTCTTCTCCATGATTTTTTCAAACTCTACTATGTATTTATTCAGGTGCATTTGAGCTGATTTATCTGTAAACTTTTTGTCATATGCGACGTATGTAAGATGTGTTTCAATGTCCTGCCAAATTTTTGTTGTTTGGCTGTTATTTTTTATGTAGTTTCGGATAAGCTGCCGAGTATTTTGAGTGTTCTTAAACTTAGGTACAATATCCTCGGCAATTGTCTTTATTACTCGATCCTTATGAGAGAACTTAACTCCCTTCTTAGGGTCTTTCAGTGCCGACACTAGAGTAGGAACCATAACAAACACTATCTGCTTTCGTTTGATATCGAACTTCCCGTCACCTATAAATCCGATATCTTTTAGTCTAATGTTTAGACGTTTACAGATACGTTCGGCTGAATGGGCAAATATTTCCTTACTGTGTGTAAAGAAAGCGATGCGCTCTCCTCTCTCAAGATACGGAAGTACTTGCTGCATGACTCCGGAGGCTACTTCCGTGTTATGGTTGATAATTCCATCCGCAATAAAACTATGTGTCTGCGGCATAGCCACGTCAAACGTAGGCTGTTTACCTAGAGATTGAACTTCCGTAACTCGTTCGTAAACAAATCTAGGTGAAGTGATCTCTAAAATTGTTTCGTACATATCATTTCGTGTAGAGTTTGGATGTTCCATAACAAAACTTCTTAGCCTTTCTTTAGATACTGAGGTAGGTACAAAAAATCTAGGTTTTTTGCCTTTTATCGTTTTGATATACGCTTCGGTTAGTTCCTTACCGAACGGGACAGTCTGTTTACTGCTTACAGTTCCTCTCCCTTCAGTTGCTTTGAAAAACTCGTCTAATTGCTTGGATCTTTGAGAAGATGTGAAGTCTAGGCGTTTTAGTAGATGCTTAGAATCTCGGACACCCAATGAAAGAACATAGTAGTTGTTTTGTTCATACCCTTTTACTTTTTTCGATGCAACTGTTGGAGTATATCCAAAATTTCTTAACATTAAGCTTATTTGCTGAACCAAAGTGTGGGAAGCACTTGTTACATCTAAGTTCCCTTTACTTTTAGTTATGCTGCATTCTGACTCGAGGTAGCCCGAGAGGAATGCCAATTGAATCTCAGAAGGAGCTTGTAAAATACAACTCGGAACATGCTTATCTTTTGCTACTCCGTATTTGATTTTAAATTTGTCGTGCCACGCTTTAGTTGATTTCCTATTATGCATTCTAACCTGTTCTGCACCTTGTTGTTTATTGTTTTCGTATAGAGTAGGCTGTTCTTTATCCTGAATTGCTAGTAGATACTTCTTTACTCGTTCCATAACTTCCGGCTTATTTGAAGTAAAGTCAATACGATCATTACTGCCTAAGTACCCGTCAGCTATGATAGCGCCTATGGCATAAGCTTCTTGGCAGTTCACGAGATTGTTGTTCCCGAAAACTTCGTCTCCAATAGACCCTACGAGATAGTCTCCGATGCCGATATTTCCTGCTTTTTTCCATTCAAACTTTCCGGAAGGAGATACAACTAGAAGAGGGTGATTGCGGGTTACTCGGTTTACTGTACCTCTATGTCCTTTAATCTCTATGAGGTCTCTGACACCATTAAATGTTAAATGGCTCGGTGTCTCCAGTTCTCCATATCTGTTTACTAGGGAAATGTCTCCAAAGTAATCGACGACTCTCTCCTCTGCGCTTAGCTGGTGACCTGCTGCATTGAAAAATTCTTCAACCGTCATTAGTCCTTCAGATGTCATCAAAAATGAGCTCGGATGAAGACATTTTCCTCCGTTTGTAGCGATGTTTACAATTCCTACTTGTTCTTGAAACACCTTTTTGACTGCATCGTACTGATAGTCCCGAAGTGTGATAGGCGTTTCATCTCCATTGCCTAGAATGATCTCTTCGTCAATCGCTTCAGCGTTTAACATGGGACTCGGTCTTTCATCTATAATTTCGTATTCGACTGAAAGGTCCTTCTCCTGAAGTGCTCGTAGTCCTTCTAGGAATTGATCAATCAGACCCGTGTGAAACTTGTCCTCTTTGAAGTCATAAAAGTCTGTAATCCCATCCCAGTGACCATTCATATAAGCTCTAGCATAGTGTACGTTTTCTTCTTTGATTCCAAGAGTTGTATGAGCCATATCATGTACCTTGTCTTTAAGAGAGACCTTACCTTCGAAGTCGATATATGTATACATTGTGTTTATTTTAATTTTCATTTATCCAGCTTCCTCCTAGATTTTAGTCTGTAACTTCATTATACCATATAACCTGTCCGGATTTCAACCGAAAATAGCATATTTTAAATCCTTTTACACCAATAGTTACAGCTTGTTTTTGTCATATACTTGTCTTATTTTAATTTTATAGTGTCCGTATTATATATTTATTTATATAATTTATATAAAATATATAAAGATAAATAATACCGAGCCTGTAAAAGGAAAATGAGACAAAAAAAGATACCCAAGTGTCAGGTATCTTTGTTGTCCATCTTTTCAATCAGTTTATTTAATTTATTTTCTAATTTTGTAACCTCTTCCAACTTAGCATCGAGGAGCCTTTGGGATTGAACCAAAGACCTTTCTCGAGGGGTTGGTACAAACAACCTAGCTTTTGAAACAGGATCACGTCTTTCTAAAGGCATATAAGCTCCTCCTAGACTTATTCTTATGCTTCGTCCTTAAATACAGCAGTCAGACGTCGAACTCTAGGTCTAACGAATCGGTTATCCGCTCGTAACTCCAGTTTCAACTTAAGCCGCTTGTTAACTGCGGTGCTAGAGACCAGTTGAGCGTATTTGTATCGACTGAATTCTGCTGATTGGCGGGTAGATGTTGGGTTGTTCGTGAAAGTCTTCCACGTTTGTCCCCCATCTGTTGAGTACTTAGGTGTTACTTTTGTTCCTGCTGGCAGTGCAGCGTCAAATTCCACAGTCAGCCTGTTATACGGGGCATCTGTAGAGTCAATGTTTAGTGATACATAATCTCCTGATGTTGCGGACACAAAGCTTACAAAGGACAAGTCATCAAGAGTCAGCATAGGAGAAATGTATCGGTTAGACTTAAAGCGTGCTCTAAGTTTAACAAGTCCTATAACCGTGGCTGTCTCCTGCTCAATGTAGTTAGCAAGCGGCTGCCATGGTATACTATCTATTGAAACAGAACCTACATCAGCTTTAGCTACAGCTTTGATCTCCCAAATACATCCTGTGTTTGCAGGTGTAAGGTAAGTAGCCATTAACAATAACATGTCAGAGTCTAGGTCTTCCATAACGTTAAACTCAACAATAGCTTCCTCTTGGAACTGGGCAGTGTAGACATTGAACTTCATGTCAGACTCTTGGTGAACAGTCCAAGTACGTGCGTTTGAAGAACTGAATAGTACGCCGTTTACGTACGGTTGAGAAACTACACGATTAGCTGGGTTGTTGATATGTGTTTGACCTAGTGTTGCGATCCATGCTGTGTAGTCGTTACTATCTGTAATAAGTACCAAACAGAAACTTTGACCTGCTTTACACATTAACGGATCATCTAGTGCTACCTTAGTTGCTACAGTACCGTTTGCAGATACTTTGACATCAGCTGGAGTCAGGATTCTTTCGGCATATACAGTTTGGTTAGGGAACCCTCCATCTGATAAACCTCGGACTTGCACGATCAAGTTATCTGTGGTAGACTTAGAAGCCATAAAGATATCGAAACTAGTTACAACTCGGTCTTGTGGGAATACGAAAGATTGTGCTAGTGGGTCGTATAAGTTGACTGTAACTCGAGTTTTTGTGATAACTTCTTCAGTTGTCTTTAAAGTACCTTGAGCCGTGAATGTAGCAATAGCCATGTTAGTGCTATTCATTAACGAAACTTCACGTATACCAGTTCTGATACCAGCCGGTATTTTGAACTTACCGCTCGCTCTTCCGTTAGCATCCGAACGAATTGTACCTGCCTCTGACCCTGCAACTGTTGATCCTGTCGGAGTAATCGGAATCCGTACACCATCAAAGGATAGATAAAGGTTGTTAGAGTTCTTTTGCAAGTTTTCCGCAGCAAAGGCTACCTCAATCTGTCTCATGTACTCGATAGCAGATGAACGAACTGTTGAAGCTACATCTGTCAGAGTACCAGTACGACCATTCTTTTTATCATAGTCAAGACTTTGTCCCATGTCCCATTGTTGGTTACCGTCTAAGTCAAGGTTGTTTACAATGTCTCTTAGGCTCTTGTCTTTTGTAGTGGTACGGTTATGTCTCCACCATCTGTCGACTCGGATTGTCTTAGCGTCCTCTTTGTTAACTGTGATTTTTTCTTTCTCAATCCAGTTATCTGCTGAAGGAGTTAACTTAAGTACGCCTAGCTTGTTGTAAACTGCGTACGGGTTAACGTTCATCGCTTCAGTTGCGAATGGTTGTGAAATTTCCTTGATCTCTGTGTAAGGTGCTGTGACTAGACGTCCCCAGCTCTTAGCTACAGATGACCCAGCAGCGAACTCAGGAGCTCTTACTTGATCGTCAGGAGCATCTACCATAAGCGTGATACTTGCGTCGTCGAAGCTTACTGCGACCGTAGAGGCATTCAGGTCCATACGAGTAAAGTCTACGAAACCGTCTGCAAAAACTCCTCGAAGGTTTAGAGGGTCATCAGTTATGATTGACTGGTTCTCTAACGCTTGAATTGCTTGGTTATACTCTACGTTTTCTAAGCGATCTTTCATGTTTACGACTTGAGCCATTGTTAGACGAACAATTCCGTCATTTTGAGCTTCTCCCATATCCGCATTCGGGTAAACGAAGGCTGTGCCGATTTTAAGAGTTAACGGGTCTTCGTGTACTGGTGGAACTGCGATCTCTCTACGATCCGGCTGCCCTTCGATAACAGTAAAGTTTCCTTTGCTATCTAGCGTGATAATGTCTACACGAGCAAGGTAGTAGTCGTAGCTAACTCGGATGATTCCTTTGTCTTTTGGCTTAAGGCCTGTCATTCCGTTGAAGTCAATTTCTGTGTTCCACCCAGCGTCTCCTTCGATAGGAGTAGTCGTTACTTTGTAGTCAACGCCTTGTTGCATGATGCGGTCGTAGTCAAATGTCATATTGTAGGATGTACCTGTTGCAGGCTCCTTACCATTAAGTCCTGTATTCCAGTTAACGTATTGAACGCCACTGTCTTCGATGATTGTGAAGTCGGTTCCATATGTAAAGAACTGCTCAGGGGAAGTTGTCCATACTACAACCGTGTCAGAAATTAAGCTTGTGTACTGACCCGGGAGTGCGTCTCTACCATCTTGGGCACCTTTAGAAACTTGAATGCCGCCTGCCGGAGATTGTGTTCTTGCAATGACTTGTTTAACTTCTTTAACTGACGTACTGCCTATGCGGTTCTTGCGAACTGCTGTATCATATGAATGTGTTTCTTGAGCAACATTTTTGAAGTCTGTAGATTTTCTCAAAGGAATACGTGTTGACTGGGCTTTGTTAATTCGGTAGCCTAGTACATAAGCAACACCACGGTCAACAATTAAGTCAACTAGGGTGTTATCTTGGCTTTTCTCTACCCACATTGAGAAGCCTTCTACTTGATACGAACCTTGCTCTTCGTATGTACGCTGTGCGAGAACATCGTTAATTTTTGAATACTCAGGTCGATCCGGCTGAACGAATAACACACCATCGTTAAACTCGTAAATTGTTGGAGATTCTTCATCGTTGTTTGTTAGAACTACAACCTCTTCCAATCGGTCAGCTCCCGGTGAAAGATAACTGTCGACTCCCTGTGTTTGATCTAGTAGGGTAGGGTCTAATTGGTAGTCAATAACCTTCTGATCTATCTTTACGCCGATCTTCTCTACACCTTCACCTGTAAATGGAATAGTTTGCTTATCGAAAGCTCGTACTTTCCCTGCCAAGTAAACAGTTCCATTCTCAACAGTGATAGTTCCTTCTTCCTCGTTTACAGAGAAGGACATTCCAGTTTGCATATCTCCATCCGCAAAAATAGTATCCCCTAATGTTCGGATACTGTGGGCTGCAATGGACTGCAACTCGTTAAGCTCAGCTTGTTGCAACGGTCTGTCCGGGCGGAAAAGAACTCGTGTACGGTTACTTTTTGGATCAAACCTGTCGTTATATGGTGATTGGTTTAAATTAATATCTGCCAAGTTTACTCACTCCTTTATAGTACAACTATGAACTGCTCTAATGAGTACAAGTTGCTAGTTAAGTTGTACGCTTTTCTATTTTCATAAAATCTAAGTGTACCAACATCTGTTACCTCGGACGGCAGCAGATTTTGTTTTGTAAGTCCATTCTTTGGTACCAAATCTACGTGAATACCAACTTGTCTGTATTCTCCATTAGGAAACTCTTCAGGTTGTATTTCAGCTTCTATGTATACCCATCTAGCTTTTTCTTCGTATGCTTTACTAACAGGCACTAGCGCCCACTTCTGATCTCGGTAACTAACTACCGGATATTCTACGTCTTCCTCATTTTCTCCGTTAGCTAAAGGACGAGCTAGGGAAAAATTCTTTACTTTTTTATATCCAATAACTTCTTGGACTGTTTCAACGTCCGCAATTTCTTCAGGCGGGTTTTCTTCGTCTGTCCAAGCAGTAGATTTTCCGATTACAAGGTACGCACTCTCATATTTTGCTTGTAGCTGAATTGCGTCAGCGATGTGCGATTTAGTAGTCGAGATAGCCATTAAATTCACCCTCTCTATTCAACGTGTCTATAGATAATATAGCAGTATCTTGTCTCATAAATTAATTATACCACATAAGAAAAAAGAGCCACGCTTTGCGGCTCTTACTCGATCTCTTTTAAGGTGCCAGTATTGGTTACTTCCTGTACGCCTATTTTGATCGTCGGTCTAATTGCTACTTCTTTACTAAAGCTTAGTTCAAAGAAGTGCAGGTGTGCCTCATAGTCGGACATCTCTTCATTAGGTTCGAATAGGATTCGAGAGAATACAAGATATTTCTCAGACAAATAGTTAGAAAAGTCTGCTATTTTCACTTTGTTTCCTTTTTGCCTGAACACAGCTTGGCTCTCGTCTACAGTCGCCCATTCACCTGTCTCGAAGTTGAATAGCTGTATTTTAAAGTCTGTAGGTTCTGTTGGTGATACTGCTGCTTTCAAATTGTACAGGATCGCTGTGTTATCCATTAGCGATAAGTATGTATTTTTTGTATAATTCCCGCTTGGCTCTACCTCACGCAGGTATGCGCTGTAGCGAAGATCGAAGAACGTTCCAACGTCTAATGTAAAGTACATATAGCTTTCTTGGTCTGCTGGAAGAAGCTGACTAGCGTACTGGTCTGAAGTGTCTCCGGTCTTAGCGTAGAAGTCAGGGGACATCTCTGTTGTACTATTTTGTACATCTGTCAAGGAAGTCGCTTCTGTGATCTCTATGCTGTCGGTCGAGAACGATGCTAGGTTAAATGCCGGGTTTGTGACTGACCTTGCTCCGGCTAGCTTGTCTAACGAGTTTAGCTTCGACTTGTTCAAGATGAATATTCCTTGATCGTCTCCATCTGCTCTTGACCGTGTTGTCAAGTTTAGATGTCCTCGAATACGGTCGTTCATACCGTTCATTGTTCTCAATCGTGTAGAAGTCTCTACAAGGCTCACTCCTGCTTCGATAACAGGTGCATTAGGGTTATGGGAGCCGGAACGATAAGTAAGCCTTACAGTGACCCCTGCGGGCTTAAATTCGTTGATTAGATCAATGATGCCCGGAGGGAAGGGTCGAGATATACGAATGTCGATAACTGCTACAGTGTAATAGTGACCTAGAAAATGGTCGGGACCATTTAGTTTGGACTTATTGAGGATGAACACATTTTTGTATGGCTCGTAAATCTCAATATGAGAATCATAGTCGTTGAGAAACTCACGAATAGCTGCAATAATAGCAGGTATTGTTCCTCTCCGTAGCAACACGTAATTAATGATACGCTGCCTGTAAGGATCATCTAGCTCATTATCTCTCCTTAGAACTCCGAAGAGCTTTCCATAGTAGTCTAACCATTCCTCAGTTGCAGTGTCTAAGGCTAATAAAAGTTTTCCTTTTATAGCCTCTCTCTCTGTATCCTTTAGTTCCTGTTCGATAGCGTTTAGAATGGCTCCGTTAGCAGTCGTCTTATTCTGTAAACTGATCTTCCAAGCAGGCAGTAAATGTTTTAAAAATGACATCGGTTATCCTCCTCTCTATTTAAGTGTTACTTTTACCTCGCCTGCTCGGATAATTTCCGACCCTTTCAGAACAACATTGCTTTTTAAGTTGTCAAAGCTGACATCGTAGATAAGCTGTCTGTCTATGTACTTGATTACGCTGGATAGATCGGACAGTACAAGGCTTTGAGATGTTTGCATGTTGTTTAGGTACCTAGTAATTTCTGTTGTAATCTTTTGGTTGAAGGCGCTTGTGATTCCTGCTTTGTTATTCAGTGTGACAGTCACACTCACGTCTACATTCTTTTTCTCTACTGGAAGAACTCTTACTTGTATGCCAGCAGGTCTGTAGTCTTCAAGTGTATTAAGAATTTTTTCTTTCACATCATCCGGAAGATTTCCGTTTCGATCATGGGCGTAAATGTTAACTCGACCTGTCTCTTCCTCGATCCAAACCCCGGCGACTTCCGTGACTGTTCGTGTGCCGTACTCTAAAGCAGGTACTGTAGCTCGGCTAAGTGCAGTAATAAAGGCGTTAAATCTTGAGCGCTGTTCTTCTAGAGGTTCTTGATCCTGACCTGTTTGGAAAGCTGCGGGGTTGTTTACTTCCTTGACGTTAGATATAGGAGACTGCATGACGTCAATCACATCTTCAGGAATGTTCCCAGTAGCACCCGGAGATAAGCAATACACTTCAAACTCAGCTAATACTGACCCTCTCGGAATCACATAATCAACTCGTGTTTCATATAGCTGCGTGTATTGCGGCATACTCGAGCTGAATCTTGATCCCCTTGAGATAGTGATATCGGTTTGTGTCGAATTATGGAAGGAAACTTGCACCACTCCATACGCTCTAACTGCCTCTTTACGCTTAAACCCGAAAGCATTGTAGACTCCTTGCTCTACAGCTTCCAGCATGTTTTCCCGGGTTAACACATAGAACTGTTCCAGTTCAATTGCTATAGACTCATAAATGGCACGCATAGCACTTCCTACAGAGAAGTCGTTAACATCGTGTGTGTTGGTAATGGTGTTATCTACAAGCCTTGAATAAATCTCTGACATTCGTTTAAAACGCATATTGACCCTCCTCTCATGTTACTAAGTCATTGAAACTATTTAGTAGGACGACTGTCCCTTGATCTGCGGATACAATAAAATCGAAAGCATCCTCTAGTGTGATAGATGAAACTTTAAACTCTGCCGCATAGGTATTACCAATAATGCGGCGCCTAACCAACTTACAAGTTGTAACCCTTGTGTCTGTTCGAAGTGCCCGCTCGATCTCAATATCAATTAGAGAAGCATTCTCCTCGGTATTCTTTTTACCGAGATATAGATGAAGTCTTGAACCGTATAAAGGATGACCTATGTAACTTCCTTGCGGTGTGATCAGTCTCACAAATAATGATTGCTTTAAATTATCTACTCCTCGTACAGTAGCTATTCCACCTTTATTGTCTCCCTTAAGTTCTAGTATTTCTGCGTCCTGCCCGGGGTCGGTCATGCCTTTAGGGAGCGGCAAGATATTTAGGTCCTTTCCTAAAGCCAATGCATACAGCTCGTCTTGGCTATACTCCGAACTACGCTTTAGCTCCTGTATAAGGGTAGACTGTACGTCATCATCTACTCGCATCAGGATTGTGTCACCTATAGTCACTAGATGATCCGGATTCTCCATCTTTTCTTTCAGTGTGTCAACGATGTAAGGGTATCTTAGGTCATTAAAAGAGACTAGCTCCGTCCACAAGGACATATCACCTAGTTTCTCTTGGGCAATAGCTTGCATGGTGTCTCCATCCCTTACGATATGTTCAACGAATTTTGACACTATCTACGCCCCCTTTCGTTTAGTATTACGTCGATCTGATTTTCTAAGTACCCAAAGGAAATGTTCATGTCTCGGAGAACTTCGATTAGCCCGTAATACTTCTGTTCAGTACTGAGAAAGTCAGTAATGAAATTTAAGTTTGTTCGTGCTTTTCGGATGTCTGAGTGTGACACGTACTGTAGGTTTCGGAACTCGCTGTCTATTGTGTAAAGAAGTGAGAAGGCTTCTAGTACAGTTGCCCGCAGCAGCATGTAAATATCCGGAGCATAAGAACCTAGATCACTATCTAGCGCTTTGTAGACAACTGTCTCCGGTTCAAGCTCTTCAGCCTCTACTTCTATTTTACCACTTTTGAGCTCAGACTGGACAAGTCGTGCTACAGTGGACAATGAATATACGGGTTCGTACAGTTCTGATTGGAACTTAGGGGATACAGGAATAGTTCCGTCATTCAGTGTAGGTATATTAGATACGAACCTAATTAAGTCTTCAGCGTATGCCATTACTTCTTCCTCCTTAAGTAGTAACCAATGGAGTAACCTAGACCACCCATCCCATATGTGTAGGACGTAGAGGAGGGTGCTTGTGGGTTTACTGCATCGTTACCCGGTGTTGTCGACATAGGAGAGTTATTAGAAGTTCCCTGTGACTGGTTAACAACACCGCTGTTATAGATTTTATCGTTTCCTGAAGTCGGGTCGTACGGATTGGCTTTGTCTACGTCATAAGGGCTTCGTTTACCTTCTTTACCTTTTGGCAGTGACGGGAACCTGTTACCGATTTCCGGGGAGAGCCTCTCCTCGTCAGAAGGTTCATTAGCTTCTCGTAGAATTACAAACTTGATGTCGTATCTGTAGGTAAGCGGAGAACTAACGTCTTGTGTGTAAGTAACCCCTTCAGGAGATAAATGGACTACGTAGCTCTCGTCATTAGTGAAATCATGGAAGAAAAGATCGCTAGCTGACTTGTTCCCGTTTCCTCCGAGACGAGCGTAGTAAATTAAATAGTCTTTCATTTCTTTAATTTTATTAATACCTCGATCTGATGTTTTACCTGTTGGGTTAAATCCTGTGGTTCCGCCAATCGTCACAGTCGGGATGTCATCTTGAAAGTCCTCTATAACGATTCTACTCTTCGTTTTTACGGCTGTTGCTCTATGGGGTCTGCTATAGACGATACTTTCAGGGTTCACAGCGAATCTATAAAATTTGTTCCCTAGTTGGAACGCTATTTTCCTTAAATTAGTTTTGCCATCTGACATGGTCATCTTAATCACCTCATTCTTAATATAAGAAAAGACGGGAAGAATCCCGTCCTACTTAAATGGTTTATTCGGTTGTTCCTTTAGAAGCTACTTAGGCTCCACCCTCAAGGGCGTCTCTTTCTTCCTTCGTAAGAGCAGCCTCCGGAAGACCAATATCGATTAGCATCTGCTTAGTAAGCGGTCTTTGAGCTACAGGTACTTTATCAAAGTCCCAGTTTCCTAGGAGGATAAAACCGACGTTAATTCGAATAATCGGAGGGTATTTCGCACGAATAGCGTCGTACTCTTCCATAGTTATTGGAAGTCTATATCCTGCCCCCATAGTAGTTACCGTTTGTTCTTCGATTACCTTGTTGCTTAGTATATTCTTCATTATAAGTAGTTGCTCCCTTCAAATTATGATCTCGTTAATGTAGGTCTTAGGCTTCCTCCTCTATCGGAACTTCACCGCCGCCGTCGTTAGCTGGAGGATCATCGAGAGGGTTTTTACCTAACTCAGAGAGAAGCTCAGAGATAAGGACTATGTAGTCTTCGTTCATTTTCGAAAGCATTTCGACCTTTTCTTTCAAACCTGCGGTCTCATCATCCTTTTCCTTAAATATTTTCTCGATGTTCTTAAGGATTTCTTGTCGTCTTTTCTCTGCTTCTTGCCTTTTTTTCTCTTCCTCTAAGTCTTTCTCCCATCTACTGTTATCATAGATTAATTCGTCGTTATCGAGTCTATATTTTCCGGGACTTCTAAAGAAAGGATGGTCTTCTTCTATTTCGTATGGAATTGTTCCCGGTGCATCTGAACTTGACCACCCGTCCACATAAAGTACCCCTTCTGTTTCTGTTCTGATGCACCATAAATAAATTTTTCTTTTTGCCATTAAAATCATCCCTTCGTATATGTATAGTTTACCAAGTGTACACGTACCGTAAAACGGACGTGTTGTTGGGTGATACACTATTCTGATTGTGACCGACTATTGTCGTATCTGTTACGTAGATATATTTAAAAACAGGCTGTATTTTATCTACACCTCCAGCACCCGTGGTAGGGTCGGCGCCTAGGGATTGAACCATACCTCCTGCTGTCAGGTTGCTAAATCTTTTGGGTACATAGATGAAGTTCCAAAAAGAATTGTAAGGTTCTCCTCTGTCGTACCTACTCCAAACCATAATCCACCCGTTAGGGCATTTTGAGATTGCCCTACTAGGGGTTATTGTCTGCCTGGCGTGCATGTACTGATACCCTGACCATAACTCTTCAAGCCCTTGGCGATCGGTGAATACTACGTTGTCGTTTAAGTACCCTACACCGTCCATCACCCTATTCCAGTCGTAGTCTGCGACGTTAGCACTGTTCTCAGGCGTACCTGTTTTAGCCCACATTAGCCCTTCTCCTCTTACGTTGGCAGGGTCATTAAAATATAGACCGTTCAACCCTGTAACATCAGAGTTGTTTAGGAACATCGCCCCTGAGCCTTCGGTAGCTCCTGCGTAAATGTTCTGCCCGAACTCTACTGTGCCGTTAATCTTAATTGAGTATTCTTTGGAAGGGAAATCAAAAAATCCAACAGCTTTTAAGTCCGGGTCAAAGAACTGTATGGGTCTACCAGCAGAAATCACGTAGTCTTTTGTGACTGTAGATAATTGATCAACGGCTTCAATTTGAAGATTGAAAGTCATTAGTTCGCTCAAAGTTATAGTTTGTTCTACAGTGTAAACAGTTGGTCCTCCTGTTTTAAGCAAGTTCCACCACTGACCCCATGCAGATGCACTAGCTAACTTCCACCTAAATTTTAAAGATTTAAGGGAGTTTTTGTTGGTAGATCCTACATTTAGCGGTTTGAGCGTTACAGTTTTTGCTAAGTTTGTCGCTGCCTCAAACCCGTTATTGCGTGTCACCGACACCGAGATGTTAGGATTTGAGTACGGTACTATAGTGACTGCTCGGGTAACAGATGTAGAAAACCCTCGACTGTCAGTTGCTTTGATTGTAATGTTAGTATTAGACGGAGATGAAACTGTTCCGAAAGATATTACTACGTCAGAAGTCGAGTAGTTCTCTGTTTTCGTTACTCCGTTGACAGTTACCGAGTACGTTTTCATGACGGCGCTATTTTGTGCTGTAGCGCTAGAGGACGATGGTATGGTTACCTGTAAGTTTGACTTGTTTTGAACGATTACCTGATCGTTGGTGGTAATAGCAGTTGTGATCGTATTTACGTCCTTATAGGTCACACCATTTGCTGTGAACACTGGTTTGTTTGTGCTTGGGTTCGCTACATATGTAAAAGTCTTGTTTGTTGGTATACCTACTTGCGTATTTCCGTAATACGCCGTTACTCGAATGTTGGCACTATTTGAAGAAGACTGCCCTAGCTGTGAATAGATAGAGCTTTGTTCGGAAGCTGATGGGGTCCATGAAGTGCTTGTGCCTACTCCTGTAATCGTCTTTCGGTAGTTTCCTGTACTAATCTCAACAGTGTGTGTAAAGCTGCTGTTAGACCTGTTAAGTCCAATTGTGAACGTCTGATCTACATACACATTAGTAGCTGATCCACCTTGACCGTTCGTAGAACTTACCGAAGTTAAGCTAGGTATCGTACACGTCCCGTTGTAAGTCGTAGTTCCTACTCTGCTGCTACCACTATAGGTGTTTACATTCCACCTAACATCAGCCGATGTTCTTCCATCTAGTTGCTTAAAAATATTCTCGAACTCAGTGCTCGTAAAACTAGTAGACTTAGAGGTCTGTGATGTGGACAAATCAACTCTTGTGATGTTGACCCATGACCCGCTTCGATTCTTGATGTCTAAGTATACAGTGTGACTGAACGTTGAAGATGCTCGGTTCACTGTGACGGTTCTGTTGCTACCTGCTGTTAATGATGCGCTTGAACTCATTGTTGAAGCTCTTGGGATAGTTGGCAAGCTAAACGTTTTAGCAGATATAGTAATACGGGTCCTCATTACTCCTTGTAATGTGACTTGAGGGCTGAATTCTCCGCTAATTCGTACACTACCTGACCCATTGCCGCTATGCTTAACTGTTTTAGACTTTGTAGCAAGAAGCTTCTTTTGGTTAGGGTTTAACGATGGAGTAGCGCTAAAGCTGTAGTCTGTCCCATCAATAGTTATTTTCCCACTACGGGTCATAGACGAGTTCACCCTGCCGTACCCATTTAAGGCTTCCCAGTAAATCTTCGCAGTAACCGTACTTGAGTTGTTAGACACGTTCTGTGTCGCAGTCCACGATACAGAAAGCCTCCAGTGCGAACCTACGTTAGTGTAAATAGTTCCTGATCCTGCCATTTTCGTCCTCCTTTATACATCAGCCACCCTTGTCGTCTCATCTATATTATATCAATAATGGACAGGGCGGACTAATGGTTTATTCTATGTTTGGTACAACTGCCCAGCCGTTGCGAACAGAAGAGGTAATATTCAAAATTTTTACTCTACCCATTGTTATTTCGTCCTTAGCTCGTAACTTTTTGGTTACAGTTTCTTCCCCATTTAAGTAAAATATCTTTTCAAAGTTTCCTGTACCGTCCGGGTCGTAGAATCCTGCAAACTCTGTAGGCGTGATAGCGGTATACCCAATCTCATTTCTGTCAGCATCTAGCTGCGAAACACGAATACCCTGTAAGTTCATTCTAACATAAGTGTTATAAACTTCCCCAGTTGCTAGTGACCATTTAAGAGGAATGTCTCCGATTGTTAGCATAATACCAGTTAAAGTAGCGTCTACATCGTTAGACCCAATGAACCGAACTGTAATGTTGTCAGTTGTAGGGGTGAACGTAATATATTCAGATTCATACCCGGAGGTTATAAGGGATGAGTTATCCGCTATCTGCGTTTTAATGACGCCATCTTCTAAAATCTGCACCCAAAATCGACCTCTACTTGAATTTCCTGTTGTACGTTTATTTAGGTACCACGATAAAGTGTAAGGCTGCCCCTCTATTACAGATACATTTTGGTTTACTCCTTGGTACAACCCGTCAGGCTTAAACACAAAACCACTACCAAACCCTAAAGAGTCAAGCTCTAGTGTGCTAATGGTCGAAACTGTCGAAGCATTGCCGGGGTATGTTAGTGTCCAAAAGTCTAAACCGGAGAACCCTATACTGTTTTTAATAAGGTTCATTCCGCCTGCTGCGCTAAACTTGGCGGTGATGTCATTAGCTGTCTGATCAAGTTGTGACTGGGTAACATACGGCGAGAAGTCGATGCTGTCAAACGTGTCTTTTATCTTTTTATCAACATCGTTAGTTAGATCGTCTATTTTGTCGTTAGTAGCGTAGTTTCCTAGATCGTCTGTGTTGGCTTTACTCGCTAGGGCGAGTTGGTACGATACTGAACTTGTTACAGTATTAACGATAGCGTCGTCTGTTATGGACTGCTCAGCTTCAGATATCCTCCGTTGTAGTATCGGAATAATATACTTTAGGTTGTCTGTTATTGTGGCAAGGTTTAAGGCGTACTTTATGTAACCACTCTGTATAGTTGGGGTACCTAGAGGGTACTTTAATTCAATGTTATTTACTCCTGTCTTTAAGCCTAAGACACCATCAAACGGAACAGAGACTTGGACTAGTGTAGCTAAACAGTACAGTATTTGGTACATGTTAACTGAGAACTCGGATATAGCAAAAGAATTTCCAGAAGGTACTGTTGTAACGGACCTAGCAAGGTCGGTGTCTTTTAATGGGTGCCAAGTTTTAGTACCTGTTTCGTTATAGTTACTTCCGAATGTTCCGTCACACATCTTCCACCCGAGGAAATATGCTTTCATTTCTTCCGGAGAAGGACTGTAGTTCTCTCCCCACCCAGTATCACTGTCTGCAACGGATATATATAAATCACCGTCACTGTTTAACTGGGCTTGGTCTACTGTAGTAATTTCGGTTGTTGTTGTCAACAGCTCTCCCGTAGACTTAACTCCTGTTACAGTGGCTCCGATAACGTCGGAACCGAATGACCGAGAAACTAGACTCTTAAACCCGTCCTTGTCGACTGCAAGCCCCCACTCGTAGGAGTCGTCAATTAGTATGTCTTCCCATCTTTTTTCTTTTGTTAACTCTCCAGTAGTTTCCCATTTGACCCTGTCGTAGTAATCTCCTTGCCCGTAGAACTTACCATACATGGTTAGTGCGCCCTCTCCTAAGAACGAAGGGTTTGTAACAGGCACTATTCTGTTTCCGTTCGAAACCCATTCATTAGGCGGGTTAGCGGGGTCTATTCCGTTAGCGACCCACCCATCAACGTGACTTCCGTGGAATTCAGGAAGACCTACACTTGCAATAGGTGAGTTTATCACCACAATATTTGAAGATGAAGTAATAGGAGCCGTCTCAAACTCTCCCGCTTTACTTACTGCTTGAATTGCGTCTCTTACTGCTCCTTCTCCGACTTGATCCGCATATTGCTGCTGTCTCTTCTGTATCTCGGTGTTTAGTAAATGGTACCGAAGTTTGTAGTTGTTCCAAGCGTCATCCCACGTAGCCGAGTCAATTGTAAGACTACTAGCGGTGTCAATATCCCATGGTTTCGGTGTTAAATCTCCGAGGTATGTTCTCAGTGCAGAGTACGCATTACCGAAGTTTACGAAAAACTCGTTGATACTAGATACTCCGATATCACTGGCAGCCTTTCGAATAGCGTAAGCTTGACCTAGTTGACTTGCGTCAATTTCTTCTAGGGTCGGCATACTCTCATTGGACTCAAGGAACCTTCCTACGATATTTGCGATCTCAGCCCTTACAACGCTTCTCTCATACCGTGTGAGCTTGCTATCAGAGTCTAGGTCTGTTACCCCGTTGTAAGCATCCTTAACTTGCTGATCTGCGTTAGGATCAAGCTGCGCTAAGTTCAGGGGACCTGTTTGCTCCCATTCTCCTGTTGCCTCTCTGAAGATGTAGAATTTGAATGGTTCTTGAGACGTATTAACCCATATCATCCCGTCTGTAGGGTTTTCCGGTGGAGTTGGTGAAGTAGCAATGTCGTTCAAGTTTACAAGTGTCTTTTGTCCTGAAGAGATGATTCGTCCTTGGACTGCCTTTTTGCTCACGTCGACAATAAGGTTACTCGTTCCTTTTACATCCGCAGAAGGGACAGTTACTTTATCTCCGGTAACCGATGTATACTTTTTGACCAGCTCTCCATCAGACTTGTAGAGTGCCCACGCAAAGTTAAAGTCACTAGTAGGGATGATTGTACCGTTTTGAGTTAGCTGTGCTGTAAACTCCACAGACCCTACTCCGTTTTTGTAAACAGATGATCCGAGAATGTCCGCCATAATAGGGTCTTGGAAGTCTCGTGCGATAACCACACCCGAATATTTAATTCCGGTTGTAGGTGCCGTAGCGATACAGCGGAATCCTTTTACTCCGTCAATTGCACTCGCAGGTACTGAGATCTTTGAAGTTGTGTACCCAGTGACATCGTGGTTGTTTGTATCAGTTAGCAGCTCCCACCCGTCTCCACCATCCGCATCTCCTAGATTTTCCGAGGTCGCATCAGCATTTTGAATGTACCACTTAAACGCAGTAGGTGTTACTTTATCCGACCCTTTGTACATGTCTGCTTGTATCTCTACTCGACCTGCACTGTTTCGGATCGTGTCGCCTTTAGGAGTCCAGAGATTGATGAAGTAAGCATCCACACCTGAAATACCGCTGTCTACTTTAATTACTTCGAAACTAGCCTTGACGATAATGTCGAAGTTTGTTAGTGTCTCTGTATATGTAACAACGCAAGTGAAAATCTGATTTGTTTGGTTAGCAAGGTTAGACTTAATGACAAGCGTTTTAGTTACAGTTGTTGCCGGGTCAGCAGTTAATGAGTATGCTAGCCCGCTAGGTGTTGTTCCAGCATCCGTTTCAGCTAACGGGGTATCTGTTTGAGTCCCTTCGTACCATTTGAGTGACTTTACATTAGCAGAAGGAAGAAGGTTTGTACCATCTCCTCCTGAAACGTAGAGCTCCGGTGTGATTCTTAAGTTATTATTTGTGAAGTTAGGCGTGTAGGTTCCTTTGTTCGGGTCGAATATTTGAGTACGTACATTACCGTTTAGGTATAGCACGTACTGTTTCGCATCATTCAGGTTTGTTAGCGTTATCTGCCCTGCGGTTAATGCCATTTAAGTCTCCTCCTTATTGATCTTGAATCTCACAGTTAAACGTAGCACGAGCCCTTACATCGGCTGCGGTGATTACTATGGATTTCTTCCCGACAGCATTTGCGCTATTCCAATTCATATCCTCAGCGGCATCGTCTGATACTCTGGTCCATTTAAAACGACTAGCATCAATTGAGTCTGTGATCTCTTGGTCTCCTCTAAACACTTTACAGAAGATAGTTGTATTAATCAGCCCATCCTTAAACACGAGTCCGTTTGTACTGAAAATCTCTGCCTTATAAGGTACCTTCTTTTCGACCTCTGTTACTCGATCATTAGTATTTTGAATGTCTTCCGTTGCCTTTTTCTCAACGTCTGCGATTTTCGTGTTAACGTCTGAGACAGCTTTAGTAAACTCCTCTGATTTGACACGACTCTTGATCTCATTATCGAGAATAGTAAACTGTGCCTCTGTATACCTCCTAGATGCGTTCTCAGCTTCTTTAGCCATGGATAGTGCTATTGCATCTGCTGCCTTTTGAAACGCCGCAGAGAGGTTAGCAATAGCTGTTCTGTAGTCTTGGAAAGCTCCGTTAACTGCTTGACGGTCTTCATCGGTTATCTTTCCGTCCTGTATTGCAGCGTTAATGATGTCTATAAGCTCAGCGAATTTGCTATCATAGGCGCCTTTGGCAACTTCTAAAAAGTCATGTTGCTCCGTAGGCAAGTACTCGTTACTAATCATTTCTTCGTACTTTGCGTCAAGATCAATCTTCTCAGTTCTAAGGTTGTTTATGTATGATTCAATGACCTTGGCTTCAGCTTGGTCAATAATTCCGTCTTGGAAAGCTCCTTCGATGTAGTCGTCAAGATTCTTTATAACATCGTTAAGGTCATCAATTTCTTTCTTGGCTCCGTCATAGAGTTCCTTTGATTTCCTCTCGACTTCTTCAAGATCAACGTCTAGCTCTTCTCTACTTACCTTCATATCTATTTTACCATTAACGACTGTAATTTCTGTTTTTATGTTGTTGAGGTCGTTAATAATGTCCTCTAGTGGGTTTTCCCCGGGTTCCCCTCCGCCCCAAGAGGATATCGGTTTTCCATTTATGTAAACACCTTTGCTGTTGACTGTAAGCTCATGTTCTCTTGACTTCATGATTACGTCTCCGTCATCATTTATGCCAATCTTAGAAAACTTCTCCGGATCACCTTCAGGGTCAGTAGTCCCTTTGTTTTGGACAATGTGAAATGTACCATCCGTAGTCATCTCCATGAAGGTGATTCCGGTCCCTTCTTTGTGCCTGCTGCCCATTCTAACCGTACCGTCTGCCTTAATGAAGAATGTTACCCTATGGCTCTCGTAAATGCCTTGGTGGACATACAACACAGTCGGAGAAGCAGCTGACTTTGGCTCTATTAACTCGCCATTAGCGTAGCGGGAACTAGGGAGATCGTCATAGTCAAACCCTCCGTCCTGCACATAGGAGTTGTCAGGATCAGAGTCAGTTATGTATAAAAATGACTTGCCTGAGAAGGTTACTTCTTGGTTTCCATGTCCGTCAATGTTTCTATAAGTCATAGAAGGATATAAAGTGAATAGCTGCCACAGCTCTTGTTGGATAGCCTCCTGAGACTCATCAGCGCTAGAAAATGTTGTTCTTGTGAGCTGAGATTGGTTATCTGTATCTCCGTAAATATTTAGAACGATAGGCTGATCCTTGCTGCCTTCGAGGTAACCTATTAAGACAAGTGATCCTACAGTCATTAGTGTGTTACTTCCGTATACGTTCCCGTCAGGAGTTGTACCTCCAAAAGCTACAGGTAGTCGTGCTGAGAACTTTCCGTTGTCGTTAGGGTTTCCTCCGGTCGTGTTCTTGTAGATTGTTGTAGTAACGTCTACTGTATTATATTTGTAGTTAACTTTCGTTACTCGAGCGAGGGATAGTTTAACAACTTTGTCTCCTTCTTTGTATCTACGCTCCCGTTCAGCTCCTAGTGTAGACTGGAACCTCATAGGCTCTAACGGGTTTAAAAAGTTTCCAAATTCGTTATCTGCCATTACATTCACCTACCTTTAGGGTCTTTTAACATGCCCATTAAATTTCTGCCACCAGTAACCACTAGTCATATCCGCTTCAGCGATACCGCTGCTACTTTGTGCTCCGATAAATTTACCGTTCCCGTTGTAGATACCGATATGCCCATCCCGCTTATATGTATCAAAATACACTAGGTCTCCTTTTTGCAGCTGTGCTTTTGCTGCTGTCTTAGACGACCCCCTAGAACTAACAGTTCGTAGCTGAGGATCACTAGCAATGGTGTCTGTAGTCATTCCTGTCTTTCCACCTTTAAGTGTTATTCCGTTAAGATAGAAACACCACCAAATGAACGAAGAACAGTCAACGTTTACAGTTCCGCTGAGGAATGGGTTCTTTCCATTTCTTCCTCCGCCAAATACATACTTCGACTTTCGGGACGTGGCTGCTTGAGCTGTTTGAAGGGCTCCCATGGCTCCTCCGCTACCAGTACCACCTCCCCAGTCTCCTCCGCCGTTCCCATCTGCGGGAGTGCTACTGGCTTCCTGTTTCTTTCTCTGTAGCTCTGCAAGGGAAAGTTCTCCTAGATATCCTCCTAGGAACTCCTTAGATTTTCCCCATAGATTTCCGAACCGGTTTGAGCCTCCGTTAGGTAGACCTCGAGTAACCCCTACAACAGTTGTGTACCCATTAGCAAAGCTGAACTCATGTTGGACAGCCTCAATGTAAAACTCCCACGTAGTATCCCTCTCAAAGTCAACGTAGTAAAGTTTCGAACCTACTCTATATGTAGGTGACCCTATAATACGAATATCTCCATTATAGAAGTTAGCATTCTCGCAGTACCAGTTAAACAGTTTTTGTGTAAATGCTTCTAGCTTGTCAGTAGCGATAGAGTTTTCTTTGTTCACGCTCTGCTTTTGGTCAGATGTACCCGTCTCTGATAGGATGTCTCGGTACCTCTCACTTGTAAGGTCGTTATCTTTTAAGGCATCAATAATTTTGTTAATTGACCCTTTAGTTAGAGTTGGGAAAGTAGTCGCCATTTCGGAGAAAATAACGTTTCTTTGTGTTCTAATAACTTCCGGCTCATCAAACTTATTGTCAGAAATAAGTCCTAGAACTTCCCCATACTTAGGGGCGTCTCCCGTAATGTTTTGAACATTCGGATTTGTTGAAGCAGTGATTGTACCGGATAGAAGGTACCTATTTTGGGCGTCTAGTCTCTTGTACCCGTATTTCTTTATTAGATCTGGGTGGAACTTAGGGAATACTCCTAAGTCGATATTGTTGAACTCAGCTAAGTTAGGTGCCTGTACAACGAACAGGGAGTACATTTCTGCGTCAGATTTTCCGAACGTTTCTTCTACAACTACATCCGAGGTTATTCGGTACACTGGTAGCTGCGCCCATTTATCAGGATCGAATGGAGTTGGTCTCATTAGTGCTGCACATTTACCGTCCTTCGTGAACTCGAAGAACAGTTCGTTGAAGGGTTTAGCAGTAACATCATCGAGAAACTGCCGGATGCTGCCCTCATAGTTGATAAAAGGTGTGCTGTCTCCTAGAGATTCATATTCTTCCCAGCTAGAGAAGCTGTGCTCTAAGAAATCCGGTAAGCTTTTCCCGCCTGCGAACTCGTATGTGGCATACTGATAAATAAATCTATTCATCAATTCATTTCCGATACCTGCTGCGGTGTTTCCTGAAAATTTTAACCCTTTGTCTTCTCCATCCGGTAGCCAACCAATTGTTGGCACGTTAGCTGACACTTCTTGGATTACTCCTACTTCAAAGTCAATAAGTGCCTTTGTCATTGCTCGACCAGTAATACGGTAAAGAATAGTTCCGTCTGCGTATTCTCCGTCTCTTCGAATGTCAGAAATCATGCCTACCATTATGTACGGGTTATCTGGACTAGGTTTTGTTCTATCTGGGTATACTCTAATACGCACTGCATCTCCAGAGCTTAGGAGTGTATCCCATTTCTCTTTAGCTAGTAGAACCAGTGAGAACACGGGGCTGTCATCTGACGAGGCATTTTTCGTGCTGAAGGAGATGAGCGATTCTTCGAAGTCTTTTGACGTTAGCGCTTTTTGTGTATCGTACACTATGTTGTATGAATTTTCTTGTGTATAGAAATTTATTTTGAATGTTGGGTATCTTTTAACTGCGGTTGTCACTTACAATCACCCTTTATATTTTTTATCACGTAAATCAACCCCCTCATATACTATTATAACACGAGTATTCTAAGTTATCTAGGAACAACAAAAGAGAGCTGTTACGCCCTCTTTGTCTCTTTAGAGTAGAAATTTGCCGAGCTGTACACTCGTGCTTGCACCGCTTGCCCGATTTTTTTAAGCTCACTACTATTCTTAACCTTCTCAGCTACAGACTCGTTACCACTAACTGAAACGTTAATATTTGAGTTGACCTGTAGTTTGCTACTTGAGGCAGTCGCTGTAGCTGCTCGTGATTTGCTATTGTCTTTATACTGAGTGGAACCGAATTTGTCATAAAAGTCTTGAGCATATTTTTGACGTTTCGGCATTGCTGATCCTCCTGACCGTTCGAAAGCTTTCTCGAACAGTTCAGTAGCGTTAGACACGTTAGCTCCTTTAAGGGCATCCATACCTCCATTACGGTTCAATATAGACTTAAAGGTGCTCTCTCCGCCGTTCATTTCTTTCCACATGAATTGGAGCTGTGTGTCTAGTGAGTTGACGTCCATTCCGCCCTTTTTAGCAAAATCGTGAAGGTTTTTCTTACGTCCTCCTAGCCATTGACCTACACCGAACGCTCCACTAGAGCTATTCTTGGCTGTAGGATCGAGACCTGATTCTTGCTGTAGGTTCCCCATGATACCCGCTATCGCAGACGGCTTAAAACCTTTGTCAGAAAAGAAATTCCATATCTTCTCTGAGTTGCTATTCCCTTCAAGAGGACCAGCAGCTACTGTACCTGTAGCGTCATTAGACGTGTTGGAGCCGAAGATACCATTTTGAAGTCTTGCTTGGTTTAGCATGGCTTCTGCTCTTGATAGGAGGTTTTCGTAAATCTTAAGGTTCTCTCGCTCCTGAGCAATGTTATCGGTTCTTTTTGTTTCTGCTCGATCCTTGGTGTTGGTGTTCTCTTTGTCTAGCTGATTCTTTACGGTAGCCTCTTGGGTCTTGGATGTGGTTTCATTTGTTTGCGTTGCTGCCGCAGCAGTTTCGTTTTTACCTCCATCAAACATTCCACCAATCCATCCACCTAAGCTACTACCTGCGATACCTCCGACGATACCTCCACCAATACCTCCGACAATGTTACCGACTCCCGGTACAATACTCCCTAGAGCTGCTCCGGCTGCTGCACCTGCTCCGATACCACCTAAGATACCTCCAGCTGCTGCACCTGTAGCTTCACCCTTCTTGTCTTCAGGTGCCATAACGATAGACCCTACTCCGGTTGCAATACCGATAGGGAGTGCTGCTTTACTTAGGAATGATCCTGCTTTTGAAAGCATACCACCCGAAGCTCCCGTTGCTGCTCCTTCTACGGCTCCACTTGCTGCGCCTCCGCCTCCGAACCATCCTCCGATTTTACCTAGGATGCCTTTAGAACCTCCGGATGCGCCTTCAGCTGCTGCGGTTGCGGCAGATGATATAGGTCTGCCATCTGCTCCGACAATGCCTCCAGTACCAGCTGCTCCAGTACCAGCTGCGACACCTCCGCCCCCGCCGGGACGTCCTCCAGTGCCTGCTGCGAATGTTGTAGCACCTCCGGGTCCTCCTGTAGCATGTTGCCCTCTACCGAACCTGCCGGATAGAGCACCTACGCCTTTACGAAGTAATGCTGACCCGCCTAATGAGGCTGCTGCTGTTGCAGCTGCGACAGTGAAGGCTCCCATAGCTAGGATACCAGCGTAGGTAGCAGCGTTGAACCCTGACATGCTTGCATTAGCTTTACGAAGAACTTCTCCGTAGTCGTAGAGTTGCGTGGCTTGTTTCTGTGTAGTTGCGTCACTTTGGTTATCAGTAGCCTCATGTGACTTTTGGTACTGGTCTAGCTTATCAGCTCCTGCCTCTGCACCTACACCTTTGTTACCTTCAAGAACACCTTGTAGATTCTCTTTTGTTAGAGATCCGTTCCTGTATAGTCCCATAAGTCCTTCTGTCTGAGAGGATGTTATATCTACTCCTAGCTGAGATTGGACGATTCTTGCAAAGGCTTCATTCTGTCCGGACTCATCGGTAGTCACACTTTCCGCAGCAGCTGCGAGGTCACGTATGTTGTCAGGATTACTTATCCCTTTCTCCATGCGTTCTCTGAGCTCCCAGCTTCCGCTTAGACCTTGGTACTTCGTACCTTGCCCCATAAGGAGTCTTAGTTGCGGGTTGTTAACACCTTGACGTAAACCTTCATTCATATTCGTTAAGAGTTGCCCGCCTTGTTCTCCTTGAAGCGATCTAACACCTGTACCAGCTAACATAGACTGCATTCCCATGACGTTCATGACGTCTTGGTTATTTAGGGCTCTACCATTTGAAACGCTCCCTAGAAGCCCCTGTAAAGCTTTTAATTGATCCTTCTCTCGACCTTCCATACCGCTTTGCTTGATAGCGCCAATGAAGCCATCTTGAATGTCTTTCACTTGGTTACCGCTAACTGCTCCTGTCTTGAACATAGAGCTAAAGAAGTCACCTGTAGTCTGTGCATCTATTCCAGCTGAACGGGAGAATCTCGCTTGGTTTACCATTGCAGAGTTAAGATCGTCCATATTAGAGAATCCATTTGCAGACATATACCCGCCTTGGAATTGCAACATCTCTTGACCTGTGAAACCTAGTTTATCCTGTAGTCCACCTTCAAGAGCCGCATCTCTAATTTGGCTACGCCATTGGTCTCCTTCAAGACCTGCGTGGCTACCCATACCGATAACATCGTCACGCATACCTTTATTCAAAGAAGCGCCTTGCATATATAGACCGCCTGCTACAGCACCTACAGCACCCGTCATCGCAAAACCTAAAGCAGGGGCACGTTCATAAGCCATACCAAGAGCAGTTCCTCTATCCGGTTTAACCTCTACTCCGCCATTCTTTGATACACGTTGATTATACTGTTTCATGTTCTCAGTAGTTCGGTTAAGGACACGGTCAAACTCCATACGTGCTTCTCTTTCTTTATCTAACGCTTCGATAGTCTGTTGAAGAGCGACCTTCTTATCAATCTCAGCTTGTGTAGCTGCTGGATTGTTTTCAATATCTTTAATCTGACTACTAATGTCTGTACGTTTCTGACCTATCTTGGTCATCTCGTTAAGGTTTTGCTCTCGCTGCCTTGTATAGTCTTGTGTTGCTGTGAAGTAGTCTTTTTTAAAGTTCGAGGCTTGTTGGTGAGACATATAGTTGGAGGCTTCAGCTCGTCTTGATAAGCTCTCAGATCGACGATCAAGTTTCATTACTTCTTGAATTTGTGTCTTCAGGTCTTTAACTTTGCTTGTAACTCCGTCGGTATCCTGTGCCATTTGCTGCATAACACGTTTTGCTCTATCGAAGTTCTCGGCACCGGAAGGTAAGTTGTACACATCGTTAGAGTTAAAGATGTGCTTAAAGTCTTTGCTGGACTTCTGTTGGAAACTTACAGTCTCCCTATGTCGTGCTAAGGTTTTTTCGTATTCTCGTTGCAGCTGCCTTTGTTGCATAATAGCGTTACGAGATTGATCGTCCATAGCCTGTTTTAACTTGTTTATTTCCTGTCTCTGCTGCTCGGTAGCTCCCTTTGGTATCTGAATACTTGAAGACATATCTCTCATCTTCTGCTTCAACTGGTTAAGGTCTCCGCTCATGTTTCGATACATTCTAGTCAGCTGCGACATAGATCGTAAACTTTTGTCCATATCCTTTTGGGTAGTTGTGGAGTAGCTGTCTACACCTTTGTTACGTATGTCTTCGATAGTCTGCATGTGCTTTTCAAGCTCTTGTAACTTTGCAACTGCTTTACTAGTTTCAGCATCAACATTAAAAATATACTGTTCTACGTTAGCCATGAGATCACGCTCCTTTCATAAAAAGTGGGTAAGGGTGCAGAACCCTTACCCTACAGTGCGGTGAAGTCGTCATCGTCATCATTCTCACCATTGAATAGTGAGATAGACTTATCCATTACTTCCTTGTTTAGTACTGCCGAGCTATCGTCCTGCTTACCTTCGATAATTGCTCGGTCGTCCACAAGTTTACCTTTTCCACCAGCAGACTCTATATCTTTTGCTTTATCAAGAGCCTCTTGAAGTCGTTTGTTCATGTACTGCTCTACTTCAGTCTCTTTGGCAGTTTGTCCGCCTTCTTCTCGATATTGACTATACTCGTCAAGACCTTCAAACTTACTATCAAGATTTTTCATATCCTCTTGTTTAGTAAGTTTCTCGACCTGCTTGGCGATGTCTTCAGCGTCATGATCGTCTTTAAGTACATCCCATTCATCAACATCACGATCCCATACTTCCTCATCGAATGTTGTATCGTAGTGTTCAGACTCCACAGTAAGTCCTTTTCTTGCAAGTTCCATCTCTCTAGCATCCTCATTCATAGACATAATCAGTAAAGTGATCTGTTTGTCTGACAGGTCTCGGAAAGAGGGGTCGGTTGGCAAAGTCTTAAACGTCTTCATGATTCCCCAAAGGTTCCTCATATACGGTGTTCTTGCTAAGACTTTGTAACCACCTAGTGAATCTACCTTAGCGTCGAAAGGAGTTTAGCCACTCTTGGAAATCCTTCCCGATAGTATATAAAACGTCAAGGTTATAGATGTCCTCGTCATTAGCTAACTCTTTTGGAACGTCAATACCTACTACACGTAAAGAAGCAAGCGCATTGTAACTAACAATAAAGTAGTCACTAGCGTAGTTGTTCATTCCGTTTAAATAAACAGCTGTACGAGAATGAATTTTACCAGCATCAATAGCGTTAGGCGCTCGTAACTTTACTGTGAAGGGTTTATCAAACTCTGCGAAGTCGTACGTTTTCTCGAATACATCATTAACCCCTCGGATGATACGATCAATAGCTTTCTTCTGTTCAAACTGCTTTTCGACAGCAAGCTCCTCAGAAGTTTTTTGTGTATTATTTTCTAAATTTTCTGACATGTTTAAATCCTCCTATGTAATGTCCTTACTAATAATATAGCAGTGTATAGTGTCCTATTTACATTATAACATACAAAAGGGATTACTCCCCTTTGTACCGGTAGTAACCCCAACTTGCTTTTGTAACTCTCGATTCATACTCCCTAACCTGTTGGAGTAGGGCGTACATGGAATGTGTCGGAATGTTTCTCTTTTCTAATTCTTCTTTAAGTTTGTTAAGGCTAATCGGCTCTTTGGCTTCTTTTAGGATGTGTACAACAAGCTTAGCGACTTTCTTAACGTCTCGTCTATCTGACCCTGATCTCGATGTTTTATACTTGCCTCGTCTCTTTCCTTTGTTAGCAGACTTACGAGGAGACGTTGTAGCAAACGGCAATGGAATATCATCCTCTCTTTCATTGTCGTCAGTTACGTTAAATGAGTTATTTTGGTTATAGGCTCTCACGACTGCTGCTGTAATGCTATCATTTTCTGTTCCCGTATTATTTTCTATTTTATTTTCATCTATTAGTGGAGTACTAATTGAATCTAGCTTTTCTATTTTTTCAACTACGCCTTTGAGTTCTTCTTGTACCATTTCTATACGATATTGGCGGTAAACCACCTGCTGTTTAAGATATTCTGCATACATACGGTTTGCTTCTCTTTCTGTGTACATCTTTTCCATTGTTCGAACACGCTCCCTATTAGTTTATTTTTCTCTCTGTAAGGTAATAATACTAGAGGTTGTAGCATATGTCAACAAGATAATAAAAAAAACAGGAGAAAAATCTCCTGTTAGTTCTGGACTGTAACATTTACTGTTTTACGTCCGAATTGCAATGCGTCTGATCTGTTTGGCATGAAGATGTCAATGCGGTTTCCTTTAATTGCTCCGCCTGTATCTGCTGCGATGGCTTGTCCGTACCCTTCAACGTATACTGTAGAGCCAAGTGGAATTACATTAGGGTCTACGGCAATGACTTTTTGGTTAGGGTTAGATCGTAAATCGACTCCTGTAGCTGTGATCCCTGAGCATCCGTAGCAGTAAGCTGTATATGCTGTAGCAACTACCTGTAGGCTTCTTCCATTAACAGCTTGCTTTCTTTCTGCGACGGGCTTGCTTTCTACAACAGGTGAAGATTTTTTAGCAGTCTTATAGGAAACGGCACTAGATTCTCCTCGTAGTTTACTTAGTAATTTGATGTTTTGTTGTTCAGAACCTCTGTATTCAGAAATACCGATCGTGTCTGCAAGCTTTGTTCTGTTATCAAAGCTCGCATCTTTTCCTTGTGCGGCTAGATAGTCAACCACGCTGTTTCTGTCGTAAGCTGACGCAGCGCCTGTGCTTGAGAATAATGCACCTACTGTTACTGCACAAGTAATGAGTACCTTCTTCAAATTCATTGTGTTGCCCCTCTCTAGGTTTTGTACATTATTTTGTACTTACTATAATGTAACACATATCATGACTGTAATCTACAAATTAGAGCGATTGTAACATAACTGTAACATAGAGAGTAGTAAAAAAGACCCGTTAGGGTCTTTAATTAGAGCAATGTTAGTTCAGTCGACTCTCGCATCAAGGAACGAACCCCTCTACAGTCAAAAGATACTTATCAGTTGTTTACTTACAAGCAGCTATACTCATCGAAAAGCGTTAAAATTTCTCCTAGTATTTTGGCTTTTTCCCTGTCATGTCCATATGCATCTTCCATACATCTTTCAATAATATGTTTTTCACTCACTTCTGTCGTAAATCTTCCTGTTATCGCTGCCGTGATAAGATCGCTAAGCTCTATATCCCCTAAATGGCGATATACCGTACCCTCTTCCTTATGCGGAACCTCATTATTCCAACATTCCCACTTTTCCATAACAATTTTAGTTAACTCGAATTGATCGTAACGTTCTCTGATCGCAAGCAAAGCTGCCTCCTGAGATAGGGTGACGACAAGTCGTCCTTCATTAAACATTCTTGGGCTTTTAATCATGTTATTTCCTCCTACTAACTATTTTATACTCTGTATGTTACAGTCTTTTCCTGTTTAATTCAACTACATTTTGTATAAAACTTTTAAAAACAATAAAAAAAGAGACCTTAAAGGTCTCTTAATCGTTGGTATATCAATAGTTAGCTTCTTACATTCGCAGATGTTAAAAAATAAAATCTAGCGCTCTCACTGCTAATCTCTCCAACACTTGTAGTTTCGTTGTATGTATCAATAGAGCACCCACGGTATGCAATGATAACTTCTTTTGTATAGTTATCGAACAGTACGATGTCCATGATGTCCATTTGAAGTACTTCTTCTCCAAGAGCAGCTAAACCAAGTTTAGCTAAGTTTTCTTTCTTCATTCGGAAACGCTCTACGGTTACAGAGCCTTCATAGCGAAGATATACGTGCTCTTGCGGCATGATAGAACCGATTTGATATACCCCAGTAGTTCCGAAAGAACGTTCAGCTGAGATAGACTGTGCCCGTGCGATGGGAACGTTTTTAATCATGAAGTACACTGTATTACCAGTTTGTACGGATTGGTTAGTAACACTTGCCACAGGTTTTCACTCCTATTCTATTAGTTTAGGGGAGACTTGCTCCCCCGTTCGTTAAGCAGTTAGTTCGTTATCCTCATAAGTCATGTAAACGTTGATAAAGTCAAGACCTTGAGAAGGTTGAACTGTTAAGTTAATACGGGCTGTGTTGCCGCTGATAACAACCTGAACATCGTCCGGGTTATAATCAACGATAAGTCCGCCAACGTTCTTTTGCAGATCAAGGAATGATTCAACTCTGTTCTTAATGATAGATGCAGAAGTTTGTCTAATACGGGTACCGACAAACTCAGTGTCAAGAACTTCTCGTAGTTCAGTTGTTAAGAAGTCTGAAATCTCTCCGAGAGAGATACGATTCTGAACAGGCTCAGTGCTTACGTTGTAAGTAGTTGGATCACTTACAATACGGAAGTGAGAAGATGCACGAGTTCTTACAAATTCGAACATGATGACTCCAGAGCTGTTAAGCTGGTCAAGTTGGTCTCCTGTGAACTTGCGGTCGAGAGACTCGATGTTCAAACGTTTGTATGTAAGTGGCTCCCCTACGTCAAGTCCACTAGCGATACCAGCTACCATAGCGGCGGTCATGTAGCCCGGAATGTTGTAGATACGTCCATCAGACATTCTGCGAGATCCTGACGCCCCTACAAGCCCTACACGAGCGTTACGGAGGTTCATTTGACGACCTCTTAAGGATTCAAGAGACTCATTGATTCCTGCCCCTACAAAGCCTCTGAGGTGTGCTCCGTTGTTTGACTCGTCACGTAAGAACTGAGAAAGCTCTCCGTGTACTGCCGCATCTGAAGTCAATGGGACGATGTAGTAAGCGCCCATATCAGCTACTTTAGCAAACAAGCTAGCCCATGATGCAGGAGCTGGTTCTGTTTTAGCGCCTGAAAGGTTTGTAAGTGCGATTGTTGCAGGAACCGCTTGAAGACGGTTAACTTCGACTTCTATGTATGAGTCACTTTCAATTTGGTTTTGTAAGTCAGCACCAATAGCTTTAATTACAGCGTCTTTTCCTTTAACGTCTGTTGCATCAAGAGCGTCTAGGTAGTCAGTGAAGATGTTCTTGTTTCCACCTAGGGAGTTCATGCTTGCTTTGAAGTCAGGCAAGTTGTTAATGTCGTTTACAAGTACGTGAACGTCTTGGTAGACACCTTGTCCTAATTCATAGGTACGAACAGCTGTTAAAGATTCAGCATCGGCACCTACGCTTAGGATTAAGCGAGTAGCCATCTTAGAAGTTGAATCAACTTCAACCTTTACGGAAGCTGCTGCTTCTTCTCCAGTGTACTGGACGCTGAAGATGTTTCCAATGTTGTCGTATACTTTCTCATAGCGTTCTTTTGTGAAGTAGATGCTTAAACGCTTAGAGTTTGTAATAGTGTTATCAGCAAGTTCTAGTTGAATAGAGTTTGCGTCTACTCCGTAAAGTTTAGACTTAAAAGTAAGTCCGCCTTGTGATAAAGTAGCTTGTGTTGCTTCATCTGTACGAATAGCAACAATTTTACCTGCGCCTGCTACGTTTGGAGATGGGTTCCAAGCTAACTCAATAGCATCTAGTAACTCTCCACCACGGAAAATGTCACGAGCTTGAGCATAGTTTGTGATCGTAACTGGCGTGTGTGGTTTTCCACCATTAGCGGAACCAACTAAAATAAGTGATTTTTCAGATGTTGGGTTAGCAGCACCTAATGAACTTGAATCAAGGAAAATCTCAGTTCTTGGGCGGACTCTGCTGTGACCATATGATTGTTCTGCCATTATCTATATCTCCCTTTCTACTTTGTATTAGTCTTCAATTTTGAAGTGCTTCTTTAGTTCTTCCAAAAATACCTTCTCGTCATGCTGGTAATGACGACCTCGCATTTTCGCTTTAAACCCTGCTACCTCTACCGAGGACAATTCATAAAGATGTTGTGCGGTTTGTAAGAAAGTATTGATATGGATATATGATCTAGGCTTTGGGTAAACAGCCTTTTTCACTTCTTTGACTTCTTTGACTTCTTTTTTAACTTCTTCAGAACGCTTAGTGTTCTTATTCTCAGCCATCTGCTCTCTCCTCCTGTTCGTTATTTAAATGGACAGTTACCTTAATGTGCTCTAGTATAGCGTCAGTGATAGGGGAGTCTAAGCTGTAGGATGATGTATAAGATACAATAGTCTCTCTCCCATAAAGGATTTCAGGTTTTACATCTGTGTTGACGGGTATCTCTTCTGTCTGACCAAACTGAAGCTTTTGAAGTTGAAAGTTATTGCTCTCTTCTGCATTACTACGCATTAAGATCATAATTGCCTTGATAATAAGATCGAGGCATCTTACAGTGTCCATGTTTGTAGATATCGCAAGGATAGAATACTGTTCAGTGGCAGTAAATCCTCGCTTGAACCCTGCTTCTTCATCGCCTTTGACTTCATAGTGTACTGTAACATCCATCCCTATAAGTTCTTCGTCGTATGTGAAGTATATACGGTTACCTTTAGTGGTTACATTATCCGACGTAGCAAAGGTTATTTCAGCTACGTTTATCAATAAACCAATTTCCTTTTCTACTTCGATGAATAACTTTGAGTTGTCTGCTGATGCTTGAATGGTAGACGTCTCGGTTACTGTGCCTTCTTCTTTAAACAGATAGTCACCTTCGAGGTTGCCAATGCTACTTTTACTCTCTACGCCTTCTCGAAGACCTATGTAAATAGCTCCCTTTTGGGTATGCCTATCTTGAGGCATAGCGTACACTATAGGTATTTCATTTACGGTGTCTGCACCTGCGTAAGCATTTATAAAGTTAGCGGCGATGCTAGGTTTAACACCTTTTAATATTTCCTCTATAATATAACGGTTCTCAAGAATTATTTTGAGTTTACTCTCTATTTCGTTATGTAGATAAGTGTCCACACTTACTATCACGAGTATAACCTCCTACTTCCAACCGTTCTTCATCTTCCACTTCATAAGTCGGTTGACGTTGCTGACAAATGTTTTAGAAGTGTCGTCAGAGTTAACCCGGTCTCTATTAATTATCCAGCTGCTTGCTGGTGATTTATCAGATACCGTCCGGAATGCGACGTATGTATGTCGATTCGTTCTCGTTTTGATCTTAGTAATGTTGTTTGATTTTGGCTGGTAGTTGAGCATACTTGCTCCGGATTGCTGTCTACGGTCATATAGATAGCTTGAGACAACTGTTTTTTGCTCACTAGGGGATATGTCAAAGGAGTTTAGCTGTTTATACATCCTACTTGACATACCACGTCTCTTACGTCTTATAGGGACTCGTAGGTACCAACCTCCGCCTTTCTTCATCTTCTTGTGAGAACTTCGAGCAAAATACTGCTTAAGGTCGATGACTCCTAACTTGTCTAATCGCTTCTCGGTTACTTGCAAATACTTAGGTTTCCTAGTAATCTCTACTTTGGTACCTCTAGTATTTTGCTGGGACAGAGATGCGGCTTCTGCTCCTGCATCTATCGTCTTCTGAATAAGGGCATTCCCTAAGTTCTGCATCGCTGTCTTAGGTGCTTGCGGGTTTTTAAATAACCTTGGTCTACGGTTTCTGGTCAAAACGATTACCTCCGCCTCTAAAGAAACCATTAAGTCCGTCAGTAGAAGGTTTACGTTTAGGATCAATCATCTCTTGTACCTCTGTATTGCTGGCTCCTACTTCAAAGGCTTCTTTATCAATAAATATGTCTTCTCTCTTAAGAAGAAGTTTCTGCTGCATTCTCACAGCTTTCTCCGTTGGGGTAGGTGCATACCTATGTTCTTTTAGAAGATCGGCTACCATATATCTTAAAGTTGTCATAATATTTATAGAAATTACTTGCCCTAACAACTCAGGTTTTGGGAAGAATAAATTGTTTTTCAGGTCAACTGTGTAGTCTTCACCTTCATAGAGCTCACCTTTTACAGACACGGCTAGTGTTATTTCCTTGACATCGTATACCATGAAAAATCCATTTTTGATACGTCTCTCAGAAACATCAAAGATAAAGGACTGAGAAATGCTGGTGTGCGGTAGAGTGATTCGGTCTCTAAACGATATGGTTAGGTTCCTATCCTGCGGGGTGCCAATAGCAGTTCCGGAGTCTAGGATGCCGAGATCGCCGTTAAATACACCTTTCTCTTGTGACTGGATCATCAGCTCTATGGAGGCAGGAGTTAGGTATGCTATTCCTCTTCCTTTGCATATTGGACATGATTGATTGGGTTGCCTAGTACTACGATCTCTACAAGGACACAAATAAGATCTTTCCCAAAGAGCAGGCATACTAACGTTAGATGTTGCAGCATCGAACATATCAGGTCTAATGTTAGCCATAGACATGCTGCCGTTTATGGCTGGTCGTTCAGTAGGTGGAGGACTACCTAGTATTGACGGTTTCTCTGCCATTGTTTACCCTCCTTTAGATGAGTCCTACATTTGTTCCGTAGTAAGACTTCAGTCCTGTATATAGTTTTCCTATGTCTTCATTGAGCTGAACGATATCGGCAGAAGCTCCTCCATACATCGCACTCTGTGTAGTGTCAATGCTTTGTGTGATGCCGTCGATACCGATAGACATGTTGGCAATACCTGCACCGATAATAAGCCTACCCCATTGCTCGAATACTTCTTTGAGTGCCAGCTTAATAATCATGTTCCATAAGTCAGGGTGCATTTCATTAGGTGCTGTTACTCCTCTTCTTGAAGGCGGTAACATACCTCCTACGTACTCTACATGGAACATTTGAGGGGCAAAGTTTTTCCCGCTTGCAGGTAGTCCGGATAGTACGGGCATGTTTCCCTGATAGGCTTGTGAAAGAGATAATCCGTCGCTTCCTCCGGACAGCAGTGTGTTCGGCATTATCTGGAGGTGTCCGGGGAGGTTGTAAACTTTCCACCATCGAGTCGGATATCTATACAGCGTCCCTGTTCCGTATTCAAGCGTGATCTTCTCTACTTGCAGTACTGGTTTATGGAACGTGTGTATGAAAGCGTAGCTGTTGTAATCATTACTATAGAAGTCATGATGCTCTGTAAGAGCTCTAGGAAGGATTACGATGTCTAGCATCTTTTCAGCTTGCGATACGGCAGCTTCAATTTTTGACTCATAAAAGGCGTCCGGAAGGTATTCACCAGTCCTCGGGTCAGTTACAGATACACCGAAGTGGTTGAGTTTGACAGCGTCTACTGTAAGTCCGTAGTCGCTCAGTGTATACTTGTCTACATCTTCGATGTTAATGTTCTTAGGGTTATTGTGTCCGTACGGGGAACCTGCTTCTTCATTTGTAAACACTATCGTAACCCTCCTTATCTCCCTTATTTCTTGTTAGTCTCTTTTTTACTAGTAGATTTCTTTGTTTTCTTTTCTTCTTTAGGCTCCTCTTTCTTGTCCTCTTTAACATTTTGTGTCTTTTCTTCAACTACAATATATCCTGCTAATCCGTCAAAAGCTTTCTCTTGTTCCACCTTTAGGTCGTTGCATTCTCCTTTTTCGTTAAATGAAAGTTCTCCGAATGAAGAAGCTACCTTTAAACCTGCCAGTCTACTGTTAATTAATGTCATAGTTTTCCTCTCCTTTTAAATAAAAAGGGAGCAGATTTTCTGTCTGCTCCCTATGAATTTTTCTATTTAGTTATTTTCTGCTTATTGCGTGATTGAAGTCTCAGCCGCTAGTGCAGGAATGTAACGAACGTTCTTGATACGAACCCATTTCTTAGGAGCGTAAAGTGCAAGAGCTCCGTACCATAACACAGTGAACGTGTTTGTAGCGTTCATTTGTGCAAGAGGTAACTTCATCATTGGAAGCAGTTGAAGTAAGCTGATAACGTTCGGGCTCATCTCGCCAATGAATACGTCAGTTGTTTCAGGAATAACTTCGTTTGTATCAGTGAAGACGATTTGGTTGCTTTCGTTCACTTTAGAATATGGTACACGAGCGATTTGGAAGTAGTGACCAGTCTCTGCACCTTGACGGTAGATTGTAACAAATTGAGGAGCTGCTTGGTACATTGGTTGTAGTGTAATCTTAAGCTCTACTGCGTCTGTGTTGTTTGTAATTGTAGCTGCTACTGCTTCTGAAGATGGTGACTCTGCGCTTTCAGCGTTAACAACAACTTTGTAAGACAAGACGTTCTCTTTGTCTTTGTTGAATTTACCTTTAGCATTTGTTTTAACAGTTGCTGCCACTGCTTGAGCTGGAAGTGGAGCGTTTTGCTCAGGCATACGATTTTCGATAAGAACGTTGTCGTTCTCCATGATTGTAGAACCATGTAAGCGGATGTTTCCACGGCTTGACATAAACTCAGTTACTGCGAAACCAGTAGACATACCGCCCGCACCTGATGGCATAAGTGCTCTTTGACGATCTAGTAAGCTGTTAGTGAAGTCAGCTTGTACTCCAATAGGCATGAACGCATCTGTAGCGATTCCGTAACCTTTACCAACAACAACTGCTGCTTTGTTAAGAACCTGCTCAGTAAGCCCCTCGCCACGAAGGTCAAGAACGTTAGTTTTTTGATCAATAAGCTTATGTAATCCGTCGAACTCAAGACCAGCTTGATCGTTTGTTGGGTCATTAGATAGAGAAGCATCTCCGTAGAATGTAGCCCACTCGATAGTCTTAGCAAGAACTGAAACTGCATCCTGTGTTAAGAAAGTCATTGGATCAGCAACGTTACGAACTAATCCAGCTGCAAGAGATTGTTGTTTAGTATCAGATAAGAATTTCATCTGTACGGTCTTTTGACGTAGGCTTGGAGAGTTGATTGGTGCTACTCCTACCTCACGTACGAATCGGCTTGAGCCAGTACGTCCATGTTGGTTAAAGATTGGGTACTGGTATACAGTACTTGTTACTTGAGATTTGTTCAACATTGGGTAAATCGTAAAGTCATCGTTACCCCAAGTTAGTACGTGTACCTCATCGTCGAGTAGTTCGTATCGTAGAGCCGCTGCGTCATGTTGATCTTCTGAGTTAATTGCGTAACCAGTCGTGAATGTCTTTAAAAGGAAATCTTCAGCTTCTTTTGGTAAGCTTACTTGTCCTTTTTGGAATTTTGATTCGCTCATTTATGTATCTTCCCTTCTAATTGTATGTATAATTTTTAGAAAATTCTGATAAAGGAGACTAGAGAATTAGGAGGAAGGAACTCTCTAGTCAAAACCCTTTAAGGTGTTCTGCTAATAATATAACACTTGTTACTGGTTTTTCTGGTCTTTTACGATTTCTTTGAAAACTTCAATGTCATGCTGCGTAGGAGTACCTCGTTTTACCCGAGACATTGCTTGGAAAACAGTGTTTCTGTCTCCTGCACTAATAGTCTTAGCGTGCTTATCACAGTAGGCAATAACGTCCCCAATATGTTTACTTGGGTCAAAGGCTTCTTCTTTAGGCTCTTCTGCTACTTCTTCTTGAGCTTCTGATTCCGCAGGGTCTTCAGTTGAAACTTCAGGTGCACCAGCTGCTCCATCAATAACTGATTTTGTAACATACTCGGCAGCTTTGCCTTCCGGAATCTCTTCTTCGGATTTGACCACGACTTCTTCCTCACTAGAGAAGGAGATGTTTGTGTCGTTAAAGACAACAGCATCTTTAGGTTGGCTAACAGCTTCAAGAACTGCTTCAAGAGTCTTTTTCATACTCTCTACTTCCTTAGCTAGTTCGGAATGGGATGTGTGAACCTTTCCATAGGATTTAACAACAGATTCAAAGACTTGAACGACATCCTCGGTTACTGCGAGTTCATAAGCGCTCTTTTTAACAGACTCTTCGTCCTCTTCTTTTGCTTCTTCTTTTTCTTTTGCTTTGTCTTTCTTCTTTGCTTTGTCTTCTTTCTTGTCTTTCTTTGCAGGTTTGTCTTTTTTCTCTTCTGCTTCTTCGTCTTTCGACTTTTCCACAGTTTCAGCCTCTTCGGATTCTTCAGCAACTGCTTTAGCTTCTTCTGCCTCTTCCTCTTTAGCCTCTTCGACAACATCGGATTTTTCTTCTTCTTTTACTTCTTCCGCTTTCTCTTGCTCTTTTGCTTCTTCTTTCTCTTCAGCGGCGTCAGCTTTTTCAACATCTTCTTTAACTTCAGCTTCATCGCTTTTCTCGACTGGCTGTTCTACAGCTTCATCTAACTCTTCAGCGATCTGCTTAAGTGATAAATTTTTACCCATTTGTCTACTCCTCTCTTGATCTTAAAATTTGATCTACTTTCTTAATAGCTTCTGTTCTCGACATACCTTTTGCGAGCTGTAAGAAAACAACAGCGCTTTCCGGGGATGTCCGTCCCATAGCATCTAGGTAACTACCAACATCTTTCCACATAGTCTCAAAGTCCTTTTTGTTTTCAAAATGCTTATATGACTGAGCTAGGTTATGTATACTGCGCCCGAAAGACTCAACTCTAAGGGCAGCGGCGTCTACCTGTTTATCAGGGTTTATTTCGTACCCTGTTACAAAGCTCTTTGCGAAAGCTTCCCAACTAGTTTGAGGATTAGCCGGGTTTGTAGTGACAGCAACGTTCGTGATCATACACTCTCGAATAATTCGTCTGTCATGTTCATCCCGCTTTTTAACGAATCCTTCAATAGAGAATCCTAGTGGGCGGTGAATACCGGACTTCTTAACTTCTTGAGCATGGTTCCACATTTCCGCTGCGTACGGGTTTCCTTTATAGAGCTTTCCTTCTATATGAAGTCCAACGTCATCCACGTAGCAGTTTTCGGTAGGTACTCCGATGATGAAATCCTTACCTCTATGATGCTCGTAGTTCAAGTAGCCTTGCTCTATAAAATAACTAATGGATAGTCCTTTAGGGTCAACTATGTCATCCTGTAAATCAAGATCAGGAGTAGTAGCGTAGCCTTTCAGGTACCATGATTTTTCTTGAGGGTTAGCGGAGTTTTTCTTGACCGTTTCTTCTAGGTCGATAGGAACAAAAACATCTACCTTTTTACTAAGAGCTTCCAAGGGCTTTCCTCCCTTCTATCATAACATAGTTTAATGTTTTACCCTTCGTTACATAAATGTTACTGTCCATAATATAGCAGATACACTATCTAGTTACGGAAAACAGAGACTGGGAGTTATGCTTCCCAGTCGTTTACTACATTTCCGTTATCATCTTTTCCGCCTTGCGGTGTTGAGTTTGTATTAGCCTGCTGTTTTGATTGACCATCTTTTCCTACGTTTTGGTTGAACGAGTCTTTACCATTAACATTGTCCATGTTTCCATCATAGCCTGTTTGCTGTGCTAAGAATTGATTGGCGTCCATTTGACGTTGGTACTCGACTTGTTCTTGCTGCATAATCTGACCTAGTCGCTGTACATGTACGCCTGCAAGTGTAACATCTCCGCCCTCAGTATCAGGGTATCCAAGCTCTTTACGAATATCATTGATTGTAAGACCGATCTTAGCTTTAGACTCTAGGATAGAGATGATTTCAGCCTCTGTCTTGGCATCCCCGCCCACGAAGTTGAATACGTAGTCTCCACCAAACTGGGAAACGATATATTTGTTTACTGCGTCTTCGATAAACTTTAAAAGAGGTTCTAATCCTTTATCCTTAGAGTTTCGATACTTCTCTGCACTACTTCCTTCATTCAGCGTGTTACCCGAATGACCTGTTGCTCCTCCTCTATTCGGGAAGTTAATTTCTGAGGGGTCAATAGAATAAATGGAACAGATAACGTTGATCAAGTAGTTTAGCCACTTCTCGAACTCCATATCTTTCGACGACTGTGTCATGTTGACAAACTTAACGTCTTCTGCTGTAATAACGGGTATCTTCCAAGCTCCGTTTATTCCACTGAACATTGAAGTCCATTCTCTTCTGAACGAGGTGAGCGCTTGGTTAGATTGTTCTTGTCCTGTTTTAATATGTAGCAGTCCTCGAGTTGTCCCGCCTTGAGCGAAGAACCTAGCGTTAAACACCTCGGTGTTGTCGTGATACTGTAAGTGGTTTAAAGCGATCTCTAGTTCAGGGTATCCGTACTTACCAACTGTTAGGTCTGTTCGAGGGTTACTTACTTCCCAAGCCATTTCTTTTGCCTTAAACTTAGCAACCACTTTGTCGTCTATGACTTGCACATATCGAACACCATCTTTGGCTTTTCGTTCCTTACCGTCTTCATCTACTGCGACATATACCGTAGAGGCGTCCACAGCTTTAAAGTTATGTAAATCACCAAGTTTGTCATATACTAGCTCGAAGTTTATCTTGTCATATGTAAGTCTGTCTCTAACGAGCTTCTTAACGAATGATCTAAAGTTATCACGAGTGAAATCGTTATCTATTCGTCCAGTCTTCTCGATAAAGTTCTCAATTTCCTTAATCTTCTTCTTATTATGGTCATTAGGTTCTTGCAGAGGGTCTTTTAACCTAATCTCATACCCTACGCCTTTATCACTGTTACGAGCGGGTGTACAGAACATAGAAACTTGGTTTACCCTAGTTATGATAATTGCGTTGAGGATGATATTCTTCCTCGACCATAGCTTGAGCATCTGAAGGAGGTTTTGCTTCCCGTGTATAGAAGGAGCTTCTTTGAAGTCCGGGTTCATTGACATACTACCAATGATCGGCTCCTCGTACGCCTTTGGCTTGTTTGACTTCGTATTCTTTCCTTTTTTTAGGATTGCATCTTCCTCTATCTGCTTGATTCGGACAGCCATGTCATCGTTAATGTCTATAATATTGTCCTGCTGTTTTCTGCCTTTAAAAAATCCGTCTAGCAAACCCATGCGTTTATCACATCCAATCTTCCTTTACTTGTACTTGTGTTTAAAAACTTTGCGACTGCTTAGAACTGTTTGATAGTCCTTTTCTACATCCTCTCCGTCCGAGTCTGTAAGTAGTACTGTATTGTCATTAAGAGCTGTTTGTATCTCAAACATCTCTCCGTTTAATACTGCGTAAACAGTAACATCTTCGCCTTGAATATGATGATAGTAGGATACTACTTCAATCCAGTCAAGGTGACCTACAGCCCGTTTAGCTTCCATCCATTTTTTATCTTGGCTAAATTTCATAACATCCTCCTTAATATAATATAAGACTAAGGTGCCTCTATTTACAATTATATCATACACAGGTACTTACGCTTGCTTACCTTAAAAAGAGAATAGAAAAACCACACCATAGGGGTGTGGTTTGTAGTAGTTATTAACTTCGGCTAGCTACAGCGTGCTTATCTAAGTCCCACGCACCTGTCATATGGAAACCTGCTTGTTTAAATCCTAGTCCCATTCCTCCCGCACCACAAAAGAAATCATTTACTTTAAGCATCCAGTTACCTCTATTTTGTCATTCACTTGGAAGTCTCCCTTCCTCAAACAGCATTTTAGCTGCACTATTGCCTAGCTCATACGCCGACACTCGCAAGTCCAATTCAGTCGTACGGCTAGCTTGGTCTGCTGCCGATTGGTCATAAAAGAGTGCAGACCGCCCATAGTCTAAAATTGACGATCCTTTATACCCTCCAATAACAAAACCGAACATTTCACAGGCTTCTATAACTGCTTCACTGTTATTTTCTTGTTCATTCTTAAGCTTTGCTAAACTTGCTGCTGTTTCTTCCAGTTCCTTCTCGAGTCTAGCAATGTCACGATCTAGCTGACCTTCTCTGACGTTGTGAATGTGCTTCATGGTTTTAAATACCGTATCTTTCAGATAGTCCATTTCGTATTCCTCCTTTTTTTGATGGGTCCCAAGGGATTCGAACCCCCTCTCTTACCAGTTATGAGCTGGCAGCTTTACCACTAAGCTAGAGACCCATAAGTTAGTGTAGGGTCAAACCGGCAACCACCCTACCTGTATTCAGCTCTCTTACCTGAGACCCGAGGGTACCACTCGGCAGGTAAAATTACCTCTACGGTTTTATTTCATTCGGTTTTTAAAAGTACTCTCGGGGGTCCGCATTGGCAAGAGGCGTGAGAGCTTCTATGACGTAGAAGAGGAAGAAAAAATTCATTATATCTTGTAGTTGCTACATTCCATAGCCCAACGTGCGGTGAACCGGATTATTTGTACGTCGTCCGTCGTTAATCGTATACCCGTTTCCCATTGTCACCAATATTGGATTGTTAGTAATGTCCCTATTTGAAAGGTTAAATAGTTGAGATATGCTCTCAACAAAAGCAGGTTTTCCTCTTCTACTGCTGGTTTGCACCAGCTATCAAGGTAGAGATTGTCTACCCTCATAGCTAAGGCAAATGCCTAGCTGCTTACATGTACTTATCAGCGTTTCCAAAAGAGATGTAGTGAGTATGGTTTGCTCTTTCAATGGCGTTAGAAAGTGAGTTAGCAAACTTCTCTAGTTCCTCTCCTTGAGATTTGAGCGACTTAGGATCGAACTGGGCGTACTTGTATTCTACTTCTGAGGAGTTGTAACTTGGTAAACGTTCAGTTTTCTTAGCTTGACCATAACGTTTCAGAAGAGAAGCTTCTGCTCTCAGTTGCTTAGCTAACTCCAAAGCTTCAACAATTGTGTAAACTGTACCTGTTGCAGTTTCGACAGTCGATCCTGAATTGGCTGCTGCGATCTTTAAAGAGATTTTTCTGTAGTCATTCCGAACATTATTTAGCTCTTCTGTGACTTCTTCGAATGTTCTCTCAGGTTTTTCGTACTCTTCACCTTTCTGAGCTGTTACGAATGCGATATCTTCACGTTCACGTACCAGTTCATGAAGTTTACGAGAGATGGCATTCTTTAATGGTAATGCCTCAAACAAATAAACTTTTGTCATATTTATCGTCTCCTTTAATTTGACTGTAACTACACTATAGCATATAGCATGTTATACTGTCAACAGTTTTTTCTATACTCTGTAAATAATATCTCTTCGTTTAACTTCTTCACCGCTGTTAACTCTTTTAATGAGTTTTTCGTACTTTCTAACTTTTTCTTCATATGCCTTAATCCTCTGTCTCAGCTCTCCGTCTAGGTATTCTATTAGTCTTTGTGCACCAATCTCAGAAATACCTCTCTTTGTCACATCTCTTAAAATCTCCGATTCTGCTATCTTGCACTTTTCTAGTTGATACTGAGCTATTTCTAAAATTTCCTGAAGACTTTCGATAGACACGACTGTGCCTAATAAATCATAGTTAGCCATGGTTAACCATCTCCTGCCGTTTTATCAGTATGTTTACTGTAACTACACTATATCATACAACATCTTACATTGTAAACACTATTTATATAAAATAAAAAGGGTCAGACGCATCCGACCCTAGTAAGTATATGCCGAAGCAATATACCGCAATTAATTTTATTATATCATATTAAACCACTAGGATATACTCTCCATGGTATTACTGGTTGGTCTAAGGGAGTTGAACCCGTACCTGTCTGGCGAAAACAGACTGTTCTATCATTAAACTAAGACCACACGAAAACTGCCTAGAGAGGAGTTGAACCTCTCTTATGGGGGTGTTTGAGCCACCAAACTAACCGTAGATAGGCAGTAATATAATTATACAAGTATAAGCGTGCCATAAGGAGATCGTTCTTAAGTTAACCCTTCCGTCTCTTCTACGGGTAGTCACCCTCGTAGATTCTGTGCAGAGTACGAAGCTTAAGATCAAAAAAAAACACTCTTCGGTAGCAGAACCTTGACGGGGGATCAGCCCGCTGCACTGATCAGGTGCTTAATAGCTCTGCTACCTATAGAGTATGATTCTCAGTAAAGAAACCGATTAAGACCACTGAGAACGAGGTCGCTTCGCTTGGCAGAACCACTCAAACCCAAGCTAGACTCCCCTGTCTTATTTTATATACCTCTTTATCACAGGTGGTTAGATATGTGGAGGCGGTAAAAGTTGCCCCGTCTAAGCCGCAGGGGATGACATTTGCAATATTATCTAGTCCCAATGCAACGGAACAACCTAATTGCGCTGGTCTATTAACGTGACAACTACCGTCTCAGGAGTTGTACATCCATTTTTTCTACAATCTCTCCGTCTTTTAGTAGGTAGTAGTGGTTAACTAGAGCTTGCTGGTTGTTATCCGGTAACGTGTATACGCTAACTGTTCTGTTTCTAACAGTCAGTGTGTTTGGTAAAGTTGTTTCAAAGACCTTATGATCATCGGTTACTTCTAAGATGTCATTAGATGGGTTGTTAGCCCAGTGGTTAGTAGTCTCACTGAACGGATTCTCCTCAGTACCTCTAAATCTGTAGAGGACGTGTGGGCAGCTATACATTTCTACGTACTCAGTTAAACTACCTTTGTTGAACTTATAAGTCACTTCTAAAGAGATACCTACAGTCGGGTTACTGCTTCCCTCGGGGCTCTCTTCAACAATTTTTTCGTTAATGCTACTTCGCCTCCTTGTTCAAAACCTAACCTCCTAGGCAGGGATGTGAGTCTAAGGTGAAAATATAGTCAGGTGTGAGATAGTATACTAGAGGTAATCACACCAATTACCTCTGAGCAGGTTGCATTTAATGACTGTTTCCTAGTCTATGGACTGAGAAGGGTTCGAACCTCCGACACAGGGATTTTCAGCCCCCTGCTCTACCGACTGAGCTACCAGTCCAAGGTGTCTCACCTCTCGTAAGGGTATGAGGTTGAGCGGTGATAGAGTCACCTCCATAGGATTACGGGAGCATTCACTGGAGCCCCCTTGCATATAGAAGTGGCTAGCTAGCCCATTTAAGGACGATCTGAGAGGAGTCGAACATCTTTACCTGCCGCAGCACTGCTTTTACCAATAAGCTACAGACCGATATAAAAAAGTACACGAGCGTTTATACAGAGTGTATAAGTGAGCTCGCATACGAAGTGGGGTCGGGGGAGGTGACCCCTATCTACATCTTTCTCGCCTGAGACGTAGATGGTCGAAAATAAGGTAATTACACAAGTTAAGGTACTTTTTAAGGTACCAACTGTCGTAGTAGGACTCGAACCTACAACTTCTTGATTAACAGTCAAGCACTCTACCATTGAGTTATACGACAAGGTTCAGGGTATGTAAGGGAGTACACGGTGGTGGTTGTATAAACTCCCTGTTACCCTGAGTGTATTTCTGTCTTAAGAGTTTAGAACCTACGACAAATTTCACATAGTTGTGTTAAATAAAGGAGGAATAACCAACGTATGTTTAAGATACAAGATTCACCGCCTCGTGGCTGATGTCCAGTGAATCTTTATCTATATACATTATAACATACTCTGATGTTATAGGGAGCCCTTTATTCGAATTTTCTTTAAAAAAGTTTAGTAGAGAAGAGTTAACCTCTCTACTATAGGAGAAGAGAAGAGGAAGAACACGGTGGATGTTTGTCCTGCGCCTTCAACCTATAACTACTATAACATAATTTTCTGAAGGTTGCAACATCTTCTGTGATTTTTTCGGCGGCGCTTTTTTGTCTATTTTTTTTTGACGTCGATCATAATATAAATATTATATAAAAGTATATAGATAAGTGTATAAATAAATATATAAAGTATTTAAATATATAATACAGAGCACTTAAAATTAAAATAGGACACGAATATATTAAAAGGAGTCAGAAACCCTTATGTACCAAGGGAATAAAATAGGACAAAAATTTTAAAATACCTTGTTTACCTTTAGAATAAGTTATGGTAGACTGACTGTGAGATACTAAGTGTAAAGGAGAGTCAGATATGTATAACAGTAACTCTAAACTATACAGAGTATGGACTACTATGAGACAGAGGTGCAGAGACCAAAAAGCAACAGGGTACAGCAGTTGTGGAGGAAAAGGTATCCAAGTATGCTCAGAATGGCAATCTTTCTCTAATTTTGCTGAGTGGTCTTCGAGTAACGGATACTCAGAAGGTAAATCACTCTCTAGGGTTGATCTTAACAAAGACTTCTGTCCTGAGAACTGCAACTGGATCAGCAAAGACAAGAGTCTCTCTAAGGCTAGAAAAGCCTTAAGGAGAAAAGAGGACAAGGAGCAGTTAAGGAAAAATTATTTCTACAGAGGGAAATACAGAACAATTACAGAGTTGTCAGAGATTACTGGTATTAGTTTTTCCATCCTATATGACAGACTATTTAGTCGTGGTATGCAAGTTTCAGAGGCACTAACCTTTACGAACTCCGCAACAATGTACTACTATGACGGTAAACTGAAAACACTCAGAGAGTGGGCAGAGGTTACTGGTATCAGCTATAGTGCTCTTTATACTAGGTTAGTTCGACTTAACTGGGAAGTATCCAAAGCGTTTACAACCCCAGCTAAGGTAAAAAGTAAGAAGAGGTAACTGCCTCTTTTTTTGTCCTATTTTATGTATAACTCCATCCCAGATGAAACAAACTAAACGCATCTCGGAATGAAACGCCCTTTTAAACTCATACGAAAATAGGTGTTGACTTTTAATCAACATTGCGGTAAGATAGGTTTACAAGCAAACGATGGAGGTTATTAAACATGGCAACAGTAGCAAACAAACCAGTAAATAAAAATAAAACAAAAGAGGGTGGCAGCATGAAAACTGTAAAGAGACTTAAAAAAATTAGGATGGATGCAGGATATTCGATTTACACACTTGCAGCAAAATTAGAGGTAGACTCGTCTACGATATCTGTTTGGGAAAACGGTAAACGATTCCCACGTAGGAATGTATTGGAGAAGCTTGAAGATCTATTTAATGTCAGCTACAGAGAACTATTCGAAGACTTAACTGAACCAGAAATTAAGGAGATCGAGAAACGAATGACTAGGATGTATAAAACAAGCGAATGGTATTAAAAAAGAGACCTTGTGAGGGTCTCTTTTATTCGTAGCCTACTACGACTTCGACGATCATTTGAGGATTGATATACTTCATGTCCCCTGTCAGATCAACATTAGGGTACACTTTAAGAAGTTTTGCTGCACTACCTGCAATATGATTCCATATAACTGCTTCCGGTTGTTCAGGGATACCAAAAGATTCCCTGATTGTAGGATCTACGTAGTACACTGCGTTGTTTATTAGTTTAATCTCAATCTTACTAACCTTTTTTGCCACTAGTTAAACCGCCCTTCACTCTTTATTTTCCGCTAATCATGCTGAAGAGGTATGTAATTAGACCGCCAAGGAAAGCCATGAGTGCTTTTTCAATCAACTCCCGTTGTTTATCGCTTTTTCGATCTCCTGCACTCTCTAGCAGCTCTAGCTCTCTTTGAAGCTGCTCCATCTTGTAGTAAAGGTGGGACTGTTTTTCTTGCTGGATTGCAATGTCTTTATCTAAAGAAAAGACGATGTTTTTGAGCTCGTCAACAACCCCACGTAACTCTGTAGTGTCTGTGTCTCGGTCTTGTATTTTACCTTCAACATTTCTTAGTCTCTCGATAAGTTCACCATTTTGGTTAGTCATTCAAACCCCCACCTTTTTATGATATATCAAATGATGCCTTGCCTCCCTATATCCCCTAACTCAGTGTCGTAGGATACATAGAAACTCTCTAAGACTTTCCTGCTCTCCTTCTCTGCTATACTGCCGTAGTTTGAGTCTGTATCAATTTTAAAGTAAGCTGAGCCAAACTCTTTCAGATCGAGCTTTACCTCTATGAACTTGTCGTCTGTTGTATTTCTGCAATACTCGTAGGTGAAGTCAATTAAAACACCAAGGTGAAGTAATCGATGGATTGAGTACATATGAAAAATTGATCTGTCTGTATTAATAAATGCTCCGACAAGATCTCTAAACTCAAGTTTTACTGTACTATGATACTTATTCTCGCTAATCTTCATGTCGTCTCCTTCCTGCGGTAACTATAACCAGTACCGTAGGGAGAGCTAAGCTTAACAGTACCGCATTCTTAATTATAATTGAGCTATGCAGAGTCAAGTCAAATAGTATGACATCTGATATAATGGAGATATATGCAACTCCAATAAAGAGAGTAGACTTAATGACCGGGCTGTATAAAGAGTACTTAACTCCCTCGAACAGGATAGCCGCAGCGAAGAAGGTTAGGTAGCAGATGTTAATATACAGTAAAACTGTTGTAGTAGCTGCCATAACTAACATTTTTATCCTCCTCGCCTTGATTCTATTACTAATATAGTACTTCTAAACGTAATTTTTCGTAATCCTCTATATTATAACTAAGAAATTACACTACTGGAGGTGCTTGCATGTTAAGTCGTAGACAACTTGTAATCAAGATAGCGCTTGTAATTGTGGCAGAGGCAATCGCAATGACAGCTACGATTGGATTTTCTCACTATATATACCCTATAAAACACATCATGCCGATTCACATTATCTTCGGTGCTATACTTGCCGTTGTCATCGTAGGAACGTATAACAAACGCATTAAGAAACGTAAGAAACGAGTTAAAGAGGAAATTAAAGAACTAGCGAGGGTAGCATTAAAACAGCTTCCCGACGACATAGACGATAAATAGAGGTGAGACAAATGCTTAACCCGAAAAAGATTGGAAAATTGTTTCAAGATATAGAAGAGCTTGTCTATGACGAGATAACGTACACAATTATTCCAAAGGCTATGTTTTTTGTTCCTAGTAAACAAACATCAGAAGGGAACAAAGTCAACGATAGGTACCTGAATAATCTTATCGAGGATGTTCTATTAGTTGTAGAGACATGCGGACAAGAAATGCTTCTTCGCTACTTCGAGTGTAAAGAAAAGAATGCAAGCGAAGACTTGATCATTAAGGATCTTAAAGAAGAGTATGTCGAAACCATATACAACCAGTTTGTTAGACTGGGCATCACCACTACAGTTGATACAAGTAAAATTTTTGTATACCGATTAATGTTACAGCTCCCTAGCATCTATCTTGTACACAGTGGAGGAATAGACTTCGATAAAGAATACGACGATTGTATGAAACACTATGAGGAGATGGAAGATTACGTTGAGGACTTCCTTGACAGAGACGACGAGGAGGGGGAGGTCGATCTTGACTAGGAGAGAACTTGTCGAAAAACGTAGAATTGTATACGGGAACTCAAAAAAGTATAATGTATTTAACGTTGGAGACAAAAGGGTCCACTCCCCAAGGTTATGTGTAGTATGCTCGAGACCGTTGACGTCACTTGTGCTTACAGAGCAGAGGTATGTGACAGCGGTCTCCCACGTGCACGCCCATCTCTCAGGAGGCATTACTATCGACATGTGCGCTAATATTAAATCATGTTCCAGCAGAATTGAAAAACTACGAGAGGAGAGCTGACGAATATGTCTATGGCAGAGAATATAAAGAAACGATTATCACAGAAAAAGGACGGAACTTCCGAGAGCCAAGTTCGTGAGTTAATGAACACAGCTACTTCAAAAATGCTTGAACAGTTCTTGCAGCGAGTTACAACAGGTGAGATCCCTATAGACAACGTTGCAGACTTGCAACGTGTATTCTTGTTGTACAAAGAGATAAACGGAATTAACGATGCAATGGAAGGAGCAGGCGGACAAGGAACGCTACCGGAGATCAACATGAAGCAAGATAAAGTTATACAAGACGTAACTTCTGAAGGTACTGTAACGATTGACGACGAAGGAAACCTCGATGTTAGTGACCTTTCTGTAGAAGAAGCAGCAGAATTAGTACGGCAGATGGACATAGCCCAGAATGCCGAAAATGAGGGGACGTTCTAATGAGTATTGTAAACCCAATTGACGGAAAAATGATTCAGAATATTGCGAAACAAACATTCGGAAAGACTAGTTTAACAAAGGACGAGCTGGCGTATGTACTAACTATGCTTAACCCATCTTCGTACCTCTTGAAGCACCACAAAGTAAAAAACCACCCTATCACATTTCACGTAAGCGGGCACGACTCCGTGAGAGCACAAGCGCACAGACCATGGCAGGTTCAGATGGTTAATGATATGCATAAGGATAAAGCAGTCATAAAGTCACGTCAGCTGGGTTTATCTGAGCTAGGGATAGGTGAAATGATTAACTTTGCAGATTTACATAGCTATGCAGGCGTTAAATGTTTATACACATTCCCGACCAACCGTTAACATTGGCGGTTACAAAACTCCCTTAATTGACTGGGACCCCCTAACAGGCAAGGCTGAGGGAAATCAGCAGCGAAGCCTCAACCGAGGAACGTTCAACGACTAGTAAGACCTTATAACAAGGCATACACTCAAGCGAGTGGAAACAGGGAGCCCCTTACGGGGATGATATAGTCTGATCTACATGGAAACATGTAGCTGCCAAATGGCGGGCGAAAACTAGCGCACTTCGTCGAACAAAATGCAAATGAAAGACTTCGTTGCAACACGTCTTAACCCTTTACTAGAAACAGGATACTACGGAACAATAACGGATAAGCACACAGACTCACTTGAGAAGAAGAAGATAAGAAACAGTTTCCTTATGTTCCGTTCTTCTTCCAAAGGAGGAGCCGTAGAGGGTGTCGACATCGACTATCTGTCTCTCGATGAGTATGATAGGGTATCAGCTTCAGCAGAGATATCAGCAATGGAGTCTATGACTTCTTCTGTGTTCCAATATTTAAGACGTTGGTCAACCCCTACGATAACCTGTGGGGCATTGTAGAGTAATCTACAAATGAAAAACTCTGTTAAACGGGCATAGCTGAATAATCAATAAGCTGGTAAGAAAGCCTAAGTCCTGAAAAGGATAGTGGTAATCCCGTGCTAAATCAGACCATAATAGTCTGTAAATGCCTAGAGACTAAACTTTCGGATAGCTACCTAAATGGAAGTAGTGAGAACCGGATGAGAGGTTTACAAGCCAATATGTCTATACACCCGACAATCCTAAACTAGGTTACCTAAGTTACTTGTAAACTGTAAAGCAGAGAACCCTAAACCAAAAGTTAGGGTTGTGATATAGTCCATTCCGACTGTTAAATCAGTGTTAAAGTATAGCGAAAGCTACGGTATATTAGACAGTGCCCGATTACGGGATACATGCCTTATACACTCAGTCAGATCAGCATGAGTATGTACATAAGTGTGACAGTTGTGGTCACTATAACCATTTAGACTACGAGAAAAATATTGAATGCCTAGATGAAAAAGGAGTAGACGTCCTAGCTAAAACAGTTAAAGACGGTTCCTTTAGATTTATTTGTTCGAAGTGCGGAACCTCACTAGACCGCTGGTATAATGGGTCATGGGTTGCAACATACCCTTCCCGTACAGAGGATGGAGGCGGTACTCGAGGGTACCTAATCACTCAGATGAATGCTGTATGGATTAGTGCGGATGAGCTGAAACGTAAAGAGCTTAAAGCGAAATCTAAGCAGCATTTTTATAACTATGTACTTGGACATCCTTACCAAGACGTTGCTTTAGCTGTTCAAGAAAAGGACATTATGGACAACATTCGACCTTACTTAGAAGGTCCTAAATTTGATAGAGGGCAGTACCGATTTATCTCTGTAGGCGTAGATTGGGGACAGCACCACTGGATTACGGTAAGAGGATTCAGAGAAGACACGAAACAGATTGACTTAATTAGAGCTTTCTCGGTTGAGAGATCACGAGGTGTAGCCAATATCGAGGCTGACTTAGAGAACATCATTAACCAGCTTGTACCCTACAATCCGGATATCATTTGTGCAGACATCGGGGACAATGGAAACTATGTTGACAAGCTCACAGACTACTTCGGAGCAGGCAAGGTATATGGAGTTAAGGTTAACCCTAATCCACGCTCTACGGGGCAAATAAAACCTGTATGGCAGGATACTAGAGGTATGGTAACGGTAGATAAACTCACTCAGAATAAACTACACATCGCAGACATGAAGATGGGCAGACTAGGGTTCTACCGTAAAGATCGTGACCTTGAGCTTTACGCTTTGCATTGGCGTAACGTTGTCATTCGAGACGAAGAAGATGAGAAGACTGGTCAAGTATATCAGATCATTACTAACAGAGGAGACGATCACTACGCACAATCCTCGGTGTATTCGATGGTTGGTATGGAGCATGTGCTTGAACCATACATCGTCGGAACTGAAGAGAATGCGTTTGGTTTCACTACAGTTACGGCACCACAATCAACAGATATCTATGCAAGAGGGTATTAGAGAGGCAAATAGCCTCTCTATTTTGTTATGGAATATGTTACAATATAGTTAGAGGAGGGTTACAGATGAGTAAAAAAAGTATCATTTATCGCCTGACAGCGTACAAGAGCTCACCGAGCGGTTGATAAAAGCAGCTCAGGAACCGGACGAGGTTAATGATAGGCTAACAGAAGAATTTGTCAAAAAAGTAACTAAAGTTAAAGATATATACGATGTCATTGACCGTGAAGAGAAACTTAGTAAAACGTATCAAGGTCTTTTGTCTCTCTACGGATTCGATAGTATGTATGATATGTACCTGTACGCTATGTCGTGCTCACAACTCGAAACAGTAGCAAAGAGGAAAGACTATAGCAAGCTTGTCCCGGTTAAACGTAAGATAACTCGCAATGGCAAAGAAACCGAAGTAACGGTGTATGAAGATCCTAATAAAGACAAAAAGGATACAGAGGGCTCTGATCTAGCTAGTCGAGGTAATCAAGGTAGGCACGCTAGAGACTACAGAAAGACCATTCATGGTAAAAAGAAAAAGGTAGACCCTCAAAAGGTTGCCAAATTAAAACAGGTAACCTTGAGTATGCCAAAAGGTAATGAGTTTAGAAGCGAATCTGATTATTTCCTAGAGGTAACAGACGAACAAGGAAACACCGTAGGAGTAGTAGGGTACTCGAGTAAAGGTAACTACTTAGTTATGGATTTCTACGTCGCAGACGGAAACTCTTCAGGAATTGCAGCTGTAGGATTCGCTACACTTATACGTATCGCTATCAGCGAGAACAAGGGAGTGAAGGCAGACAATAATTTAGAAGCTGCCGCATTCTATTCCCGATGTGGACTACAACAAAGAGGAGAACACTGGGAAGCTACTGCTCAAGAATTAAAAAACTTCTACGGAAACATAGACTCACATGTGGATTTCTAGGTTTTATGTTATAATAATACTAGTGGTTACATACACGGTAGTCATACTAGGCGGGCTTTACGCAGCTATTAATAAAGCAAGACGTACCGCCGGAGCCTACAAAGAAGTTCTATTTCAGATGATTAGTGAAATAAAAGATATTATCAAGGAGGAAGATAAAATGACACACCCACTTACACAGAAGGACACACTTACACAGAAGGAACCATTAACATTAGCTACGCTAATTCACAAGAAGGCAGTAGACTCAGAGTATGCCGAAGTCGTAGATTTACTTGCCCATCTAGCAAAGACAACATTCGAGAACTATAACTTCCTTATTCAAAAATCACCAGATGAGACAAAAGAAGCTCACTTTATGCAGCTTAGAAGTGCTTTCCATGAGTCTCCTCAAGTACATAAGCACATTTTTGAAAAGTCGATTGACTACGGTATCGACTACGATGTTCTAGTTCAAAAGTTCAATGATAAACTCCGTACAGGTGAAATTATTTCTTGTGGAGAAGACGTTGTTATTATAACTGACGACGGTACAGGAATGCCAGCTTCCGGTGTATCGCAAATTAACAGCGGTATCGAAGGCGGAGAAATCAGTTTCAACGTCTCGTTTGTATCAGCTAAAAACTATGAAGCTTGGGCTGAAACAAACATCAAGAAAGATGAAGGCGATGAGTAACACTAACCTCCCTCTCACCACAAGTTTTAGAAAGACAATTGAAAAGTTTAAAAACCATAACTCGGTAGGGCTGATTGGGACGGAACATGTTATTTTCGTTCCCGCTAGTCAGCTACATGCCGATGGAGGTAACAGCGCAGACTCTCCTGCTTTCATGATGATGCTTGGAACTATCAACAGGAAGAAAGAATGGAACTGCCCGGTAGAGATCGGAAGAACAAGGATTGGTGCCATAGAGGGGTTGGAGATTGTCATAAAATTCAGTAAAGAAACAGACTACCATAAAATTGGGGAATATCTCGACGTATTCATTAACGAGAATAGCTGAGAATGGTCTCGTATCTTCCGCTATATTAAAAGTGTACAAAAACATTTAATGGAGGTATTAATATGGTAAGCATCAAAAAAGATCTCGTACCGGCAGGGCTTGCATCACAAGTTACGTATAAAGACGGTTACAACCCATGTAAGTACATTGTAGTTCACGAAACAGCTAATACAAAAGCAGGGGCAGATGCTCAAGCACACGCAAACTTACAAAAAAACGGCAACTCTCGAGAAGCTTCTTGGCATTATCAAGTAGATGATAAAGGTGTTATCCAGTCATTCGATGATCGAAAGCAATGTTGGCACGCAGGGTCTAGGGTATACAACCAAAACGCAATCGGTATAGAGCTTTGCGTAAACAGTGGAGGAGACTTCAAAAAGACTGTTGATAACGCCGCTGAGCTTATTAAGATGTTGATGAATAAATATGGTATTCCTGTTAAAAACGTTCTCACTCATAAGGAGACTAGTGGAGGGAAAGATTGCCCTCACTTCCTACGTAGCGGTAGTAAAGGCGTGACATGGGCACAACTTATCAGCAAAATCAGCTCAACTTCATCGTCAAGCGGAAAAACTCCATCTAAACCAGCTAAGACACCTAGTAAACCAGCTAAGTCTCCAAGTGGCTCCGGTTCAATTAACTTTAACACTAATAGCATTGTTGACTTCTTAAGCTCTGCAAAACTGGATTCTAGTTTTGCGAATCGTAAAAAGCTTGCAGGTAAGTATGGAATCTCTAATTATTCAGGCACAGCAGCTCAGAATGAAAGTTTACTGGCTAAACTTAAGAGTGATTTTAAATCTACTTCTAAGCCTGCACCTAAGCCTGCTTCAAAAGGAGATCAAAAAACGAACAGCATTGTTGACTATTTGGTTTCAATCAAGGCAGACTCCAGCTTTGCTAACCGTAAAAAGCTTGCGGACAAATACGGAATCTCTAACTACAGAGGTACCGCTGCCCAAAACAGTACGTTACTAAAGAAGATTAGAGGAAAATAAAATTAGGCACGCTTAGGCGTGTCTTTTTTTTATAGGTTAAATGATAAACAAGCCAAAATAAATAAAAATTTAGATTGACAGGCTGTATCATACAGTGTAAGATGAGGTTATCAAATACACTATGAAGGGAGTAGCACAAGGAGTATAGAATGGGATTACAACATATATCTTGAGGAGGAGCTACATATATGACGAATAAAGTTCCGTTAGACCTAAGCAAACTGAGTGAGAAGGAATTTCCTTTCATTAAGAAGCTCGACAGGCAGCAAGAAGATATGGTTACAAAACTTTTCAGATCAAAACGTGTTGTAGTAGACGCAGTCGCAGGATCAGGTAAGACAACTGTTCTTACTCAAGCATTTAAAGCATTGTTAGATAAAGGTCGCATTAGCGCCATCTACTATGTTGTGTTCCCAGTTCAAGAAAAATCTTTAGGGTACCTACCGGGAGGTATATCAGAAAAACTACAGGAATACGCCATACCTTTCTTTCAAGCCCTAACTGAGGCAGGGGTAAACCCTAGTGAGTTTGACGTAGAGGACGTATTCAACGTATTAACGTACGGTCAGTTCAAAGTAGTACCTCACACGTTCTTGAGAGGGCGTAACTTAGACGGTGTGGGTATTCTAATCGACGAGTCACAAAACGGCACAGTAGATGAAATACGCAAGATTTTGACCCGTGTGACAGACAGTTGCTATGTAGCGTTAGCTGGGCACAGTGGACAGATTGATATCAAGAAAGATAGTTCAGGTTTCTCTCGATATAACCACCATTTTAAGTCGGGAGTAGAATCAGGAGAGTTTTCAGATATTGAGTTTGCGGACCTATGTGTAAATTACCGAGGTAAGTTTAGTTCGTATTCAGACAAAATTGGGCAGTTAAAAACAAAGGAGGAAACAAATAATGAAAAATAGTACCATGTCAGGTTTAGTTAAGATAGTTTTAAGAGAAGTTAATGATGCAATTCTTGAGGAGTTAAAGAAAAAACTTGAGGGAAAAGTCGATGATAGTGACAAGGTAGCTAACTCTCTTGAAAATATGTTTAAGGATAAAGAGGAAATTAACGAGTTTATTAAAGACACGTTAGAAGACGCTCAAGAACTAGCTAGTCAAAGAGAAGCTGACATCAAGTATAGAGAAAAATTGGTTAGTTATTTAGATGTATTAACACAACAGGAACCTCCTGAATTTACAGAGGAAGAAGAGAAAGTGTTTAAAGAAAATTTAGAAAGTTCTTCTCAAGAAGAAACAGACAACCCATGCAGTCTTGTTAGCGCTGTGGAGCGGTTCTTTGACTTAGTTAATTCTGAGGAAGACGCACACAAATTTGCAGAAGAACTTCAACTATTTTTACCAACCCACAAGAGAGGTAATTTTGGGTTTGGGACGAGTACAGGTATCTCATACGGAAGATATAGTCTTTGCGATAAGGACCTGACGTTAAAGTCAGATGGAGAACGAGTAATCGTACAATATACCTTAACTGAAGATGACGTAACGAATCCCGAACTTGCAAAAGAGCTGTTCCATTCTAACCATGAGCAAGGTGCAGATAGTACCGAGGTGTGTGGGTGTGTAAACAAGTGTGGTGGAGACGAAGATGATGAAGACAATGATGATGAAGACAATGACGACTTCCCGGGAGTATACGATATTATTGAAGATATCGAAGAGACTGAAGAAGAATTTTACAACAGTGTAGAGGTTATCTTGCAAAATATTATCAGACACTACTCTAACAACATGCCTAATTATGCGACCATGTCCGAGTACGATGAAGCTGCTATGAGATTTTTCTTAACTCATTGTAGCACTTTACACTCTCCGGCAGCTATTACCGCCCTAAGTAAAGGCGATCTTTTGCACGAGTTTAAACGCAGAATTCAGGCTGTATCCAACTCGAAATAAGAAAAAAAATTACTAGAAAAAGGTAGTCTATCCGTTGACTACCTTTTTTCTATATGTTATACTCTGTTTATAGACTAATAGGGAGATGAATTGGATGGATCAAATGCAGTTAGAAACGTTAGAGACAAACGAAAGAAACTATAAAGATGTAATTAGGGATATTGAGAATGAGGTAATGAAACCCGATCTAACTATAGGGAATATTCGTTACTCCATTATCGAAAAGACACCTTACTCATTCCATATTTATGTCGCAGAACAGCTACCTGCGAAAGTAAACTTATACGAAATGTTATACGACCTCCGGCATAGAAGGTATTTTCTATATAAAAACGGAAGAGAAATCAAGTTCACCGTTAACAATTTAAACAACATTATTCCTCGACCTAGTTGGCAATTTATAAGCCCTGCCCCAATGAGACAGCAAGAGGCAGTTGGCAACTTCCTTGAAATTGTGTCAGTCAGTGAAAATAAAGGAATGTATAAAAAGATGCTTGACATGATAGGTGCTCAGGGAGAAGAGAAAATTGATATGCCATCAAGAGCACTAATTAGACTTATCGAGAAGTATCACAAGCTAGAAATCCTTTACAAGTCCGGAGTTCCGTTTAGTTGTCTACCTGAATGTGTGTTACTAGACGCCGCTGCTAGAAGTGAAGAGACAAAGCCCCATAAAATACTGGGAGTGTCAAAGCAAGCCTTGAAGCTGGTAAAAGATATATGTGAGATTAGGGGAGGACGATTAAATGAATATATAGCACCTGACTGGAGGAGGTTACAAACATTAGCCCACCTAACTCAGCAACAACTTGATACGTATAGATCATATATCAATTTTATACTAGAGCTCGAAGAGGAATATGATACAGGAACAGACCCTTTATATTCCTTTCTTCAAGATAACACGTTGTACCAGTATAACCAAATAGGTAACACCGAAGAGGTAGAAAACATGGTAGGTAGATGGGGTTTACGGGACGATGTTACATGGTTTATACACAGGTATAATGTTAAAGATACTAAGAGGTTTATAAAATATATCTATTTTGACTGTTTAACACAGCAAGGAATGCAATCTAGCACTGCTATGAATCTATATAAAGACTATTACAGAATGAATGTTCTCATGGAGAATCCTAATTTTGAAAAATACCCAAGATACCTTAAAACTTTCCACGATATCACATCTCGAAACTTTAAATTTGTGGAGGATGAGGTAGCTAAGAAACAGTTTGAAGAAGTAGCGAATGATCTGAAAGTATACGAATGGAAAGATACGGATTTTAGAATTGTTGCTCCTGAGAGTATAAGAGAGATCGTCGAAGAAGGGCAGAAGCTACATCACTGTGTCGCATCTTACGCTAAGTCTGTATGTGAAGGCAGAACACAAATTGTTTTCTTAAGAGACAACGAGGCTCCTGAAGTTCCGTTGGTTACAGTGGAGATAAAAGATGGAATTATTAGACAAGCTTATGGACTATCTAATAGAGTCGTAGATGTCAAGGAGCATAAGGCACTTCAAAAGTTCGCAAAGAAACATAAGTTATCATGCAAGTACTCAACATCTAGATAACACTTTTCGGACGGTCAAAGTAAGACCGTCCTCGTTGTATATGTTATAGTTAAATTATAGACAAAAATGTAAAGGGGAATGTAAAGTGAAGCTTTTCTTCGACACGGAAATGACCGGACTCCACCAAAAAACAACACTAATTAGCCTCGGAATCGTGAGCAGCTCGTCGAAAGAGTTCTATGCGGAGTTTACTGACTATGACAAGGAGTATGTGGAGGCTGATGACTGGCTCCAAGAGAACGTAGTTGATCGTTTAAAGTTTAATTCTATTGATCCGTTCTGCACTACAGTAGGTGCTGTAACTAATTGTAAGGGAGATACAGAGTTTATAACTAAACATTTACGAAAGTGGATAAGTCAATTTAAGACCATCGAACTTTGGTCAGACTGCCATCATTATGACGTTACCCTCTTCTTCGAATTATTCGGAGGCGCCTTCACTGTACCTGATAATGTTTACTACATACCATTTGATATCTGCACGTTGTTCAAGGCTTTCGGAGTTGATCCGGATATTAGCCGTGAATCGTTTATCGACCACCCAATGACCGGAAGCAAGCACAATGCGATATACGATGCAAAAGTGATTAGATCTTGCTATGATAAGTTAGAGAGGAACTATTTATCTAGGATATGAGCCCATTTATAAAAATATTCCTAGAAATTGTTGACGTTATAACGAGACTGTAATATACTGAGACCATAGAGAAAGATACAGACCGCTACAGGGAGGTGAATAAGGTGGCATCAAATGCTAAATCACAGGTAAACCTTACATATCTCGAATGCGAAGGCTGTAGCAATATTGTTACGATACCTCGCAAAAAGAATAAGGCTAGAAGCAAATATCATACAAAACATATGTACTGCTACAAGTGTAAGAAAAAAGTAGCTCATATTGAAACAAAAGAAGACTGCTTCTTACCACAATGGATAAAAGATCGAGATATTGCAGACAAAGAAAGTAACGACTAGGAGGATGAAATTTTTGAAACATGCAGATTTAGTATATGGTGATTTATTGAAAAGGATATTAGAAGAGGGAGAAGAGAAAGAAGACCGCACAGGAACTGGAACTCTATCGATATTTGGTCCACAGATTGAGTTTGATCTCTCTGAAGGTTTTCCTCTCTTAACTAGAAAGAAAGTACCTTTCAGACTGGTAGCGGAAGAGTTGTTTTGGTTCTTAAACGGAGACACAGACTTAAAGACTTTGATTGACAAGAACGTGAACATTTGGACTGACGACGGGTATCGCTACTACTTAGAAAGAGCAAAAGAAGATGAACACCGACACATTCACACAAAGGAAGAGTTCATTGAAAAAACAAAAATGCACGGATTCTCTATGGGATCTATCTACGGAAAGAACTGGAGATCGTGGAACCTGCCAGCTAGTTTAGCAAATAGCGAGAATGAAGGAGTAGTAGATCAGATCGCTAACGTCATCGACTCTATTAAAAACAACCCACACAGCCGCAGACATATTGTCTCAGCTTGGAACGCAGGAGAAGTAGAACATGCTGCCTTACCACCATGTCACACGATGTTCCAATTTTATATCGGTCATGGCAATACATTAAGTTGCAAGATGTATCAAAGATCCGCAGATGCCGCACTTGGAGTACCCTTTAACATTGCAAGCTACGCACTATTGACTCACCTTATCGCAGAGATGACAGGACTAAAACCCGGAAAATTCATCCACACCTTCGGTGACGCTCACATTTACAGTAATCATCTTGAAGCAGTTAAGACGTTACTAGACAGAGAACCTAAACCGCTTCCGCAGTTAAACGTTCTCACCGTGAAAGACAAGATTGAAGATTATACGATGGACGATCTTGAGTTACTTGACTACAACCCGCACCCGAGTATTAAGGCAGACCTGAGCGTAGGTCTTTAAACAACCGAGGAGGAATTTTAAATGAAAAACCACAAACCCCTGAAAATTGCGATCTGCGGAGAAGTCCGTTCCGGTAAAGACACTGTCGGTAACATCCTAGAAGAAGAATTAGTGCTAATGCCCTTTGCTTTTGCTGACGAGTTGAAAAAAGATTTCCATAAGGAGAACCCTCATGTTAGGCAGGTTCCAAAGCCTCGTAAATGCTACCAACTTTACGGAGAGCTTAAGAGAGCTACTCATGGTGAAGACTACTGGATAACTAAGCTATTCCACAAAATCGAAGAATCTAAACATTTAGCTGAAAAATGGTTATCAACTTGTGTAGGAGTGTATTACAAACCCTTCAACGTACTTGTTACAGACACTCACTACGGAAATGAGGCTCGCAGTTTAAGAGAGAATGGTTTTACACTTATTCGTGTAGTGGCTCCTTTAGAAGTCCGTAAAGAACGTATGATTGCGGAAGGTGACAATTTCAAAGAAGAAGACCTACACCATGTTTCAGAGACAGAAGTAAATAGTTTCGAAGTTGATTATGAGATTGTTAACGACGGAACCTTAGAAGAACTATATGCAAAAGTTGAAGAGCTTATAACCAATATACGAGCAGATCATGAAATTGAAGAAGCTGTAGCTGAGTTACGAGAAGAAAAGTGAGAGGAACAGAAACAATGCACATTTCCATGATAGCCGCCATTGGCAAAAACAACGAGATCGGTAAAAACAACGAGCTGCTTTGGAATATACCGGAAGACATGGCATGGTTCAAAAAGCATACGACTGGAAAAATCGTAGTCATGGGTCGAAAGACATTCGAAAGTATCGGCAGAGCACTCCCAAACCGAACAAACATCGTAATGACGAGAGATCCGGACTTTAATCATAAAGACGTCTTAGTACGTCAATCTATCTTCCAAGTACTAGCTGAGTGTAGAAATGAATTAGAACTAGTCGTTATCGGAGGGGAACAGATTTACAACTACTTCCTCCCCTATACAGACAGAATATATCTTACAGAGATCGACCACAGCTTCGATGCAGACGCTTTCTTCCCTCAGATTGATAAGAGTGAGTGGGGTCAGTATTTCAGCCAACAAGGAGATCAAAGCAGCGAGTACAACTACCGTTTTAACGTTTATAAACGAAAACTAAAATGAGAGGTAGAGGATTAACATGATCTTGTACAACAGAAGTAAGCAAGACTTCGATACTGAAATTGCTGTGATATACTTAGAAGCCCCTATTCATCGAGTGGACGTCCCGGAGTGGTTTCAAATGCGAGAGTGTGAAGCTAACAACTTAGAATTATATTCAGAGATTCCGATTATCGAGGTAGATGAAGACCTTTTCGATATGTTGCCTCTGATGACTGACTCTGTTCCATTGGCTCTTGCTGAAGTGGTAGATTTCAAAGCAGTAATTGAAGACTTTGGTCACCGTTCCTCGGACTTCGTAGCAATATGCGGAGATCAGGTATTAGTATTCGGAGTAAAACAGAGCGAATACTCTCCTACTGTTATGGCAGTTACTCGGGTAGGAAGAGTAGCTCCTGAACTAGAGGAAAAGTTCGTTGCCCTTGCAAGAAAGAAGAATATCGAAGTACATTCGGTAGATACTGCTGGGTTTAAGGTTTCTGATTTTATTCCTTTAGTAGACGTTGGGCTCACTCGAAGAGAAAAAGAAATGAAAGAGATTCTTATGACAGCAATAACGACCCTATCTCAGTCCGACTATTCAAGAGGAGCAGTAGAGTACTTCTTCCACGCCCTTTACCCTAACATGCACAAGTACCAAGAAGAAGTAGATGCTACTACAAAAGAAAGTATGCTAGAGGACATGGTGTCATATCTTGTCGAAGGATGGGATAGCCAGCATGAGGAGTTCGGAGACGAGTTAATAAAGTTTGTAGACTCCGATTTGTTCGAGGAGTGGGAAGAGCTACGGAGGATAAACAAAGACGTAGTAGTCTAAGAGAGGAGATCAACAGATGCTAGATAAATTGTTTATACTTGCTTTGCTATACGAGTCCGCAGTAAGTAATGTAAAGTTTGAAAGTTGGTCAGACGCTAGTTGGAAAGATAGAGTACTGAGACTGGTTTTCTATCTACCGAGTCTAATACTCGTTATTATTTGGTGGGCTTACTCATATGTATACTTTCCTATGTGGAGCTGGCTCCACTCTGTATTTTCAAGGCGTTAGACTAACAAGTAAATAACTACCCCAACGCTGAGGTGTTCTACGAGTCAGGTAAGCATCTTGGCGTTTTCTAAAAGAAGGAGATGAAAAGATATGGCGTTAATCGAAGTTAAATGCCCGAGGTGTAGTGCGAGTTATAAGAGAATGGTAGACTTCATAAGTGACTCCTTTTGGGACAGTGAAGGAAATAGATATTACCACAAATGCTATCTTGACGAAGGTACAGAAGTGGAAGGGCAGTTGAACTCGGACACTCTTGTAATAGTCTTAGAACCGTTTGAAATTAGTCCAATAGAAGGTCATTTTATTGCGATGGATGAGTCTGTTCTCGACGTACTTGTCCTAGGTACAGGAGGCGGTCTTAACGTTATTGCTACACGAGATAAAGATTTCTTAAAGGAGCAGGTAAAGAAATCACCGCTAAACGACTATGCTTTGTATCGAGTAGTTGACACTAGTAAGCAGCCTGTGATTTTCCTAAAAAGAATAGACTGGGAAGGCTGAGAAAGGGTACAATTAACTTTGTACTCTTTTTTTTAATTTTACAGTTGAAGTTACAGACTGGTTATAGTATAATTTGGTTATAACTTAAGAGGAGGAATACATTATGGACGAGATCGAAAATAAACGGGAAAGATTTTTGACAAAAGGTTTGGCAAGACATCTAGGATCAGAAAGATACTTAGCTGAGTTGAAAAAGGCTGTTAGCAGTCGACTATCGACCATTGAGTACGAAAGGTTAACCGAAGAGCAACTTTCTTCATTTGTTGACATTGTTCACTCCGCACAAGAACTAGTAGATAAAATAGACGAACATAATAGTAAGGCAGAGGATTTAATTAGCTTGGACGACTTTTGGGAGGAGCAGGAACAGATTATAAACGGGGAAAGTATTAGTGGTAGTAATGGAAACAAAGGCGAGGTAGATTCTAACCTCATGGAGTATACTACTAATAAACATTACAAAAAAGAAAATACCGATATAGAGATTATAACCCCTAGGGAAGTGCAGGAGCGGCTAAGCCCTAAAGAGGATGGTCTGATAAAAGAGGCTGCTGAGGTTGTGAAAGATGTTGTTAATGGTAACCTAAAACAGCATATATTCGATGGGTACTACGAGGTTTACTTATCACAGGTAGCTTATCCGGAGAAAATCGTTCAGAGATTGGGAGAGATGTTGGAGCAAGCCGGATGGGATGTTAGGCTATCTAGTCAGGATGCTGCACATTACGAAGACGATCCTAGTACTCGACTCGTTTTAAAAATTAAGGAGGAAAACTAAAATGAAAAATACTGATAACGAAATCAAGATTGTTATACCCGAAGATGTTCAGGAGCAAGTAGAAAAAAAATGGATAGAGCTAGCTATTCAAATATCCTAAGAGATGCTTACAAAAAAATGCGTTTGTGGTAATAACGCTAAACTCAATTACCGAAATAAATATGGTCGAGTGAAGGATAAATTAATACTTGTTGAAAAAGTACCTGTTTATTCTTGTGGAGAATGCAACGATCAGTTCATGAGTGGATCTGATTCTAGCTTATTTGCAAAAAAACTAAAAGAAGCTTACAAGGAACAGGAGGAGGAGTAACATGGAGAAGAGAAAACTACCTAATAACAAGTTTAACAACCTATCAGAGAAAGCTTGGGAAGAGTCAAACGAAGTAACCAAGGAAACTAGAGAAGGAGACCCTAGCAGCAAAAGCCTCTCAGATTTACTTGGAGAGGTGGGGTTCCCTAATATTAGATCGAATAACGAGCCTAGAATTATAACCCCAGAGGAAACGAAGCATCTATCGGGCGTAGATTACGAGCCTATGTATAGAAAGGCTATGGAATACGTTAATCAGCTGTTACTCGTGCATTTTGCGGATCGAGCTAACCAAGGTCAAATGGAATTCTATCTTAACCATGATGAGTACTCCGTTCAGGTTATTAATCATGTCATCGAAGAAATTAAAACCGCTGGGTGGAGTGTACGGTCAGCTGATATCAGCCCGAGTAATCGCTGGGTAACTCGTATCGAGTTATTCATTCCTCGTGAATACTGTAACTTGACTGAAAAACAGGAAAAAGAGTTGGACATGATTGAAGGATGGCAAAAGGCGATTATAGCTTATCGGGGTAGAAGGAGACAGGAAAAGGAGGAGGAGAGAGATGAAGAGTAAACTATGGAAAAAACTTTGTAGCTTAGGTAAGTGGAAGGATACAGAACATAATTTTACCCGTCCTAAACCTTCCGAGCTAGTATCCCCTGAACAAATGTTAAGAGGATGGGATGTAGAGAGTCGCAAACGATACACTCAGATGAAAAAAGAAATTAATGAAGAAATAAGTCGTGCTTATAAGTATTCCTCAGATGGGAAGTTCGTAATTATAGATTTTCGTAAAGGCGAGTTTAGCTCGACGATACTTGACGAAGTTATAAAGGAATTGATTGAGTTAGGGTGGGAGGTTGCAACTCGGACGACCGAGAGAGAAGTTCTACCTCCGTGGTATGAGGATGGTCCTCCCAAAAAATTTACTGGTGATTTTTTTGAGATGTGTGTCGCTCAACCGGGAGAACTCCGTGAAGCTATTGAAGGAACTGATTTTATCGTTTTCGGAGAGGAAAGCACTCAGATTGAAAAATAACAACATGTTCCACAAAATGTGGAAAAAGATGAAATATTCAAGAAAGATTAAGTACACGGAAATTCCCACCACACCAGAGGCTAAAGAGGCTATATCCGACTCTGTTTATCGAGAGCTTGCTGTTCTTAAGAAAGTAGTAGCTAAGGAAATGAAGAAGTGGCATAGGAGTAGTCCCGATAATAAATATATCTTGGTATCAATTAAACAAAACCAGTTCTCAGAAAAAGCGTTCGACTGCTTAGTTAAACACGTACACGCTATGGGGTGGGATGTAGCAACAAGAACGTTCAAAAAAGACTACTGGGATAGGAGCCGTCTCATGCAAGGAGATGGAAATGCTTACTACTCTGTACCGCACTTTGAAATACAGATTGCTTTTCCGGGGGAGCTAGTAGAAAAAATTGACTACGTTAAATTTACACAGATACTTAAAGGAGATAATAATGGCGGATAGAGTTAAATTAGCTGAAAATTTAAAAGAGACTGAGGAAGATATCAAAATTATCGAGGATAATCTTGTAGCGATCAGAAGCTACTACTTTAAAGGAGGGAGACTGTCGTTAGAGATTGAGACCACTGACTTTGTACACGCAGGATCAGAGGACTACATTTGTTTTAATACTGAACTAATGGTAGCATACCTTGAAAAAGAAAAAGAGAGACTCCAAGAGAAGTCGTCTGATATCATTAAAGAAATGTCTAATAAGACTAGCGAATAAGGAGAGTAGCCGATGAGTAGTAGAGAAAAGAATAGGTGGGATAGAAGCACAAATAAAAAGTTCTCAGACGTACGACTAACTGTTGTATTTACTACAACGAGAGGTAGGGTGGCTTATCGTGAAGGTGAGCCATTCTACGCCTTTACAGAGCCATTTAGAGATTCTCACGTAGTACAGGTTAACTATGATTATATTCACCCACTGCATATGGGACTATTAAAAATTTGCCACCATTTAGAACCAGCCAAACCTCATGTCACTACGACATCTAGCGAAGATCGTATTAAAGAGTATCAAAAGGAGTCTGAAGTTGTGGTTGAGAACTACTTCCCCGAAGGTACTTATATCTTTGATCATCTGTCATACTTTATTGAAAGGTCAATTGACTCGCTTCAAGACATGCACAACTTGCTAAACCAACAGGTAGATATTCCGAGAAAAGAAGTATCCGGACTGGTACCGGATGAAGTAATAAAGATGGTAGAGAAAGCTTACCTCGACGGGTACGAAATTGTTGACTTGCACAAAACAAAAAAAAAGATGGAGTGACTAGTAACCTCTCTTCTCCTATATTAGGTAAAGAAGGGAGGTTATGGTATTAGACAGAAAGGATAAGCCGATAATCCTAGCTAACGTCACCCTAATAGATGACCTTTATTCAAAGTAACGAATGTGCTCTACTATTTACCACGCTTTCGGAAAAAAAACAGGAGGCAGGTGTTCCAATAATCTGTAAGGGAGCTCATTTTATTGGAGAGTAGCAAACACGTTTACTTCATCGACTTTGAAAAGCACGGTATCAAATCAGACGGAACAGCAGCAAGAGAAACAACAGACGGATTCACATATGCACTAAACGATGCGGTGAACAAAGGTTACAAAACAGTGTATGTCCCTAAAGGTGATTATCTTATCAACGGAGTCGGAGAAGACAGAATGCCTGAGTATGGTGGAGGTATTCAATTCCCTTCTAATATTGAAGTAATTTTTCACAAAAAGGCAATTTTCAAAGTAGAACCTAACAGTTCGACCGGGTATGCCTGCTTCAACTTGGAGAATGTCGACAATGTCATCCTGAGAGGTGGCTGCGTGGTCGGAGAGCGCTTTGAACATGATTATGATATGAATGTATCAAAGTTCCGTAAAACCCATGAGTGGGGCTATGGAGTGCATATACGAGGAAGCAGGAATATTCTCGTCGAAGACATGCACATCTCAGACTGTACTGGAGATTGTATATGGGTTCCAGCTCACGGTATGATGAACTGGGGAGACACAGTATATATCCCTTCAGAGTCGATCACTATTAGAAAGTGTCGTACTGAAAGAGGACGCAGAAACAACATCGCTACAGATGGGTGTCTTGGTCTCCTTATTGACGACTGTGACATCATCGAAGCTGGTGGAGATACAATAGGACCACAGCTAGGAATTGACTTAGAAGGTTTTGCAGAGGACGGGATTAAGTACGGACACCCTTATGAAATTAATGTCGTCAACAACCGCATCCGAAACAACGGACGAGGTTCCCTTAACATAAATGTATCTGCGAAGGTACATGCGTCCAACAACTTCTCAGATGATGTCTTCAGCTATGGATACTCTTCAGACGTTTCCATCTGTAACAACAAGATCATTAACGACTCAGGAAAAGTAAGAAAATATGGTATCGACTCCATTCGTAAGTCCAGCACCGAGACAGGTAACCGAGCAATTATCACAGGTAACCACATCATCGGTTTTGAGATTGGTATATGTGCTCGTGGGCTAGGAGTAAAAATAGCTAATAACTACCTAAAAGATATATCTTCTATAGGTATTTATCCCTACTTAGCCGAGGAAGTTAGCGTCTCAGATAACATTGTCGATAGTAATTGCTTACACGTATGGGTACGTGAGTCTAAAGATGTAAAAATCAGCGACAACAAAACAAAAGGCGCAGATAATGATTTCGCATACCGAGTTGAATCTTCTTCTGATGTTATCATCTCAGATAGTAAGTCACAAGCTAACGGCGGAATCCAAGTTATCCGTTCCCGTAAAGTCACCCTAAAGGATAACGACCTAACCCTTACTGGAGCAGACTACGGCATTTACTGGGACAAGCAGTCTGAAGTGGAAGTATTACACAACACAGTAAGAGACGCAGCTATGATCGCTATCGCAGGTAACTCCAATCTATACCCAAGTATTGTTAAAGGAAATAACATCAAAGACTGTACGTACTTAGTAGGCTTGTATATGAACGGCGGTAGAGATCATGTTATATGGGATAACGACGTATCTTTCAAAGGCGTAGGCTCATCAAATGGAGGTTACGGAGTCCAACTAATCGCAACAACAAATGCATGGCTCATGGATAACAAAGTACGTGTTTCTAACGGACGTACATTAAGTAGCGCTTACGAGTCACAGAGCTCGTATAAAACACTTTATGTTAACAACGCAATGCAGATAGGTAAAATTAATCCCCACGAGAGTGATTACGTAAAGGGAACACTTGAACTACCGTTTCCCTTATAGCATCTAGCATCTAGCATCTAGCATCTAGCATCTAGCATCTAGCATCTAGCATCTAGCATCTAGCATCTAGCATCTACTCAATAAAAGGAGGCACACATACAGTGGCAGATAAGTATAACAATTACGCAGAGTTACGAGCAGCAGAACGAATCGGTAAGGACTACAACATTGAATGTGAACTATTCAGCGATGAAATGATCTTGGTTGTCCCTCATGGCGGAGGTATCGAAGTCGGTACAACGGAATTATCACAAGAGGTAGATATTCGTATCAAGAATAGGCTTATTAGTTCCTACTTGTTTAACGCAATGAAGCCTTCTAATAACGTCGACCTCCATATCACAAGTGCAAACTTCGACGAGCCAGTCGGGGTAGGGGCAGTTACAAACAATAAGCACGCTATCTCTTTCCACGGATACGCAGCCAGCAGGGAAGAAAACACAATTGTCGGTGGACTTGACGAAGAGTTCAAACAGATTGTTATTAAGCATCTACAAGCACAGGGGTTTAATGCAGAGGCAGCTACAACTAGATTCACAGGTACCGACCCTAAGAACATTGTTAATCGTTGCGAGCATGGAGCAGGCGTTCAACTAGAACTAAGCACTTTGCAGCGTAAAAGATTTTTCTATAACGATGACTGGTCTGCGGGTAACCGACATAACCGTACCGAGGTATTAGAACGATACGCTAGTGCAATTGCGCTCGCTATTGAGGAGTATACAGAAGGTCGGATCGTAACCGATGAAGACAATCTCGTTATCACTTCTTTGTAAAAATATGGTAATAGGTATTAAGCACTCAAAATTTTTTTGGGTGCTTTTTTCTGTTCTTCGATCTCCTATATACGGGCTTTTATAAAACTCTATATAAACACGGGGAGGGGGAGGTGCTGAGGTGCTTTAGGGATGGCTATGAGGGGGTGACATTGGGGGTTCAAGTCGGGGGCGCTGCGGGGTATCTGAAGGGGGTATACTAGGGGGTCAAGTAGGGGTTGCTGAGAGGGGAGGACGGGGTAACGAATCGTGACGCCACAGGGGACTTGACACTTGTTTCTGAAACGGTAAGGGTTTGTTTTCTTTGGGTCATCGTCTATCGGTCGGGAAGGCAGGCAGGCAGGCATTGTTCACAGTTTACGTTTAAGATACTATATATTTTACCTTTAAAAATTTTTTGCAAAATTTCTACCCGGGGTAGAGGGTATCACATAGGGTACCTACGCTTTATGGTAAAAAAACATACGGGGTGGGGTAGATGCCAGAATAGTCAGACAATTAACACCGAAAAGAAAGAGGACATCTGCCCTCTTATTCCGGTAGGTACTTGCCGCCGTACCATTGACAATCTTCCTCCGACTCTTCTTCCCACTTCTCTTCATATTCATCGTCTAGCTTATACCCTCTTTCAGATACGTATATAAGTGGTCGTTCTCCTTCATTGAATGCATACGCCGCAATCAATTGCTTTTTAGTTAAGCTGCTTAAAACGCCTTTTAGCTGCTGCATTGGAATTTTTGTCGCTGCTGCGATCTCCTCTGCGTATACGTCCGAATAGTACTTGTCATAAATGCCTTCTGTTAAGAGATAAGTCATGACCTTACCTTCCATGTCTGTCATCTTACCTGCCGCTTGTAGTTCAGTGATCTTTTTCATCTTAACCGCTCCTTTATGTATTGCTTTATTTGTTACCTTTAGTATATCATGGGGTTGATTTACTGTCAACCCCTTTTAGTGAAAAAAGTTTTAAAGAGAGAAAGCCGTATTGAAGTTATCAATGTGTATCATGCCGCCGTACTCAAATATCCGTGTACTGTAGACAATATCACCTGTGATATGGGAATGCTCGAACTGGATCATGACATCATCGTATAACTCACTGTTACGCTTGTTCTTCCATACAGGTATATAGCTAATAGTGTCACTCCGCATATACCGCTCTATATTATCCCTGTCTGTATACCCTACTAACATTGGACTATTCATCGAGTGCAACCCCCGTCCAACTGTCAATATACTTTTGTACCTCATGTTCATCGTGTATACGAATCGCAATTAGTTCACATGTCCAAGATGTCACAGGTTTAGCATGAATCACTAGATATTCAGTGCCTACCTTCTCCCCTGCAATGGTAAGGTCATGAGCGTCAAATATCACGTAGCTATCTTGGACAACTCCCTCATACTCATAGAAGTCGTATTCACCTTGTACCGCTTGATTAATCACGTCTAATAGTTCTTCTTTGTTAATAACCGTTTCTTTTTGCATGTTAACCGCTCCTCTTATGTAATGTCTTATTTGTTAACTCTAGTGTAACATAAGGGCTGACTTAGTGTCAACCCCTTTTAGTGGAAATGATTATAAATCTTTAATCATGTCGTAAAGCTCGTTAGACATAGAGGCTATAACTTTACGTTCCCTAGCAGATATAATCAGTTCAGCGATGTCCGTAAGGTTTGTGTCAAACTCCGTAGGTGGGTAAGAGCGGCTGAATGAGCCGATGTCGCTCAAATAGTCGTAACAGATAATAAACTCGTCTTCTACATCATACATATCGTTTTTGCTTGTTAATAGAACGGCACTATACGGATCATTCTTAAATGTATGATAGAAAAACTCCTCCGTATTGTTGTGTACAGTAAACCCGAACAACTCACTACACTCCGTGTCTAACTCCTGTAAAATCTCTGCTAGTTCTCCAATGTTCTTTAGTAGGTAATCCTCAACCGCTTCTAACTTCTCTTCTCTTGTCATATGTAACCCCTCCTAATTGTTATTGTACTTCTAGTGTAACATCTTATTGACTTACTGTCAACCCTTATTTAAAAATATACCCTGTCTAATGACTCCCACGACACTAGATAGGATAATGCTCCAATGGTACCTTTAGTATACACCATGTATCAGATCATGTCAACAATTATTTATAGATACTAGCGCCATCTGCCTCAACCAGTTCCCCGTCATGGCTTTCTAATATATACCAATGTACTTCATCCTCGATCTCCCTGCTGTGGACTGTAAAGAGTGTATCGTTTGTAAAACCATACTCCTTCATCATTTCATAGTCCATATTTACCTTTACTTTTTCTCCTACCTCATATTCGAATACTTCATTTGTCGTTTTCATGTTACGCCCTCCTCTTAAGAAAAATCAAGCATTGTACTAATAAATGCCGTTCGACTATCTTCCCTATTGTCATATGCTTCTGCTTCTAGTCCTATCTCATCCATAGGATAGCATATAATAGCATCAACCGCTAACTCTTCATCCGTGTTGCTGATAGTGCCTAGAATGTCTGTCATGTACATAGGGTTCAGATCGTTAATATCAATAACCCCTTTAGCAACAATGAAAGCAGGATGACCATGTACAGTTATATCCGTCCACGTTACTACCTTTACCTTACCGCTAGGCACACCCTCCATAGTCGTGAGTACCTCCGCTTTATCCCCTACCGTAAAACTAGACCATATGTTACCCCATATGCTACCGTCATCAGGTAATCGTCTAACCTCTGCCATATGTACCAACTCCTAATTTGTTATTGTAACTTTAGTGTAACACGATTGTTTACTTAGTGTCAACCCCTTTATAAATTTTTTAAATTGTTTGACAACTATTACAGTATTTTTCAGAATATTTAGACTTATGCCACTGATATTTGCTATAATTTACGTTTATTTGTGATACAATGCGTATAGAACCCCGTATTTGCCCATTTATAGCCTCGTAGAGCGGTTTTATATGCCGAGTAGACTAAATACACTAGATACCCCCTAAAAATCCGCCCTGCGCCGTCTAATCCTTCTAGATGCGAATGATATACTCTAGCTTACTGTCCATTAAAGATCGGTGCCC